TTGTTTAATACCTCCTTGGTCATAACAATCAATGTATGGTAGTTTTTCTATTATGTCTCTAATTTCTTTAGGTACAACATAATAACCTTTTTGATTTTTTACTAAAAGTCTCTTAACCAAACTTTCTCTATGATAGAGTTTATCGGGTTCAAAATATTCCTTAATAACTGATTTGTATTGGTTTTCGGTAATTAATATTTTCATAATATATTTTTAATCATAAATATCCATCAAAATAATAGTATTTCATATCAACACGTACAGTTGGTTGGGTGATTTTAATTATAACATATTCGGTTTTTGAATTGTCTAATTAATTAATTTATCATTTATATTCCTTGATTGTGCTTCGTTTATAAGAATCTTAATATAAATTTAAATTAAGATGTTTTTTCTGTTACCGTTTGTAAAAAGTAAGGAATGCCATCGTGAATAATGTATTGGACTGGAAACACTGTAACCGTTGAGTAGTTAGGCGTCCATTTTTCTGTAATACCAATTTTATTTTGTGGTTTCATAACCACTTTTTTATTGGAAAATTTAATGTTTCTTAATTCTATCATATATTTTATACACCGATAGTGGTGAATAATAAAATATAAACTTTTTAAATTGAAATGTGTGGGTTATCCTTCATTTGGTTCATTAACCATTTGGTCTTGAGCTAAAACATTTTTCATTGATTTAGTTAGAGAATTGTATACTTGTTCACCAAATCTATCCATTATTTCATTATCGTTTCTTAAGTCAATAAAATTACCTCTGGCCATAAAACCTAAAACATTTTCTAAATTAATACTTCTCCAAGCACCTTTAGCCGCCTCCATTTTAGCTTGTTCATCTTCAACACCCATTCCTCTTAATTCTTTTAACTTTTTGATATAAGAGTTCATGTCAACAACTTTTTTAATGTTGTTATTCATCTCGACGTTCATTTGTTTTTCGCTTTTTTCTCTATCACTACCAACATATGAACTTAGAGATTTTTTAATTGACATATGACGAACAGTACCATCCTTTTTCACAAATGCGACACTAACAAGAATGTTATTATCAATCGCATCTCTTAATTGTTGTAGGTCGTTACCTTGACTAAACCCTTCGTAATCTAATTTTTCCTCAACATCCATAGATGATTCGGTAATTACTCTATCTAATAAACGTTTTAGTTGTGATTCAGTTACTATAATTTTTTTCATTTTTTTCTTTTATATATAAATACCTTGATGAGGTAAGAGAATATAATTACAAAATATTTATTTAGAAATAACCAAATTTAAACAAAAAAACTATGTTACTTAAAAAAGGTTCTACAGGTGAAGATGTAAAAAAATTACAAGAAAAATTAGGATTAACCGCTGACGGTGTATTTGGTAGTGGTACCGAGTTGGCAGTTAAAGGATGGCAGTCCACCAATGGACTAACAGCGGACGGAATTGTGGGTGTTGGTACTTGGTCTAAAATGTTTGCAACACAAACAGTAATCACCGAACCGTCGCCAGCGCCTAACGTTGGTGGTTTAAAATTAGAAAAATTAAAAGGTCACATACCCGATGCGGTAATTGCTTTGATTCCTGACACCGCGCAAAAGTTTCAAATAAACACACCATTGAGATTGGCACATTTTTTAGCACAATGTGGTCACGAATCAGGTGGGTTTAAGGCGACACAAGAAAATTTAAATTATTCGGCAAAAGGTCTAAGAGGTATTTTTGGAAAATATTTCCCGACTGACGCATTAGCAGAACAATATCAAAGAAAACCCGAAGCGATTGCATCTCGTGTTTATGGAGGTAGAATGGGTAATGGTGCTGAACCAACAAAAGAAGGGTATAAATTTCGTGGCAGAGGGTACATTCAATTAACCGGAAAGGATAACTATACAGCATTCGGTAAAGCAATTAATGAGGATGTTATTTCAAATCCTGATTTGGTTTCTTCAAAATATGCCTTATTATCTGCGGCTTGGTTTTTTAGTAAAAACGGATTACACAAAATGGCGGACGAAGGTGCTACCGACGCGGTGGTTACAAAAATTACAAAAAGAGTAAATGGTGGTACAATAGGGTTAGCTGACCGTATAAAACATTTTAAAGAATACTATTCTTTGTTATCATAAAAAAAGGGGTTTAATAACCCCTTTTTTCTTTTATATCTGTGTAATCACCCGGTTTGTCTGTTTCGGGTTCACTACCATCATCAGGAGACAATTCTTTCATTAATATCTTAAATTGTTTAGATGACATAAAGTGTGCGTTGTATTCCGGATTTTCATCACCAACACTGTAAACTGAATAGAAAGAGTCGTCGTTTGCTTGAGTACTTGTACTGTAAACATCTACAACATATGTGTTTCCTTCCGTATCCACATAAACATCGGTATCGATGTGTACATATTTTGGTTCATAAACCTTACCATCTTTTTCTACCCATGAATTTGTCGACACGTTATACAATCCTGATTTACCGTTAATTTTACTTTCGTATAGTCTGATTTTTTTATTATCACCACTAACTCTCGCAATTTTAAATTCGTTAGCCATCAAGAAATCAACGATAGTCCCAACTCCGTCACCAATACCTTTTTCTCTTAAAGTTCTGTCCAATAAATTAAATTGATTACCAACTTTTTTAATTTCACTGAGGAAATCAAAGTTACCGTATCTTTCTTTAACGTTGTACTGATTTATTTCGGGGTACACAATATACAAATTACGTAGTTCGTCATCCATTGACCTCCATGATTCCGGTTTTGCTAATGTTCCACCGTTTTGGATATAAGCTCTTTTATATCCCTTTTCCATTCTTTTAAATTCGTATTGTCCACCAACTCTTTCGTTTATTTGACCAACAACATCTCTTAGAGATAATTCCTCTTGTGAAAATGGTTTGGTTGTTATTATATTTCTTTCGCCTCTAAGTTGTGGATATATTTCTTCTATCTCTTCCCATGTTTTAACAAGGTCACCACCATTCATCATGTTTGTAATTCTGAAACCGGTATTAACTCCTGTGTCTTTTTGGATTGTACTTATAAAATATGGGTCATTTTCACTTTTATTTTCATCAATAACAAAATAAAATGTTCTTTCTCCTCGGTAATTACCCCACATATTTGATTTACCCATATCAGGTCTCCAAGTTACACACCATGGAGAAATATCTCTGTCAGATTGTTCAGGTCTACCTAATGCTTTTTTGTACATTGTGTGATACCAGTATCCATATCGTATGGACATTTGTTGGTCTCTTATCGCATAAACCCTAAGACCATCTCTTTCGAATACTAAATTATCGTTACCAAACCATAATCTTCTTGACGCTTCTATTCTCTCTGGTGACGCTTTTGTATCACTACCGGCAAAAACATCTCTCTCAACTGCTCTTTCTTCAGGTCTAAATTCGTTTAATAAAAACGATAATTGAGAATAAGAATATTTTTCAATCTGTCTTAAATTATTTGGGTCAAATTTTGGATATCCGTGTTCACCGTCGTATCTACTTAAAAATGTAAATACTTGTGGTCGGTCAGGCCTTAAACCTTCTTTTATTTTAGCAAAGTCATAAAAAAGCCCTTCACCTTCTTCGTCTGTAATATTTGGTCTTTCTGTTTTCCAAATATCCATTAGGGTGTTGAAGAGCTTCTTGTTTTTTACCTCCTCTAATAATGTGTCAAACAGTATTTCTGTGAATCTCATTGTTAAAAATAATTATATACACATAAATACCCAATAATTTAGGTTTGTACATAATTATTCCACAACTTCACTTTCTGTTTTTACAAAACTACGCTTTAAATTCTCAACTTCCTCCAATAACGATTTACACATTTTTTCAATCATGAGAATTTTCATGAGATTATCCGCTTGCGGAAAGTTGTTCTCTTGTTGATAGTTGTTTAAGATAACCATTTTTAAAAGATTTTCATTTTCCAACTTGTAGGTGCGTTCTTTCTTCTTTTGAAAGTACTTTTTTGAATTTACTTTTGTACAGTCAATGCAATAGTTACTGTGGCCGTCATGAATCAGCTTGTTTTTGTAGAAATTAGACAAAGGGAATACCCCTTTACATCCTGTGCACTTCTTGTGTTTTTCCATTGATGATTGTTAATTTATACAAAGATAGTACTTTTTTTGATATATTTTGTATATTTCAAATAAAATATGAAATATGTATAATTTAAATAAATTTATATGGATAGACTAATCTTAAAGGTGGGGTTTTACTCGATATATGAAAAGGTTATTAATAATCGTAAAATTTATACCGTTGATAACGGTAAAATTATCTATTCAAATAGATTTAAAAAGTATTTTCCTAATTCAAACAGGGATGTAAAGGAATTTAGTGATTTGGATAACGCTAAAAAATATGTTCAAGGTGAAATCAAAAAACACGCGTTGAGTAAGAAGAAAAAAATAGAAAAGTTACCAAAATCACTATACTTGATTTTAATGAAAGAAGAGAAAACGCAAAAAATTTTTGTAAAAGTAGGTATTACATCAAAAAGATTTATTTTACGTAGATTTAGTAAGGGTTACGGATATAAGGGGTATACTTTAGAAACGATTTTAAGAAGAATTGACACTAAAGACGCTGAAAAACTAGAAGAAACAATAAAAGAAAAACTAAATAAAAAAAGGGGTGTAAAAAAATTTAAACCCATTTTGGAAAATTTTTCCGGTTATTCAGAATGTTTTTCTTACGATTCCCTAAATGAAATTATAACTATATTTGATTCACTAACAAAAAATTGTTAGATTGATTTTGGTTTTCTGCCTCTTTTTATTGGTGTATCTAATACAGACACCTCCGTTTTCTTTTTTAACTCTTTGTTTTTGCTTTCTAAAAACTCAACCTTTATTCTAAGTTCAGCAACTTCTCGAGTTAAATCTAATATTTTGGACCTTAGGTCGTCTTTTTCGGAAGACGACTTTTCTAACAAAATTTCAAGTTTTGTTATGCGTTCTCTACACTCATCTTTCATGTAATCCTCTGATTTTTCTTTTCTCATAGCTCTTTTTTCGTAATATCTCCACGCGCTAGCGGAACCTAAAACCGTGATTATTGTAATTAGTACCGTGTAAAAAGAATCCATGTCCATTAGCTAATTTTTATTTAATAAATATACCAAAATTACATATTGTTCACTTTTTTATTTAAGTTAATTTTAATATATTATTGATGTGAGCGTAATTGTCAATTTCTTTGGGGGGCCAGGTATTGGTAAATCAACACAAAGCTCTGAATTGTTTACTTTGATGAAAAAAAATCACATGGATGTTGAATTAACATTCGAATACCCAAAAATTGTTGCTTGGGAAGAAAATTACTCAACAATAAAAGACCAATTTTTTGTTACAGCTAATCAACATAGAAATATCAGTAGGCTTTATGGTAAGGTAAAATATATCATTGTAGATTCACCAATAATATTAGGAACGGTTTACAAAGATTTATATAATGATACACCCGAATATCCCGCAACCTTCTATGATAATTCATTTGATTACTTTATTTTCAAATTATTTAAAAAGTACAACAATTTCAACGTTTTATTAAACAGGGATGACACCACATTTAATGAAAATGGTAGGTTTCAAAATTTAATTCAATCTAAAGAGATAGATGATGTAATAAAACGTAGATTGATAGACCATTCAATTCCTTTTGTTGAGTTTTCGGTTGGAAAAAATACTGCTGGAGATATATTTAGTTATATATTAAAAAACCAACTATGAAAAAACTATCTATTCTTGTTGTTTTATCGTTTTTGTTGTTAATAACAACATCATTAACAACACAGAAAGATTTAATCCGTGTAAAAAATAACGTATTTGAAGTAAAGTACTCACAAATATTAGAGGAGCCAATATGGTTAATTTATAAATCAACAAATAGACGAACAAATGTTAATAGAGGGTCAATGGATTTTTATACGGAACAAGGTGTACACACATCTGACGGTGGCGATTATAAAAACAATGTGTGGGATAAAGGTCATTTAGCACCTGCTGCCACTTTTTCCGACAATATGGAAAATTTAAAACAAACTTTTAGTTATTTAAATTGTGCATTACAACACCAAGACTTAAATAGGGGTGAATGGAGGTTACTTGAGGAACAAGAAAGACTTTGGGACGATAAAGAACCATTAACTATTAAAATAGACTTGATTTTTGACAAAAATTCTCAGAAATTAGAGACAGGTGCAACAGTCCCATCTTTTTTTGTTAAACATATTCATTTTGATAAAAGTGAAAAATGGTCTTGTTTCAAGTTTGAGAACAAAAAACCAACAAAAAGGTGGACAGAACATCAAATAACCTGTAAACACTAATATGCTCTGTAAAGAATTATTTAATTTTCAAAATAAATTATATTTTATTGAACGAAGAATAAAAGAAACAAGGGTTAAACCTGAATTTATCGAGGACTTAAAAAAATATTGGGGGTGTGATAATGTTGTTCGTCAAATGAATAGACAAACAAATGAAAATTATCTATTATTTTTGAAGGAAATACCCGAAGCGGAAATCTTACCTGATTAATTTCTTTAATTCTTTTATACACTCTTTAGTGTATTTTATTTCATTTCTTTTCGCTTGTCTTTCACATGGATTTTGTGAATAGTAATAACATTTTTCATAAAGTCGATATAAATAACTTGATTGTAGGTAATGGGTATACTCATGAATTATTGTTGAGATTATATCATCTATGGTTTCGCAGTTAGAAATATAAATGACAATTTTGTTTTTATTAAAACAGTATTGTCCATAGTACCACATCTTGCCTTCGATTCGAGATTTATCATTAATTTCAAGAATTAACTTTTTTCTCTTTCTACTGTTAACCCCAAAATTCTCAACACACCACTCAAGAGCCATCTTGGTGTAAGAAATCTTCAACTCTTCGTCAATATTTCTTTTAGACATCGTTTGGTTTGTTTGTCTTAATAGTTCTTTTTGTTCTTATATTTGTTTTAGTCATATCTAACAATTTATCCAAGTTAGATTCTATATTTTTTAAGACTTCAGCAAATTCATAATTCTCCAAGTTTTCATTTCTATTTTTTAATGATTTTAATAAATTTGGTAAAATAGCCTCGTTTGTGTTTAATTTAACATTCATCGATTTGATTACCATTTTGAGTATTAAAAATTGGGTGGTGATTTTTTTCTCCTTTGAGAATGTAAAATAACTTTCAACTGACACATTTAGAAGTACACTTTTACTTATTGAATCTAAAAATTTGATTACCGCCACCGATTGTTTTGCTTTCATTTTGACCTTTCGTTTCAATATAAATATTTTATTATTTTATTTTGAATTTAAAGGGCGTCATTACCTTAAATTTAATTATAATATTGATAATCAATATATTAAATACTTTTTATTTGATAAGTAGTTGATTTTAAAAAATTATTTTGCCCACTTACCTCGACTTACTATTTGTGCGATTATACCATATACGGATAGGTCAGAATATGTGTCTTGAACACACTCACCTACAGTATCTTCTTTGCCCAATAATACTAACTGTTTGAGCCTTTGTATTTTATCATTCATTCTAAACCACAAACCCGTTTGAGATAATTTTATTTCCTCAGGAGTTTCTAATCTAGTACCAACCGAAATATTATCGGGTCCGTAGTTCATTTGTTTTTTACAAAACAGTTCGTACTGTTCTTTTAGGATTTTTTTAAATTCTGCGGTAGTTTCGGGATATCGTTCCTCACACGCTTTAATTGATGAAGATGGTTCTATTTTTCCTGTTGTCATATTACATTTAATTTATTATTTAAATAATAAACAAAAAAATCTGAAAAACCAAATATTTATATAAAAATCCCAGACATGGAAAATACAGAATTTAATAAAGAAACCAAATTTCCCGAAACAACAAAATCTAAACAATTAGTTCAAATGTTATCATTTAGAGTTGTTCCCGCGTATTTTAGAGAGATAGAAAAAGTTGCAAATAAGAAAAAAATGAGTGTATCTAAATTGATTCGTACCTACATTAAAGAGGGTATGAAAAGTGACAATGCAATCAGTAGTGCGGAAGACAAAGAATTTAGAGTTGAATAATTATTTATCAAATCTTTTAAATCCATTCATTGAAATGTGATTATATTTGACTCCGCCGATGAAATGGTGGAGTTCTTTTTTTCCCGCATAACTCATCGCAGACTTTAGATATGATTCAAAATTATTTACCCAACCCTCAATTGTATATTCAACCACTTGAGTTCGAACCACACCTTCTGAAGTAGTTAGATTTTCTTTTCCCCAACTCGTTTGAACTTCTTTGGTTGACATACCCCTAAAAGTTTTATATAAATTAATATCTGCGTCAAACATTTCTTTTGTTTCTTTTGAATATTGGTCAACTTTATCATAAACACTAATCGTTGAAGTTCCGGTTTTTTTACTTGTTTCACCAGCACTCTCTAAACACTTATTCAAAATTGAACCTAACATTACAATATCCGCACCTAAAGCAAGGGCTTTAATTACATCCGAGTATTTTTTGAATCCACCATCGGCTACTATTTTTGTGTTAGTACTCAACCATCTTTCGTTTTTAATTTTTCTACACTCAGATATTAATGATGCCATAGGGTAACCAACGCCTGTTTGAACAGTTGTCAAACAACCATTGCCATTACCAATACCAATTCTTACGTAATCAGCACCTACTTTGGAATATTCATAAAATGTTTCGGGATTTGCAACATTACCAACCATTAATTTAATATTTGTTCCGTATTTTTTCTTTGCTTGTTCGGTCATTATCAACAAGTCTTTCATGTGCCCATTAGCCACATCAATTAGTACTAACATTGGTTGTTCCTCGGAATATTCGGTCCTTGTTGACTCTAAAAATAATTTTTCAAAGTCAGACATACTGTAAGAAAGAAAAATACTACAATCCACCCACGATGAATCAGGATTTTTAATTCTTGGCAATACGGGTAAAATACCTTGCTCTTTAAATAAATCAAAATTGGTTTGACTTACAACCGTATCCATTGGGGCTGTCATTAATGGTAATAATCCATTACTCAAACGACAATTAATCTCACTACGAGAGCGGACATCAGAAGTTATTGCTGGTTCAATTAGTATGTCGTCAAAATCAAACAATTGCATTTTTTCTCTTTTTAGTTATTTATCAAAAAGGTAAGTAAAATAATTTAATTTACCAAACACCTAAACCAAGATATTTATAGGATATGGAATTAAACAAAATCAATGAAAATGACGTGTTGAATATACTTAGGAGCGTTTTGTATGAGGAAGTTTCTAAAGTTAACAGGAACGATTACAACAGGGTTCAGTTCAAAATCGATGAGTTGGAATTCCAACTTAGTGAAACCATTAAGGAGTTAAGAAAATTACAAGATTTAACACCAGATGGATTAAAAACTTTAACAAACGGTAGATTCAAGACGATATCAGATAATTTATCTAATGCACATTCTACGTTGAAAGTTTTAAAAAACAAAGTTAAAACCCATAAAAAATATTCTAATCAAAGTCAAGCTGAAGAAAAGAGAGTAAAATAATTATTCCTCATTATCTAACCCACTTCCAATATTCTTAACTATTTCCCTTCCTTTATCGGTCAAAAAAAACCTTTCTTCATTATTTTCATCTTCAATGGAGTCTATGATTCCTTTTTTTTGTAGTTCATATAAAAGACTACCGGTGACTATTTCTTTTAGAAATTCTTCCATGTCGTCTTGATTGAAGATATTTTCTAATGAGTCTTCATCTAAGTCGCCATTAATAAATTTTGTTGTGAGTTTATCACAGAAGAACTCCAACGCGTAAGATTCGTCTTCAATCTCATACTCATTAAAAAAATCAGATTCCCTAAGTAAGAGAACAATTTCACTCGCCTTTTCCATGACGATTGGTTGGTATATGTTTTTCATGTTTTAAGTGTCTTAGTAAAGTATAAGAAATAAAGATGAAAAAACAAAGACCTCTTGACATTGATACAATAAATGGTTATTTTTTAAAAAAAAGTTTACGGTATGCCTGATAATAGAAAAATTTTTATACAGATAGCGGCCTACAGGGATAAAGAACTGTTACCAACACTCAAAGATTGTATAAAGAAAGCCAAAAACCCTGATAAACTCGTATTTTCCATTGCCTGGCAACACTCAAAAGATGATGAGTGGGATAATTTAGATGAATGGAAATGTGACCCACGATTTAAAATAATCGACATCAATCATACAAAAGCTAAAGGTCCGTGTTGGGCGAGACATATCTTACAACAACAATATGATGGTGAAGAGTACACTTTACAATTGGACTCACATCACAGATTTACAAAAAATTGGGATGAAGAATTAATTATAGAATTAAAAAAATTACAGGAAAAGGGTCATAAAAAACCCATGTTAACGGGATACATACCCTCATACGAACCTGAGAACGACCCAAAAGGTCGTTTAGACGTACCATGGAAAATGAACTTTGATAGATTTAGTCCTGATGGTAATATACATTTTCTTCCGGCATCAATTGATGATTTTAAAGAAAGAGACGAGCCTGTCAAAGCTAGATTTTATTCCGCTCACTTTTGTTTCACTCTTGGTCAATTTGCGTTAGAAGTACAACATGACCCCGATTATTATTTTCATGGTGAGGAAATTTCGATATCTGTTAGAGCCTATACCCATGGATATGATTTATTCCATTTACATCGAGTTTTAATATGGCACTATTACACTCGTAGGGGTTCCACTAAACAGTGGGATGACGACCCGATATGGCACAAAAGAAATGAGTACAGTCATTATAAAAATAGGAAACTATTTGGTATGGAGAATGACGGTAAAGAAATTGATTTTGGTGATTTTGGTTTTGGTCCAAATAGAACTCTTGAACAATACGAAAGATATTCGGGTATCTCTTTTAAAAAAAGAGCGACACAAAGATATACATTAGATTACAACCACCCACCAAATCCATATATTGAAGACCAAATCGAATATGATAATTCATTTACTTCACATTTTAAACATTGTATAGATATTGGTTACCATGATGTACCTCATGACGACTACACGTTTTGGGCGGTGTCTTTTAATGATGAAAATGGTAATGAAATTTACAGACAAGACGCCTCACCTGAAGAAATTCGAATGATGAAAAGAGATGTGGACGGTTACTGTAAACTATGGAGAAGTTTTGAAACGGTAAGTAAACCCGCTAAATGGTATGTTTGGCCACATTCAGAAAAACATGGTTGGGGTAATAGACTAGAGGGTGTAATTTAATAAAATATATGGAAAAAATATTAGTTCATTTACCAGCATATAGGGAACCTGAGTTATTACCTACAATAAAAAGTGCGTTAGAAAACGCCCAGTTTCCCGAAAGAATTCACTTTGGTATTTGTCGACAATTTAACCCCGAGGATGGTTTTGATAATGTTGATGAGTATAGAGATGACCCACGATTTAAAATAAAAGACATTCATTATACCGAAGCAAAAGGTTTAGCGTATGCACGTTCTGTCATTAATGAAGAATTGTTAACCGATGAAGATTTTGTTTGTCAATTAGACTCTCATCATAGATTTTCTGAGAATTGGGATTCTAAATTGATTGGTTGGTATCACGAATTAAAGGAGGATGGACATAATCCACTTATTTGTGGTTATTTACCTTACTATGACCCGTTTAATGACCCTGAAAAAAGAGTTCACGAACCTTGGTTCTCAAGAGCTGAATGTTTTTACCCACATGGTACAATATTCATAAGACCTGCCGGTGTTCGTGGTGGTTGGCAAGACTTGACAAAACCATATCCCGCCAGATTCTTAAGTGGTCATTTTTGTTTTGGTCCTAATAAATGGGCTAAAGAAGTTAGGCACGACCCAAATATCTTTTTTGCTGGTGAAGAAATCAATCTTTCGGTTCGGAGTTTTACACATGGATACGATTTGTTTCACCCACATCAAGTTGTTATATGGCACGCAACCATGAGAGAAGAACGCGCTGGTAAATTGGTATGGGATGACCAACATAAACGGGGTGAAAGTATGTGGTGGAAAGGTAATGACGTTGCTCGTTCAAGAATTAGACAACTATTGTGCACTGAGGATAATGGTCACGATTTAGGACCATATGGGTTGGGAACTGATAGGACTATTCGTGACTATGAAAAATATGCGGGTATTCATTTCAAGAAAAGAGCGTTTCAAAAGTGGACAATTGACGATAAATTCCCACCTAATCCACAATTTGATACAGAGGAAGAGTGGGAGGAATCATTTATGAAATCATTTTACTATTTAGTTAATATTGATAGAAATGACCTACCTGAAAATGATTATGATTTTATATTGGTAGCGTATGATGATGAAAATGGGTTATCAATATTTAACAAGTACATTGATGGTCATAATTTACAAAAATTTTTAAATGGTGATGGACCAATTCACTACGAAGAAATGTTTTTGATTGAAAAAGAACCAAAAAGAGTCGTTTATTGGGCTCACTCACCTGAAAGAGGATGGGTAGAAAGAAAAGAAATAAATTTAAATAATTAAAAAAATGAGCAAATTTACAGAAGTATTAAAAGCATGTAGTAATTTTAAAAAAACAACATACTATTGGGACCACAATATTTTAACGCACGAGGAAAATAGTATTAGAAATTACCCCGCACCTTGGATTACAAAAACCGTAGAGTTATTGAAAATAATTGAAGGTAATGTTATCGTTGAAATTGGTTCAACAAGAAGAGAATTGACTCAGAGTTGTATTTCTTATCATAATAACTCAATGAAATTGGAAAGTAAAGACGCTCCCCCATGTTGTCAAGATGGTCATTCAACTTATTTTTGGGTTAGAGAAGGTTTTGAAGTACATACGGTTGATATCGACCAAATGTGTAAACAAGAAATTGAGAGTTCTTATGAACATCACATTAAAGAACCAATACCAAGTAATTTACATATGCACATTCCACATGATGGTATTGAGTTTTTGAAAAATTTCAATAAGAAAATTGATTTATTATTTTTAGATGGTTGGGATGTGGGTACTGATAATTTTGCTGAGAAACATTTAGAGGCGTTTATGGCCGCGAAAGATAAATTGGCTGACAATCATCTGATTTCAATTGATGACACCGATTTTGATACGGATTTAGGTGGAAAAGACAAATACCTTACACCATATCTATTAGAAAACGGATATATCAAAGTTCTATGGGGTAGACAAACTGTTTTTGTAAAAAATTCTGATTTAGAAAATAATAAAACGGGTCTTTTTTCTAAATTATTTGGTAATTAATGTCGTCAATCAAAAAAATAGAATTTTATTTAGATTTTCCTCAAGTTACGGGGGTTGACGGGTTTAGTGAATTCGACGCAGACGATATTAAAAATCCCGACATTACATACGATGGTGTAGAATATATGCATCAAATATGTCCCATAGAAATTCTTAGAAGTTTAATTAAAAAATATCCAGAAATTGAATTCATACCAATTAATACAAGATTAATAAACAAAGATTGTTGTTGCCCCGCATATGGTATTGCCACACCTGTCATAAAAAATCCAAAAACGGGAAAGTTTATGATAATATCGTATTGCGATAGGGGGTATTATATAACAAAGGGCGAATCGCCTTGGGGTTGGGATTTAGATAATTGTGTTGATGTGTTTCAACCTGTGGGCATTAATTTTGATGTCGTACATTATAAACCAATGATACCATTTGATTGTACCGATGAAGAGGGGTATAAAAAAAATTGTTTGGAATATGTCTACACACCGTGTACCATGTCAACATATTTTAAAAGTGGTATGATTGAAATTGAAAAGTTATACAATAGGGTCGATAGGAAAATACCCGAAAAATTGTTTTTAAGAGGTGGTAATGCCCCGTTTAGGGAATACTTGAGACATTTTGATGATAGGTTTAACATTTTTTATCCCGATAGGTTAACGGGTGATGAATTTATGATAGAACTTTCACAATATTCTATCATTATGGACGTAAACTCAGTGGTAGAAATATCAGGTCGTTTAATTGACGGTATGGGTTTGGGTTGTGCGGTTATAAGACCTGAATTAGCTATTCAATATCATAATAAATTGATTCCTAATTATCATTATGCTAAAGTTGATTGTGATGATTTGTCTGATTTTCCCAGATTAGCGAACGCTTATATTGAAAAATTTGAAGAATTAAAAAACAAACCGAAATTGGTAGAATTTATTGGTCAAAATGGTAGAAAATGGTATGAGGAAAATTCAAGATTAGATTCTTATTCAAAACTATTTGTTGATGAATTAATAAACTTAGATAAACTTTTATAGTGAATTATAAAAAATATGAAAAAATATGGGTAATCGGTGATTCGCATTCAAACACTTTTCATATTGGTCACCCAAAAATAGGGACACTAAACGTTGGACCAATAACCATGCATAGAGTTGGTAGAGATGGTTTAGAAGAAAACTTTGATAACTATTACATTCCGAGAGGTGAAGTTTCAAGAGAAGGTTTGTGGGTGTTGGCGTTTGGTGAAATAGATTGTCGATGTCATTTATGGAATCAGATTAATGTGAACGGTAGAAATGAAGATGAAGTAATAAACACATTAGTTTCAAACTATTTTGAATCAATTAAAAACGCAAATTATCATGAAATTGCAATAATGAGTGTCGTTCCCACAATAAGGTATCTCACAGGTAATTATGACCATAGTCGATTCCAAGAACAATACCCTGTAATTGGATTAGACAGTGATAGATTACGTTACGTTCAAAAAATAAATGATTTATTAAAAGAAAAATGTAAAGAAAATAACTACCCATACATTGATGTACATTCATTATACTGTGATAACGAAGGTTACATGGTAAAAGAATGGTCAGATGGTGAAGTACATATAACTGATAGAGATAGACTATTTGATTTTTTTGAAAAAATGGGATTACTATAATTAAAGATAAAGAAAAAATGATTGAGCAATTAAAATTATACGACGTTAAGTCACCCAAAGTTAGATTGGGAAATGAATGGGATGGTGGTTATGTTGCTCCCCAAATAATATTAGATTCAAGTGCAGCATTATTCTCTTATGGAGTTGGTTCTGATATTTCATTTGAAATTGATTACGTAAGAAAAACTAATAAACCTTCATTCTCATATGACCACACAGTGGAAGGTGCGGGTATTCCTCATGATTTACAACACCTAATGGTGTTTAAAAAAGAGGGTTTGTCTTACCAAAAAGAAACCGATTTAGATACATTCTTTGCTCACTATGAACAGAGTGGCATTAAAGAACAAGTTTTTTTAAAAATGGATATTGAGGGTGCAGAATTCCCCTTCTTTTTAAATTCTGATATAAAAAGATTATCAGAAATCGTAACGGGAATTGTTGTGGAGTTTCACCCAATTGACAACCCAAGATTACTACAAGAGTATTTTGACGTACTTAAAAAAATTAACGAATATTTTTATCATTGTCATATTCATTGTAACAATTATGCGGGTTCATCTCCATACTCAGAATATGGACTTGATATTACTTTACCACACATATTGGAAATGACGTTCATAAATAAAACACTGGTCGCGAATAATAAGTCGACTCTAAGTAGATTTTTAGACACTTTTAAAAGTGGTAAAAAAGTTGATTTAGATATGAACAATTACCCAAATCCCGAATATGATAGAAAAAACGATTTAAATAGACCCGAACATTCTTTAGATTTTATAAAATTAATAAACAAACTATAACATGATTTACATTTCACTTACAACAGTACCTAAAAGAATAAATCTTTGGGATTCATTTAAAGAAAATCTGACCTCTCTTTTGAATCAGAAGACAGATAAAGATTACAAAGTATTGTTAAATATACCATACAAGTATAAAAATAATAACGATGAAGAATACATCATCTCAAATGACTTAATTGATTTTGTAAATAAAAATTCTAAATTAATAATTAATCGCGTTGAGAAAGATTATGGTCCCGTGGTTAAAATTACAGGAGCGTTACTCTATATCACAAATCCCGACGACATAATGATTGTTTGTGATGATGACCATGTTTACCACGAAGACATGTTAGAATACCATTTAAAAAAGATGTCTCAATACCCTGAAGCTATGATTTGTTTCAGGGGTGATAATTGTATTGAAAAAAGAGAGTGGTTAGACAGTGATGGTATTGTTAAATATACCTTAAGTCCTACACATTTTTATTTCCCAATAAAATACGATGGTCAAGTTATTCAACCCGGTCATTGGCATTCGGTATCTTATCTAAGAAATTACTTTAGTGATGATTTTATGGATGAATCATTTTTATCCATGGCAACAAATGATGATGTATTAACAGGTTATTATTTTAGATTAAGGGAAAGACCATATATTGTTGCAACTTGGGAAAATGAGACGGACTGGAGGTCTGTAAACAATAATGGAAGAGGTTCACATTCTTTCCCAATCGTAAGACAGATATTATTTCCTGATTCGGGATTTAATGAGTTTAGAGCTCAATGCGGTCACCATATGGGTTATATGCATGATAGAATTTTTGATGAATTTACCCAAAATAACAATAAAATTTACACTCAAAAATAAATTATGTCAATTCTGAATACAATTAAAAATTTAATTATGAAACATAAGAGAAGAGTTATCGTAACATTAACAACAATCCCATCAAGACTTTCGGCGGAATATGATACAGGGATAAAAAGTAATATTAAATCATTAATAGAACAAGAATATAATGGTGAATATGAAATACATTTAAACGTACCGTCTGTAAGTAAATTAACCGGTGAACCTTACGTTATACCAGAATGGATGAAAGAGTTGTCACAACAACATCCTAAATTTAAAATTTTTGAAGGTTTAGATGATTTAGGTACTATGACAAAGTTAGTTCCCACCTTAAAAAGAGTTACCGAAAGAGACGCTATTTTGATTGTATGTGATGATGATTTAGTTTATCACCCCAAGATGGTTGAAGAACAAGTTAAAAATCAAGAAACCTATACTGACACCGCTTGTGGATATGATGGAAGTAGATGTGAGAACCCGAGTGATTTTGATGATGTTAGAAACACTTTTGTTGTTTCCGTTTATAAAGACGTGTATGTAAAATTTTTACAACACTATAAAACAATTTCTTATCAAAGATATTTTTTCCAAGATGATTTATATAAGGAGTTTATGGACGTATCATGGAATGATGACGTATCATTTTCTGCATACATGGGTAAACATGGATTTAAGAAATTGGTTAGATTTTACAGTGACGAAGAACCACTTATCACCATTGAACAATGGAGAGAAAAAGGTGGTGTCACCACATTTCCAGTAATCAGACATACAACACACGAAGGTATCGAGGGTTGTAACATACACAGGAATCAAAATATTGACGACAACCACATGAGATTTATTCAATTAGGTTGGATGTAAAAAAACATTATGAAAAAAATATGGTACGCACCTAATAAGTTTGAGTCATATGGTGAGGAGGAAATACAAGCGGTTGTTAATTGTTTAAGAGATGGTTGGATTGCCGGATTTGGACCTAAAACGATTGAATTTGAAGAAAGAATTAGTCGTTTTTTTGGTAAAAAATTCGGTGTTTTTGTGAACAGCGGTTCGTCCGCCTGTTTATTATCATTAGCTTGTTTACAATTAAACAAGGGAACTAAGGTGATTACACCCTCTTGTACATTTTCAACAACTTTAGCACCTATAATTCAATTAGGTTTAATACCTGTATTTTGTGATGTTGGTATAAACTCTTATGTACCAACTGTAAGTGAAATAATTTCTTTGGTTGATAATGAAGTTAAAGTCATTATGCTACCAAATCTTATTGGTAACAAACCCAATTGGAAATTATTAAAAGAATGTTTAATCGAAATTGGTAGAGGGGATATTATTTTAATTGAGGATTCTGCTGACACTATAACTCACACATTAGAATCGGACATCTCAACAACAAGTTTTTACGCTAGTCATGTGATTACAGCTGGTGGTTCGGGGGGTATGGTTATGTTCAATGACACCAAATTAAGAGACGTATGCTTACAATACAGAGATTGGGGAAGGTTAGGAGATAATTCTGAAATAATGTCTGACAGATTTAACCATTCTGTTGACGGAATTCCTTACGACCACAAATTCTTGTATTCGGTGTTGGGTTATAATTTTAAAAGTTCGGAAATGAATGCGGCATTTGGTTTAGTACAATTAGATAGATTTAAAAATTTTGAACAAATAAGACGAAATAATATAGAAAGATACATTAATAATTTAAGAGGTGTTGGTGACATTATTTTACCCGATGATTCAATAAAACCCAATTGGTTGGCTATCCCACTACAAAGTGAGTACAGGTACGATTTACTTCATTTCTTAGAGGAAAATAATATACAAACAAGAGTAACTTTTGCTGGTAATGTTACAAGACATCCAGCGTATAGAAATTATTTAAAGTCATTTAAAAACTCAGACATGATTATGAGAAATGGGTTTTTACTTGGTGCACACCATGGGATGAATATTGATGATGTTGATTACGTGACAGATAAAATTATAAAATTTTTTAATTAATGAAGGTAGTTTACATAACAGGTTGTTTAGGTTTTATTGGTTCTCATATTACAAGAGAATGTCTGAATTTAGGGTGGTATGTTATGGGTGTTGATAAAATGACATATGCATCAAATAAAGAATTATTAAAAGAATTTAATGAATATAAAAATTTCACATTTGTTAAAAGTGATATTAATGATTTAAAATTTTTATATGATTGTGACTATGTGATTAATACCGCAGCAGAAACCCACGTTGGTAATTCAATATCAAATAGTAATGAATTTGTCTCAAGTAATATTAATGGTGTCCATAATTTATTGGAATTAATTAGAACATATCGTTTAGAAACGTCAAAGACACCTGTTTTATTACATTTTAGTACCGATGAGGTATATGGTGATATACTTAATGGTGAACACAATGAAGATGATATCTTAAAACCAAGTAATCCTTATTCTGCAACCAAATCAGCCGCAGACCAATTAATAGTTGCGTGGGGTAGGACGTATAACTTACCATATGTAATTATTCGACCAACAAACAATTATGGTGTTGGTCAATACGTTGAAAAACTTATACCAAAAACTTGCAAATATCTAATATTAGGTAGAAAAATACCTTTACATAACAATGGTTTCCCAATTAGAAATTGGTTACACGCTGAAGATACTGCAAGGGCCGTAATAACAATAATAAATTCAAATAGAGTAAATGAGATTTTTAATATCTCATCAAATTACGAACAGACAAATTACGAAACCGTGAGTAAAATAGTGAAAATTTACCATGGTAAAGACGACCCAAATGATTTTATTGATTTAACATATTCCAGACCCGGTATGGATATGAGATATTCATTAAACGATTCTAAAATGAGGTCATTAGGTTGGACACCATTGAAAAATTTTGATGATGAAATAATAAAAATAGTAGAATATTATAAAAATAAATTTATATGGTAGAGCTAAAGAAACGAATAGTTGAAATCGCCTATAAACATAAATTAGGTCATCTTGGTAGTTATTTCTCAGCACTAGAAATAATTGATAGTATCTATCAAAAAATGAATAAAGATGATATATTCATCTTATCATCAGGCCATGCCGCATTAGCATTATACGTTTGCTTGGAAAAATATAGAGGACAAGATGCTGAAGCATTATTTTTAAAACATGGTGGACACCCACATTGGGATGAAGAAGCGGGTATATGTTGCTCAACAGGTAGTTTGGGTTTAGGTATTACTATTGCCCTAGGAAGAGCAATTGCTAATCTAAATAGAAAAGTATATGTGTTATTAAGTGATGGTGAGTGTGCTGAAGGTAGTGTTTGGGAATCTCTTAAAACCATAGTTGAACAAAACATTACAAACATTGAGGTACATGTTAACGTAAATGGATATGCAGCTTATAGAGAAGTAGACGTTGAATATTTGACAAATAGATTAAAATCATTTCTATCTAATATTAATATCCATTACACTACAGTAGAACATTTTTCATTTCTTAAAGGATTAAATGCTCACTACCATATAATGAAAGAAAATGATTACCAAACAGCATTAGAACAATTATTATGAGACGAGAATTTGCTAAATTATTGCTTAATGAAATGAAATCTAATCCTGATATTTATCTTATTACAGGTGATTTAGGTTATGGTTTATGGGATGACATTATGAATATATTTCCTGATAGATTTTTTAATGTGGGGTCATCTGAAATGGCTATGATGGGCATAGCTATTGGACTAGCGATGGAAAATAAAATACCATTTGTATATTCAATTACACCGTTTGCTATTTATAGACCATTTGAAATGATTAGAAATTACGTTAATCATGAAAATATTCCTGTAAAGATATTAGGTGGTGGTAGAAATGAAGATTATGGTTATTTAGGATTCTCACATTGGGCTAGTGAAGATTTAGCTGCTCTAAGCATATTTGAAAATCTTAAATTATTTAAACCACATACTCAGGATGAATTAGAAAATGATTTTAATTTTGCTGTTAATAATAATTCTCCTGTTTATATTAATTTAAAAAAATGAGAATACTAATTACAGGAGCAAATGGATACATAGGTAAATCATTGTTTGAAAGTTTAAAAAATCAATTTAATGTTGTTGGGATATCGAGAAAAGATTTTGATTTAACCGACTCTTTTGAAACTTTGAAATTTTTTTCAGACAAATATTTCGATGTTGTTTTACATTGCGCAGTAATTGGAGGAAGTAGACTAAAAAAAGATGATTTTCAAATAATGGATGAGAATTTGAAGATGTATTTTAATCTTTTAGGTTGTAAAAATCGGTTTGATAGATTTATTAATTTGGGTTCGGGTGCAGAAATTTTCAATAGTGAGTCACCATATGGTTTAAGTAAAAAAGTTATCCATAATTCCATTTTAGAAAAAGATAATTTTTTTAATATAAGATTGTTTGCAGTTTTTGATGAAAACGAGATTGACACAAGATTTATAAAGTCGAATATAGTAAGATACATCAAGGAGGAGCCATTTGTTTTATATGAAAATAAAGAAATGGATTTTTTTTATATGGAAGACTTTACAAGGTTGGTAAAATATTTTATCTTTAGTGATAAAGATATTCTACCAAAAATTCATGAATGTACTTACAATAAAACCTTTAAAACTATAGAAATTCTACAGATGATAAATAATTTAGGTGAGTTCAAATCACCAACCCTTAACGACTCTATAATAGGTAAAAAATATTGCGGAAATTTTATTGATTTAGGAATTGAGTATGTTGGATTAGAACAAGGAATAAAAAACACGTATAACAGATTACGAAACAAATGAAATAAATAAAGAGTTGGTGATGAATCAAGAGATTAATAAAAATTTAACTATTGTTACTGGTTTATGGAATATTGGTAGACCGGGGAGGGATTTTACACATTATATTGAACACTTCAAAATGTTCTTAGATATTCCACAAAATTTATTCATTTATATACCAGCGGAATATGAATATTTGGTTTGGGAAAAACGAAGTAGAGAGAATACATATGTACGAATAACCGAATTGGAAGATATAAAAAGATTATACGACCCTTTTTGGAATAAAACTCAAGAAATAAGGACATGTCCTGATTGGTTAAATCAAGCTGGTTGGTTATCGGGTTCACCACAAGCAGTTTTGGAATACTATAACCCAATAGTTCAATCTAAAATGTTTATGTTAAATGACGCGTCAATTTGGAATCCATTTGACACTGAGTATTTCTTTTGGTTAGATGCGGGAATTACAAATACTGTGCCTCACACACATATAACTGAAAATAACATCTTAAATAAATTACCTGAATATGGTAATCCATTTTTATTTTTAAGTTATCCATATCAAGCCGAAAATGAAATTCATGGTTTCACTTTTACTGAAATGAATAAGATTGCACGAACGAAGGTAGAATATGTTTGTCGAGGTGGTTTGTTCGGTGGACACAAACAACAAATACACGAAGCAAATGCAACATATTATTCAATCTTGACTAACACATTGAATACGGGTTACATGGGAACAGAGGAAAGTGTCTTTACTTTGATGTCATACAATGAACCTCACTTGTACAAAAGATTTGAATTAGATGGTAATGGTTTGATTGTGAAATTTACCCAAGCGATTATTGATAAAAAAGTAGATATCGTTGCACCTAAAATAACCCAATCCCAAAAATTTATTAAGTACACAGATAGGGATGTTGAAAAGGTTAAAACAAATTTATACGTCTTAACATTTAATTTCGCTGAGCAGGTTTTACACACCATTACATCAATGGAAAAAACGCCCGATTGGTTAAATAGACCGCATTTAGTTTTACTCGATAATTCAACAACCCAAGAATCTCGAGATAAAAATAGGGAAATCGCTGAAAGTTTTAAATTTGAATATGTTAGTTTAGGGGGTAACACCGGTATTTGTGGAGGTAGACAAGCGGCGTCAGAACATTTTCATAATTCTGATGCTGATTTTATGTTCTTTTTTGAAGACGATATGACCGTTAATCCTCCTGAAATTGAAGGTCAATTTTGTAGAAACGGATTTAGAAAATACATCCCCAATCTTTACAATTTGGTTCACAGAATAATGTTAAAAGAACAATTTGATTTTCTTAAATTGTCATTTACTGAAGTATATTTTGATAACGACAAACAATGTTCTTGGTACAATGTGCCACAAACAATTAGAACAAGAGATTGGCCCAACTATGATAAATTACCTGTGACAGGTTTAGACCCAAATGTACCATTAACTAATTTTAAGAATATTAAAAGTATGGATGGATTATCTTATATCGACGGTGAAATTTATTATGCAAATTGGCCAATGATTGTTAGTAAAGAAGGTAATTATAAAATGTTCATAGAAACAAAATGGGCACATCCATTTGAACAAACGTGGATGTCATATATGTATCAATTAACAAAAGAAAATAAACTAAGACCTGCGGTATTATTAGCGTCACCGATTTGGCATGATAGAATTAAACACTATCAACCCGACGAAAGAAGAGAAAATTAAATTTTATGAAAATTGGAGTCATTGGTATTGGTGTTGTGGGTCAAGCAATTAAAGATGGGTTTGAATATATTGGACACGAAGTATCTATTTACGATATAAAAATGCCTGAGACAAAAATAGAGGATGTTTTAGGTTGTGAAATCGTATACTTAACGGTTAGTACGATAATTGGTTTAAATGAAGAATGTGATTTATCCGCGGTAAGCAGTGTGGTGAGTCAATTAGATGAATTAAACTATAACGGTTTAATTGCAATAAAAAGCACGGTAGAACCTGGAACAACTAATAAATTAAAATTAGTTTATCCAAATTGTAGATTTGTTTTTGTACCGGAATTTTTAAAAGAAAGATGCGCATATAATGATTTTGTATTTAATAATAACATACTTGTAGTTGGGACTGAAAATGATATCGATTATAACTTAATTGTTGAAAGTCATGGTAATTTACCTATTCATAGGGTAAAAATGAAAATTGTTGAAGCTGAATTAATGAAGTATTTTTCAAACACTTATAAAGCAACAAAAATTACATTTGCGAATTCATTCCACAAAGTTTGTCAACATTTTGGAGCTAATTATGGCGCGATTAAAGATGCGTTTTTATTTCACGGAGTGGGTGAAAGTCATTATTTGAACGTAAATGAAGAGTTTGGTGGATACGCGGGCCCTTGTTTACCTAAGGACACCAAAGCTATGAAAGTTCTTTGTAAAAAATATAATATCGATGTTGACATTTTCAAATTTATTGATGAGGAAAATGATAAATTTATAAAAAAGGTCCCAAAAGGGATGAGAAAATAAGTGAGAATTTTAGTCACAGGAGCCGCTGGATTTTTAGGTTCACATTTATGTGATTCTCTTTTAAGTAATGGACATCAAGTTATTGGTGTTGATAATTTTTTCAGAGGTAAAAAATCAAATTTACCGATTCATGATAATTTTAGGTTTTACGAAATTGATTTAAGGAATTTAAGTCAAACAAAGATTATGATGAATACCGAGTATCCTGAAATTGTTGTACACTATGCAGCAATCAACGGAACAAAGTATTTTTATGACATACCGTACAAAGTTTGTAATGATAATATTCTTTTAACACAAAACATTTTAGAATCCTGTGGAAAGTCAGTTAGAAAAGTTGTTTATGCGTCGTCTTCTGAAGTATATGGTCCCGAACCTAAAGTCCCAACAAAAGAAACTGAATATATAATTTTAGATTCATTATCCGATAGAGATTCTTATGCGTCATCAAAAGCAATAGGTGAGTATTTGGTTAGATTATGGGCTAGGGAAAATCAAAAAAATTATCTAATCGTTAGACCATTCAATACCTATGGACCAAGAATGGCAACAAACGGTTACGGACAAGTTATACCTGAATTTATAGAAAGAATTAAATCGAGCGAACAATTTTACTTGTTTGGTGATGGTAAACAAACTCGTTCTTTTTGTTATGTTACAAACCATACCGACATAATGAATCAATTGATTGAAAATGTTAATGATAAAATTTTAAATATTGGTTTTGACGAAGAGGTGACAATAAATGAATTATCAAAAGTAATTCACGAAATCATGGGTATTGAGTTCAACGTTATCTATAAAGAAGGTTGGAAGAACGATACTAAATGGAGAAAACCTGATTTAGATGAATTAAAAAATTGTACAAATTATAATAATTTTATACAATTAAAAGATGGTATTAAAAAAATGTTAGATTATCCGAATATTTAATATAAACCCCGACTAATAGTCATAAGTATTTTAATACACCTATATGGACCCCGATAGTGATACACAAACTGAAACACAAGGAGACAAGATTGACCCTTTATCGAGATACATCTCTAATGTTAGCGATGTTCTTTCTCCCATTTGGGTACGACGCTTCATTCAAGTTGTTGATGGAGGTCACTGGCTCGTATTGGGTTGCAGATATAATTTTTTACTTTATTTCAGGATGTTTTTGGTTATCGTATATATTTTTTACTCGAACATTATCTTCTAAAAAGGATAATTGACATCTTTCAGTTTTGATTCTAATAATCTAAAACATTCATAAAAACCCTCTACTTCAATCAATTCTCTATTTGATTGAGAGTCTTGACAAGGAAAAAATATCTTGCCATCATTTAATGACAAACTATAAACCCAATTATTCCTTGTCATCATTTCTACAGTAAGATAGATACCGTTTTTATCAAAAAATTTGTACAATTTCTTAATGTCGTAATATCGAAGAACCGATAAGCATGGTAAACCAACGTTAGGAAACATCATTTTAGAAAAGATGTTTAACGCTCTCGGATATAAATATTTAATGGTATACCAATCCATCATATCAGTAATTATTTGAAATAAGATATTAATTCAATTTTTTTTTTCAATGATAAATTACCATACCAACAATATTTATTAATATGGATTTTTTAAGTGACAAAAAAAAAGATAAAATTAGTGAGTTTGTTAAGTTTGTTAAAATCGAACTAAACTTAGAGAAGTGCCCTGTTGTTATTTTACAAAATGGTAGAGGTGAACTAAAAACCACAGCGAGTTACAATTATTTAAAGGACCCAAAAATAATTCGAGTTAATGTTAAAAATAGAGCTTTGGTTGACGTGTTAAGAAGTATCGCTCACGAAATGATTCACCATAAACAATATGAACAAGGTAGACTAAAAGTACAACCACCTGACATAGGGGGTGAAATTGAAGATGAAGCCAATTCTAAAGCTGGACAATACATAAAGATGTTTTCCAAGAAAGATAATACAATATATGATGAGTAAATTATCTTAAAAAGGTTAAAATTACTTTCACAGTAACCGCCCTTTCTCTTGTCCCATCTGAAAGATATAAATCCGTAATTATTTCAGGGCTCATTAAAATTAATTCATTTGGTGGTGCAACCCCAACATTATTCGTTTTAAAAGTGTAATCGGTTTTTAAACCAAGAGTATGGTCTAAAATTGACATCCTTGTGTAGTTTGTGTACAAACCATTTGATGGGTAAGTAACCCAAAATGGTTCATGAGAGGGTTTTTGACCTCCTGGTTGAAACGACCAATCACAATACAAATTATATCCATCAAACTCCCACATCGTTTTATTCTTAATAAACCTACGTGACAACGCGGTGTTTTTATAATTTTGTGACATTAAAGTCCCTCCACTAATAAAACTTTGTTGATTAAACGAATTGATACAAATGGTGTCGTTTTTTATAAGCTCAACTTGACTTTGGGAACTTATTACAACAACATCATAATCAACAAAAGTCCATTTACCACCACCCATGTACAAAATTGGTTCACTTACTTCTTCATATTTCTGACAACTTGTAAGTAATAGTAAAATAAAAACATAAAATAAATTTTTCATGATATTTAAAATTTCAGCTAAAATAGGTATATTTTTATACTATACAATAAATTTTTAAAGATTTTTTTTACTATTTATAAGGATATGAAGATTATAATCTCAGAAAAACAATATAAAAAAATTGTAGATAGTGCTCAATTAGATGAGCAAGGTAATGACCCATCCGCGGCACAACCGTCCAGTGGTGTTGGTAGTTCAGGTAGCAAACAAGGTTATCCTGAGGTTGGAAAATGGGAAAGCGGTGTAACTAGAGGGCCTGGCAATCAAATTGGTGTGACCAAATGGTCGGACGTGGTTGGTTCAGTTTTAAAAAGAGGTCATGGAAATCCACTCAAATAAATGATATTTATATGATATTTATTATATAGAAACACAAAAAAATGGATTTTACTGTTAGTAAAGATAGAAGATATGTACAACTAGAAACTATGGTTGTAGATTTAGAAACGGGAATAAAATTTGATTTAAATCACGCCCACCCATCCGTTGTTTGTGAAATGTTCAAAAATCAGTTTACACACAGTTACAAATATAAATTAATGGAATCTACTGATTTGTTTTCAAAGATGAAACAATTAATATACCCACTAATCACACACGATAGAGGTATTGTTTCGGAATATGAAATAAGATTTGGTATGCATCTCATTTATGAATCAACCGAAGAATTTAGTCTGACTACATATAGAACAATTGAGGAATCTTGGGATTTTGTCAAAACAAAAATGTTAGAAGTATTCCCTGTCACACCTTCAGAATTGTTGGAAGGATGGTTGGATGATACGTGGGGAAAAGTCAAACAAGGGGCTTCATATGTTTGGGATAAAGTCAAACAAGCTGGTTCTTGGATTTTAAATAAAGGACTTCCTTGGTTTTTTGAAAAACTCGAAGCATTTTTATTGAATCCCGTAACCATTGGTATTGAAGTTGCATTAATGGCAATAGGTGTGGGTAAAATCGCGGGAGCAATCTTATGGGGCGCTCTTGGAATATGGAAAATATATCAACTGTTCACAGGTAAAATTGAAAATAGCATATGGTCTTATCTTGATATTGGTGTTTGTCTTCTTGGTTTACTTTTAACAGGTGGCGCTGCAAAGGCCTTAGGTGGTGCAATAAAAGCAACAGGTAGAAGTATTGCTAAATTAGCAAAATTACCTGGTATCAAACAATTATTACAACTTTTAGGAAAGGGTGTTAGTTTCATTAGTAATATGATTTTAAAACCAATTGAATGGTTGGCAAAAACTTTGGGTGGTTCTAAGGTAACAGAAATGATAAACATCGCTAAGAATAAAATTGGTGAGGTTGTTAAAAAACTACAAAATGCCTTTAGTAAAGCTGCAGAGGGGCCAGGTCTTGGTAAAACAATAGTTCAAGGTGTTAAAACTGATGTTGTTAATCCATTAAAAACCGCACTAAAAACTAAAACCGCAGCGGAATTAGAGAGGGCAGCATTTAAAGGTGCTAAAACAGGTACCGCATTTGCTCTTGGTATGAAAGGTGTGGAGAAATATGCGGAAAGTAAGGCTAAAGAAGATGAAAATAAATTAAAACAAGAGAAAGCAAAAGCTGACCAAGCAATTGCCCAATACGCAAGTAATGACGAAACCTTAAAACAGGCGGCACAAACCGATATGCAGGCTTTAATCAATAAATTTAAACAAATGGATAATCAATAAATTAAAAATAAAAAAATGGAAAACAAAGACGCAATCCTAATAAGAAAGTATCTGACTCTAATGGAGTCAATTGATAATAAAGTTAAATCAAAAACAGAAGAACCTCTTAATGAACAGTTAAGAATGTTCCAAGATTTGGTAAAAACCTTAGCAAGAACAGTTGAAGTGGAAAAAGCGTTATGGCAAACACTTAAAACTGAAATTCCAGCAATTGGAAATAAATTTAAAAGTGCCGCAGAATTTAAAGCAGCCGCTGAGGCTGGTAAAATTACCTCTGTTGAGTCTGCAGAAATTGTAAAATATGCAATCAAGAATGTTCCTGAAGTTGCAATTAAAATGAAAGGACTTTTAAGAACTCAACCTGAATTTAAGGAAATTGCAAAACAAGTATTTCCAAAAGGAACACAAATGGCTGCAGATGCGTCTAAACTAAAGTTAGCACAAGAAACAATGGCTAAATTTGGTATTGAGGGTAAAGAAGCTGAGGCTATGTTGAAAAAAGCAGCACAAGATGCGGGTGGTTCTACTAAAGTTACCGCGAAAGCTGTAGACAAGGCAGTCGCAAAAAGGGCTGGTGATACCACCAAAAAAGCCACAGGAGCGGGTAAAGATGCTGCTAAGACGGCTGAGGAAGCTTCTAAAATCTCAAAAGGTAAAGAAGTTATGATTGCTGGTGGTGGTAAAAAATACCACGAGTGGTTGAAAAAAATGTGGGAAAAATTCGGTAAGAAAAAAACTGTTATCGAAGATGGTATTAAAAAAGTTACCGTTACTAAAAAATTATTACAATGGGCATTATTGGCCGGTGGTGCATACTTCATTTACTCTTTATTAACCGATTCAGACGGAAGTGACGTTGTTGTTGTTGATGAGGAGGGTAAAAAAGTTGACCCAAATTTAATCGATGGAATGGCAGAATGTTTAAGAAACCTTATTGATAATGGTTCTGCACAAATTGAAGAATCATCTGACGGTTCCCCAATAGTTTATGTTAAAAACACAGGTAACTCAGAATACGATAGTTTAGGTGGGTTAAATTTCTACATGAATGGTAGAGTTATTAGTGATGATGCATCTAAAAGAGGTAATTGGAAATGTAAACAAGGTAAAATTCAAACAATTCCTGAATCATTTGTAATTAATGAACAATCCGAAACCGAAATGACAAACGACGTTGAGACAATGATTGATTTGTTAGACTTTCCGGTTTCGGGTGGTGACTTGGTACAGGCAAGAACATTATTGGCAAAATATGCAAAAAGTCCAAAAGGAAAAGATTTCTTACAATTATATAAAGACTCAGGATTAGGAAGTGGTTCGTTAAAAAAATCATTAGATTACATCGCAACATTCCAAGCAAGTTCAGTTTTATCTAAAAATAAAATGTATGAACTTATTAAACAAATCGAATCTGGTAAAACAGGTGGTGGTGAAAATCAAGGAGGTAATCAAACCGCAGATTTATCTGGTATTGAAATTACATGGGATGGTGAAAAGAAAAAAGAAGAAGGTGGAGGCGGTGACGGTGATAAACCAATACCAGTGCCTCAACCAATAAAATATTATCAATGTGATGCGTTCCCATTCAGATTTGGTTGTAAGAATGAAAAAATTAGAGAAGTACAAAGATGTTTAGGGATGGAATCGAAATACCAAACGGGTAATTTTGGGCCATTAACTTTATCTCAAATGAGAAATAAATTTGGTATGGATGTTATTGATGAAATCACATATAATGGAATTATCAGTAAATGTAAAAAAGTATCACAAACAGGTACCACGGTTAATACAGGAACTACAATTGCTAGTACTGGAACAACCGTAACACCACCTGTACAGGGTGGTGGAACTGTTTCACCAAAACCAACATCAGGTGGAGACACAACTGTTAAACCTGAAGCCTCTTTAAATAGAAGAACTTGTAAAAATTTGTTTGACACAATTAACGATAGAGACCAATCCGCGGGTAAAGCAACTGCTACGGATAAAGAAAAACAACAACTTAAATTCTGTATGCAACAGTACAACTTTGGTGTTGGAAGTGGTGTAACTAGAATGAAGAGAAGATATGGACTAACATCTTCAGGTGGAGACAGAGGAATAAGATAAAAATATAGACAATGGAATTAAGGAAATACATTAAAGAAACTCTACTCGAAGAAAGAGAAAGAAAGTTGTACGAATCTTATGATGAATTAAATGACATCAGAGATAAGGAGTATTTTCTTGAAAGATACTTTGTTATAACCTCTGGTCTTTTAAATGAAGGATATTCCTTTGAAGAAGTTGAGTCTGTACTTAATGAAGTTGAAAATCCATTATCGGGTCTTGACTTAACTGGTGATGATTTATTAAGTGCGGGTGGTTCGCAATTGAAAGAGTACGCAATCAATCTATTATTAACATTTATTTTTGGTGGTAAGAATCAAGGAATGATTACAACCATCTCAGTGGTTTTTGCTGATTATGATGTTAGAGACATACTTAAACCTTTTAAAGATGAACCGAATTGTATGTCTCATATGCCAAAAATGGTTGATGGGGTATTAGAAGCTTTATCAAGATATGTGGCAGGTTCTGCTGTTGGTGTAGATAGGAATAATTACGGATTAAATTTAGGAGGTTTATCTTCAGGTTTTGCTGGAAATATATTTGGTGAAGTAATAAAAGATTCTAATATAGGTGAAACCATATCAGACAAAATATGTAAATTTATTCACTAATGGAATTCACTAAAAAACAAATAATAGAAAATAAAAAAGTATTAAAAGAAGATACATTAGAAAATATTCTAATGGTAGCGGGATTTGTACCTGTAATTGGTGAAATCGCTGACATTATATTGATTATTAGATATATCTATAAAAAAGAATATCTATACGCAGCATTGATGTTAGTCGCGCTTATACCTACAGTGGGTGACTTTATAGTTAAACCATTTATTCGAGTATTAAAGAGCGCAGGTATTGCTGGTAAAACAGCTCTTAGGAGTAGTGATGATTTAGCTAAATACTTGATGCAAAATCCAAGTGCGAAAGAACAATTCTTAAAGATGTCAAAACACTTTGACGATGCTGGTGTAAAACAAACAATAAATTCAGTATCAAATATAAACAAGGGTTGGGGTCAAAAAATGACTGATGGTCTTAGTTCTCTAAAAACCACAGCATCTAAATTAAGACCTGTACAAATGACTCAAAGAATTGGTAAAGAGATTGCAACACAACCTTCGGCTGGTTATCTTAAAATGATGTCAGGTAGAGGACCTGTGGCAACAGGTATGAAAGCATTCTTTAGAGAAGAAAAATTAGCTCAGTATATTGCGAAAAAAGGTATGGAACCTAGCAATTGGTTGAGTAAATGGTGGAATATAACAAGAGCAGGAAGACAATCAAGAAAAGACATGTTTAGGTCAATTGTCATATCAAGTCAAGTTGCAAAAATGTTTGGCTTACCCAATTTAAGTATGAACCAACTCGATAGAGCGATGCTTGATGATAGATTTAAAAATGCTTTAGCTAATGACCCAACAGTTAGTCAATACATTGCACAAAACACGACTCCCGATGATTTAAGTCAAATTGAAGGTGATTCAAACACAAATCAAGGAGGGGAATCTGTGAACCCCTTAGCTGGAATTTTAGGTATAGGTTTATTAAAAACTTTAGCAAAAAAATACGTCTAAATTAAGATTACAAGATATTTATAATTAGAATCAAATGGTTTGGTCGCCATGAGATGATAATTAGACTAAAAACGAAAGGAGGTATTCCACATCTCGGCAAAGGGGTCTGAATTGACCTCTTTGTTCGTTATATACCTCTCAAAGACAATATCGAGGACAAAGTGTCCTTAAAACAAAAAACCCACCAATTGGTGGGTTTATTATTTAATTAGTAACACCTCCATACTTTTCCCATTATCTCCATATTTATAATAAAGTAATAAAATGGGAAAATGTATTTGTTCAAGCTGTGGGATTGAATTTGAAAAATCAAATTCTGAATTAAATCGTAATAAAAAATTAAATAGACCTAATTTTTGTTCAAGAAATTGTGTTGGTATTAACAATACTAAAAATTTATTAAACGTTAAAAATCGATACGATATACAAAGACACTCAAATAATAGAGGTGGGGAATATTCAAAATTCAAATATCATTTTAGAAATATTAAAAAAAGAAATCAAATTATTGATTTAACTATTGAAGATTTGTCTAATCAATGGGTTTTACAAAATGGAATTTGTCCATTCAGTGGTATAAAATTAGAGTTGTCATCATATACCAAAATAAAAAAGAATCCAATATATTCTGCGTCTTTAGATAGGATAGATAATAAATTAGGTTATGTTAAAGGAAATGTTAGATGGGTTTCAAGGGCAATTAATTGGATGAAAAATGAAATGGATGATGCGTATATTCATGAATTAATTAGTATTTTAATTAAAAATAAAAGGGAACCCTTTTGAGGTTCCCTTTAATGTGGAGGTGGCGGGTTTCGACAATTATTGGACTATATCATCATCTCAACGAGATGTCGGACGCTAATGTGGTATTACGATAGAAGCGTCTATCACCCACTAGTCTCTGCACCTTCCTGTTCCTATCAGGCTTGGCTCAGGATTATCTAAAAGACTTCCCCTGAGTTCATCCGATTTTCGACATATCTCACGATATGAAGGGGCTCGATTAAAAACCCGCGTCTTGCTCGCAATACAATAAATGGACTACACGTTTAGGACAGTATTTTCTAATACTCCGAAATTCACAATTCCCTTATTTTAAAGTGGTTCGGTTTACTGAGAACTAATCTTCCACTTTGTTTCTTTTAGGATAGAAACCACACCCTACAAGGACTTCTGTTCCAAGGTTATCTGTCCGTCGACCCGTTAGTTACAACCAATTAGGCTGCAACTTTAGAAGTCGCAAGAAGACCTGCTACTTCCATTTGGTTATAAACGTTGCCGTTTAAAATTTACCACCGTGGATTAAAGTCGTAGATGACATCCGACTACGTGCCCATTTACCATATCAACGCCAATCAATTCCATACACCCCCATAAGTCAAAGAACAAGACAAAGATAGTTAATTTTCTTCGTCTATATAATTTATTGTAAATATACCATCATTTTCGATTAAATCAAAAACTAATGGTTTATTTATTGGTCGATACCTTTCTGTACAAGTTGATGCGTTAGCAAATACTGTATCGCCAATCATTGCAACACCATATGCACCATGTATGTGACCAAAAACATGTAAAAGTGGTTTTAAAACTTCAACACGCTCTCTTAAAAGTTCACATCCGACCTGTAAATTATTGGGTGTAAAATCTCTAATTCCATGTGGTGGACCATGTGTTATTAAGATATCGGTATTATTTGGGATTGAGTCCCATTTTTCTTTTAACACCTCACCGTTTCTTGGTAAATTAAATGCCCAATCAAAAAATTCAGGTTGCCATGGAGAACCATAAATTTTTATTGGTCTTGAGAATTCTGAACTAATAATTTCCAACTCACCATCTTCCAAATAAGTAACATTATTTTCTGTGAGAATTGATGGGTCTATGTAAAGATTTAACCATGTTGGTTTTCTTTGAAACGCAAAATCGTGGTTACCTGCAATGAAAATTTTATGGGTAAATCCTTGTATATTTTGAAACCAATTAATAAAATCACGAACATCATTTTGTCGTCCGACATTTGTGCAATCTCCTGAGTGTATCAAAATATCTCCCTGTGGTATGTTATACAACATACCATTGTGTAAAGAGTGGGTGTCAGAAATACATACTATTCTCATATTTGTAAATATATCAAAAAATATGTTTAAAAAAGAAGGGGTTAGTCACCCAACCCCTTTTTAGGACGACCGGTTTCTCGGTTCGACTCCACCACTTGGTTTAAAAAACCAAGAAATTACTTTTCGTTAAGTAACTCCGTGATTGCTTCCAATTCCATTTGTACTCTTATCTCGGGTGAAATTAATGAATTCAAACGAGATTCAATTTCAGAAAGTTCTTTACGTTTTTCTTGAATTAAAATTTGATTTACTCTTGTTTGAAAATCATCTTTCCATTCATCGACAGTAAATCCTAACCATGTGAATTTGTAGTTTACGCCAAGTTCTTTGGCTGCGGTTTCGGATTTATCTTTTCTTTCCATCAGAAATGCGTACATCTCTACGATTTTACGTACATCTGTGATAGTTGGAATTGATGTCCTGTCATGTGCGGAATTCGCTGAATAACCAAAGTTACCGCTGGTTTTCCAACAAGGTCTTTCAGCTTTTTCAATTGCTAATTTTTTACTTTGAACTAAATCGAATAGTTCTTTTACTTTCTGGTCAGTTGTTTTTGTTGCCATAATTGTTGTTTTTATGTTATTTATTTTGTTGTTTTTAAAAAATGGAAACTGTGTCAATAATTGTTTTGATTATCGGTCAAAGTAGAAATAACTGAACACATATCCATGTGTGTTTTAAAAGTGGAAAGACTACAACTAATTTTTGATTTTTTGCTTAAAATTTAGAAGTAAGTTGATAGATAGCCACTCAATATGATTGACGGAAAAAGTACGGGTAATGTAACATATAATTGTTATAGAAGGGGGGACATTAGTCCCCTAGCAGAAGTAACCCAATACATAGCCGTCTAAGAAGTTATGTGGAAATTGTGTGTCTGGTTTTCGTATCTGATAGTTGTTTGTTAGAAGTAAGACGTTTGCATTGATACTTTTGTCACCGCTAAGGACCAAAACAGAACCACTCCGTGGTTTGATGTGATGGTCAGTTGACTATCCTCTCAATGGCTCACATAGCCACATATAATATTTCAAAGAACTAATGGGTGAGTTTAGACACCCATCAATTTACCTGTCTCTTCATAAGAGTAACAGAAGTCCTCGTACTTGAAATGTGTATCCACATTCTCGTCAAGGGTAACTTGTTTTCCTCGACCTTCTACGTGTAGAAGAATAAGGTCATAAACACTTACTTTTGGTAATTCAGCGTATTGTTGAATTACTTTAAAGGTGTTATTGAAGTCGCTCCTCGCGGTTACAAAACCACTTGAATCAATGTCCAACATGATGTACTCTTTGGTTTCTAAGTCAATAATTGCAATCAAAGTGTTTGACGACTCAGATTCTAATGATTGACAATTTGAAATTGTCTCAGGTAACCATGTCGTGTTTGATTCAGGATGTTCTCTCTCCATGATACCAAAGGATGTTTCAAGTGAACTTAAACTACCGCCATTGAAGTTTCTTACGTCAATAACCGCGTACTTGAATCCACGATTTAATCCATCTTGAATATCGATGTCGATGTACTCCGCACAAGGACCCTGTCTATGTCTCACGTCCCCCGAGTGAACAGAGTTACCAACTCTCAAGTTACTGAAAGATAGTACTTCTGACACTTTTTCACCAACAAACGTAACACTTAAATCCAAGTCTTCAGAACCACGTTTATCCATCCAATGAATAAATGGTCTGATAACTTTTGCATCGGGGTTATCGAGCGGAACTCGTTGACCTCTGATGGTAGGTTTAGTTGAGAAGTTCATACTTCTCATGTTGGTTGGTAAAGGAATCTTTTTTAATTCCTCATCAATCCAACAGTTACCTAAAGAATCCATTACCGAAAACTTATCTCTAAGAGTTTCGAATAATTTAGAGTGGATGGTTTCCACAATCTCTTTAGGGATTGCTTGTAGTGATGGTAATTCGGTACGTTTTCTCGCTCCTTTAATCATAACTGACCTATTTGTTTTAGGTTCAGTACGACCTTCAAAGTGAGTGTAAACCTCAAACAATACTTTGTTTGATGTACCTTTTACCGCTTCTCCGAATAATTTCATAATTGTTTCAATATCTTGTGGATATGTACGAACCAACCAATCTAATCGACGAGAGAATTCACCGGGTCTTTGAGACAATACTCTCAAACCATTCTCCAAACTTTTTTTGAATCCCTCATCTACAAGGGAGAACCAAGATTTTACTTTCTCGTTTCTAATCTTGTTGAACGCATCAAAAGATTTAGGGAATTGGTTTTTATACTCACCCGGGTGTAAGATTTCACCTAAACGAACCCATCGTTGGTCTCTTAAAACCATTTCTCTTGGGTCACAGTTTGTGTTCTCAAGTAAATTCAAGATGTACTTCCTCTCTTTACGAGTGAATTTCTTGAATTTAAACTTTTCTCTTTCGGGATTTACTCCTTTATCGGTAGACCATCTGTTTAGTCTAATTTCCTTTTCAGGAACTTTAGGTAAACTAATGTCTCCACCTGAAAGATGAACGGCTATTCTTAACACGTCGGTTGAAGTCTTTACTGGAAGTCCCTCGATTCCCATTCCCGCAAGTGTACACAAATTCTCTTTGAAAGGAATTGTGTCAGGGAAAATCAATGTTTCACCACTTGATACAAACCACTTAACAATCTCAAGGTCTTGGGGGGTTAATGATGTGTTGATTGACACTAAGTCAGTGAAAATTTTTGAGAATCTATCAGAGGTACCATACTTAATCAAGTTGTATTTAATTTTTTCAAACTTGATTTCTTTTTCGTAAGTGTGGGTTGATGGTTCCCATTGACCATTACTCCAATAATGCAAGATTGCGTTCATGTATAATTCGAAGTCGGACATAACCATCACTTCTTGTGGGAAATTCTTATATAGGGGTTGGTAATTACGATTACCACCCATTACATTTTTCAAATGATTCAATACTTCATGATTGAAGTTTTGAATAAACGATAATTCTGATTTGGACAACGCGAAGAAAGCATCTTCGTCTAACATGTAACCCCATTGCATTAAGTGGGATTGAACGGTTGCTACCGCGATTCTATTATCTTGACCGTCGTTTGGTGAACAGACCAAACCTTTTTGAAACGCAACTAAATTCCTTGTTGTCATAATGTCGTATTAATGTTGTAATTTATTGTAATGGTACAAAGATATATAAACTTTTTGTAAAAACAAAGTTTTTTTTAAAAAAAATTAAAAAAAATTTTTAAATCCTCACCAAATGATTCGCGCTGTAGGTCATCATAGCCCCCGCGTGTTTGTATCTCACTTTATACCCCATACCCTCAACCAAACCAACGGCTTGTCTTAAAACCTTATTTGATTTGTATTTTGGGTCAGGATTAAGGTCAATATCAATCCAAGTGACTTTTGGTAAACCATTGTTTCTCAAGTGTTCAGCAACTTCAACCGCCTTCCACACTTCAGTCATTAGTCTACTTGACGTATCTTTTTCAAATGGTATTGTGTCTTTAGTACACAATACGTGAGCACCCTTACCTTTTGTGTAAAGAGCAATAACCACCCCGTAAACTGTTTTAGAATTACTAAATGATTGTGAATCCGAACCAATCAATATTTCAATATCGTTTTTATCCACCAAATAATCTTTGATGTAACCTATAACGTCGGTTATGAGTGTTCCGTGCAATGTTCTAAATTTTTTCATACCATTTTATAATATATAAGTACTCCGCGGAAGGTGAGGGGCTCGAACCCTTGCGACTGTAACACCTTGTTATGTGTAGTAATTTTGTGGGGTTGATGTGGGTTGGTGAAAATTATTACACATAACTACCAAGTAGTCTTTAATATAACCGATAATGTCGGTTATACGATATTCGCTTAAAAGGTAGACCCGGGCCCAACAAGCCGTTTTCGTACGCAACGGAAGGGCCCTTTTTAAGGTCTACTTGGAGCGGGAAATGGGATTTGAACCCACGGCCCTCGCCTTGGCAAGGCGATGCTCTACCACTGAGCTACTCCCGCTTGGAGTGGTCTTCCCATAACGATTTCCTTAATAGGTTTTGGAGTTAAGGGTACGACCACATGTTGATATTATTTTTGATTTTTTTGTTGCCACTCATAGGACACCGTATCTTCGGTAATTGGACCACCTTTTGCCCATGTTTTACATGTTCTTGCGGAGTGACATTTAAAGTGATGCATCCAACAGTACCCTAATCTACCACTATCATCAGAAACCGAACCTGGCATACACTCATCCATTCTTGGTGATATATCAAATGCTACACAATTACCACATAGTGATTTTTTAGCAGCTTCAACAGTGGTGTTCCAATCAGATGCAACCATTTCCCAATAATCACCGGGTTCGTCAATATTAAGTGGACCATATTTTATATAATCCGCTTTTATTGACTTGTCTCTATTATTGGTATTTAACTCTAAATCTTGAGTTGCTTTAGGACATTCCATTTCCGCTTCGGATAGGAGTCTTTTGTTTAATCTTTCGATAAGTTGTTTTTTCTTTTTTAATTCAATTCCCATGATTTTTTTATTATATAAATATCTCGTGGTCCCTCACGGGCTTGAACCGTGGACCTACCGATTATGAGTCGGGTGCTCTGACCAACTGAGCTAAGGGACCGTATCGTCGAAATAACCGATAAAATGAATTATCGTTTAAATCGGCGATATTAGTTTTTTACTTTGAATTTCATCTGTGTGATAACAGCATTTGCCACCTTTTTATGTCCCGAGGGATTCATATGACATGTCCAATTACCACAATCTGTACGAACAAAAGTTCAATCGTTCATATGTCATTTTTGATTTTCACCATTTAAATCCTTCTGAAAAAGATGTTGATTGGTCAAAACTCAGATTGAAGTCTGATGAATCAATCAAAAATGAACTTAATAAATGTGTTCTTTTATGTTCAAATTGTCATAGAAAGAGACATCATTTAAATTCGTAGGCCCACCAAGATTCGAACTTGGAATATCTCATTAGAAGTGAGAGGGTATATCCCTTTACCTATGGGCCCATTAAAATGGAAATTTCCTTCTACGATAACCGTAGTTGTAGATTTGAGGAGTTTTCCATTTTTGTACCGCTGGCCGGAATCGAACCGGCACGGACATTACTGTCCAAGAAATTTTAAGTCTCTCTTGTCTACCTGTTTCAACACAGCGGCATCAATTTCACCAACATGTCAAAGAACAAATTCAGTTCAATCTGAACTATTGTACAATTATACAAAAAAAAGACTTAAAATAAAAAACCCGAACTTCAAAAATAAAAGTTCGGGTTCAATTAGTTAGAGTTTACTCTCAGTATAACTTACAACTTAAAATCCGAACTTGGGTTACTTAAATACAAACCTCTCCCATTACCACTTAGCGGGTTGTTTGACGTTTGTTGTATGTGTACCAAGTTCATCATTGTTTAATAAGTATATACAAATATACAAAAAGTTTTTTTAAAATAAATCATCACACCATATTGGTGTCTTCTCTCCCATGTATGAACCTGACACGTTAAAATCAAAATATTCAACCGCTTCAGTCATGTCCATACCTTGGTCCATGAGAATCTTTAAACACTTTTCAACCGAGTAAATCAATCTCATAGAGTTTTCATCAATTCCTAATACCGCGGAATCAAATCCATCCGCTATTAAAATTTCCTCATCTGCATATTGTTCTAAAATTTTTTCTAACATATTGTCTTTTTTAGTTGTATCCCTATAGGAAATCGAACCACTCTTTCATCTGTGTCGGAGAGAGTAAAATTTGAACCTACGATACTTTGTAGTACACCTAATTTCAAGTCAGATGTAATCGACCAACTTCGCTTCTTATTCATCTGTTAACTTTTATTATAAATTATAACAAGTAAATTTCATATTTCAAAATGTTTAAAAAAATATATATAACAATCTTCATTGCCGAGGTATTTATAGTAAACCAAATAAATAAAACTAAACTAAATTACAACTATGAACTTTAAAAAATGGATTATTGACCTATTCAAAGATGAAAGAGGGTCAACTTCAATCAAACCGGTAATTGCTCTATTAGGCGCATTATTCCTTTGTGGTACCATGGCTGTAAATTCTTTTTCTCATGGTGACATTAAACCATCTGAAGAATTAGTAAACGCAGTTATGGTTATTACTGCAATTGGAATGGGTGCAGATACTGTAGACAAGTTCTCACATAAAAAGAAATCAGACGACTCAGTATCTGAGTAAGTGATTACGGAGTGATATAACCCGTTTAGGTGATATCAATCAATCATCATCTTATTATTGAATCTGAAGTATTTTATTGTACGTATCGGTTATTTCAGCACAAGTTTCATAATCTTCGTTACCTTCAAAGAATGGTAGAATATCCCTTACTAAAACAATTGATTCTTTTCTTTTAAATTTTAACTCAGTTTCCCATTGTAAACCATTTATCTTAGCGCCTAACACTAAAATTACATTGTTTTTATCTTTTCTTTTAAGACTTTTAAAGAGGTTGACTAACGTCAGATAAATTAGTTCTTTGTTAACATTGTAAAAATCACCAAAGCTATTATAGTCCTGTTGGAGTATTAACTTTTTGATTACGGTATCGTTTGGTTTTTTAGGTAGTTTTGGTGGCATGTCGATTTAATTTTTGGTTCATCACAAATTTGACCAAAAAAATCGACCTATACAAATAAATGAATAAATTGTTTAAAAAAAGTTTAAACCGTATGGTCCCACTGAACTCTCACACAGTTTTGGGGTAATCTGTGGATATGTCTATAATTATTGATGTACCCCATCATATTAGCACTCCCAACCGCGTTGGCTGAATGTACAACCACATCAACAACAGGTTTTCCATCCAACCACTGATTAACTAACCATTTGGTACAGTCCATACCTGTTTTCTCGGTGATATTGTCGTAGTTGATTTCGTAGTTTTTAACTACACCGTGTAACCATTCTTTCATTGCGCTATCACCCAAGTCGTGGTCTAAAGAAATCAACTCAACATTATCTAAACCATCCTCATGGTATTTTTGTAACCTAACTATCACAGTTTTACTTCAAAACGATTTTTCATAATCTCTAATTTGTCAGAGGGTACTCCGTGGACATTTTCACCACCGTGTCTGTTTTCAACAACAATAGTGTGAATTCGATATCCGTATCTTTTCGCCATTTCAAAATATGGTTCCATTTCCCATTCTTGGGTAAACGTATTTGACACAACAACTCTTACGACGCTATTCATCATCAAATTTGCACACCTTTGTTGGCAGTCGTTATGAGCTTCCCTTAATTTTATTGGGTCAAAATTGTAGTTACCTTCCTTGTCTGTAAAGAAATCATCCGCCGACAATGGTTTCATTGGATTATTTGGGGTATAAAGAATGACCTCACCTAAAGTGGATTTACCCGAGCCGGGTAAACCCCTAACTAATATCAAATCTTTTGTATATTCCATGGTAAAATAGATTTATCGCAAATATAAATAATAATTTTTAGAATACCAAAAAAATAAAAACCCCCAACAGAGAGTCGGGGGTTTGTGGTCATTTTGTGGTTTCAACACCACAGACTATAAAACGAAAGGAAATCGGCAAAGATATCCTGTGTGAATATAAATATATATGTTTTTTTAAAAAGTATGAATATTTACACCCTTTTTTTAAAAATTTTTATTTCACCGTCTTTAAATTTTAAATTAATGGAATCATTCTCCTTAATTTCGCCTTTTAAGATTGAATCACTTAAATAATCTTCACACATATTTTGGATGATTCTTTTAACTGGTCTTGCACCAAAATCTTCTTGAATATTAAGTTCCGATATTCTCTCCACAATTGTCTTATCAAAAGAAACTTTATAATTTTTTTCTTTTAATCTAACAGACAACTTATTTAATTCAATTTCAATAATCTTTTTAATTACATCTTTATCTAACGAATTAAAACTGATTATGTCGTCTACTCGATTCAAAAACTCAGGGTTAAAGTGTTGTTTTAATGATTTTTGAACGATTGATTTTTTAACCTCAAAGTTTTGTGATTCTGAAGATGATGAACTAAAACCAACACCCTTACCAAATTCAGATACTTTTTTTGCACCAATATTGGATGTCATGATTACTATAGTGTTTGTAAAGTTTACTTTTCTTCCAAACGAATCGGTTAAATGTCCTTCATCCAAAATTTGAAGTAAGATATTGAAAACGTCTTTGTGTGCTTTTTCAACCTCATCGAACAATACCACAGAAAATGGATTATTTTTAATCTTCTCAGTAAGTTGGCCTCCTTCATCATAACCAACATAACCTGGAGGTGAACCAATTAATTTTGCCACGTTGTGTTTTTCCATGTATTCACTCATATCAACACGAATTACTTTTTCGGAGTCTCCGAAAAGTAGTTCAGCAATCGATTTTGCGAGATATGTTTTACCAACACCAGTTGAACCTAAAAATATAAAAGAACCTATTGGTTTATTTGTATCTTTAATACCAACCCTATTTCTTCTAATTGATTTGGAAATTATTGAAATAGCCTCGTCTTGACCAATTACTTTAGATTTTAATTTTTCTTCTAAGTTCAAAAGATTTGCGGTCTCTGTATCATCAATCTTAGAGAGAGGTACACCTGTAATTTGTGAAATCATTTCATATACATCTGCAACCGTTACGGGTGTTTTATTGTCTTTTTGTTTGTCTAACCACTTCTTTTTTTCATCATTTAATTTACTCAGTAATTTTCTTTCTTCATCTCTTAATTTAGCCGCTTGTTCATAGTTTTGACTTTTTACAACTTCTATCTTCCTATTTTTTAAATCATCAGATTCCTTTTTTAGTTTTTCAATAATCTCAGGAATTTTGGTATTTATTTTTTTTTCTGAACCCAATTCATCCATCACGTCAATTGCTTTATCGGGAAACTGACGGTCTGTGATAAATCTTGATGACAAATTCACGATAGTTTCAAAAACCTCCGGTTCATAAAATACTTTGTGAAAATTTTGATATGAATCTTTTAAATTTTTTAAAATTTGAACTGTTTCTTCCTTACTTGGTTCTTTCAAAATTATTTTTTGAAATCTTCTAACTAATGCACCATCTTTCTCGATGTGTTTTTTAAATTCATCAAATGTTGTCGCCCCAATACATTGAATTTCTCCTCGAGCTAATGCGGGTTTCATAATATTAGCGGCGTCCATTGACCCGCTAGCGTTGCCAGCACCAACCATTGTGTGTATTTCATCAATAAACACAATTACATTAGGTTCATTCTGTATTTCGTTTAGAACTGCTTTAATACGTTCTTCAAACTGACCTCTGTATTTTGTACCAGCCACCAAAGATGTTAAATCTAATGATACAACTCGTTTGTCTAAAAGATTTGATGGACAATCTCCTTTTACAATCATCTGAGCGAGTTTCTCAACTAAAGCCGATTTACCCACACCCGCGTCACCAATTATCACTACGTTGTTTTTCTTTTTTCTAGATAATATCTGTGCAATTCTTTTAACCTCACCATCTCTCCCAATTATTGGGTCAATTTTACCCTCTTCTACCATTTTGTTTAAATCCCTTGAAAAGTTATCAAGGATAGGGGTGGTTGAACCCTTTCTTGTTTTCTTTGGGTTGGTTGTGTTTCCTTCTTCGAAAAAATCTACTGACATACGAAATAATTTTCTTTAAGTATACAAAAAGAATCCCGTAAAAACAAATGTTGACTCCGAGAAGTTGTTTTTAGGAATACCTGTTTCCACAAACATAAATAAAAAATGACACCCCTACAAGGGGTTTTTTATTTGATATTTATTATGTATACTAATATCTAAAAAAAAAATTATGTCAATTATTTTAGAAAAAACAGAAGGTAACATTACAGAGGTTGTGGTTTCATCATCAAATCTGAATCGAGCGATTTATAATTCATCTGAAAACCATTTATCGATTGAATTTAATAATGGTTCTATTTATGAATATGAAAATGTGCCACTAGAGATTTTTGAAAATTTTAAAAAATCAGAATCTCAAGGTAAATTTTTTAATTCGAATATATCGAGAACGTATAAATATAAAAAAATCAAATGAGTGTAATTGACGAAATAATTGAAGACATGGAAAAGAACAAAGAGATTGTAAAATCTTTTGTTCCAAAGGATTCATTGCCTAACGATATCTTTGATATTAATAATGGTAAATCTGTTTTAAATTCAGAAGTTCGAAAAAAAATGTTAGAAATAACAGAAGAATTTATCGACTTTGTTGGGGTTAATTTTTTCATCTATGATATTATTTTTATTGGTTCATTAGCAAACTATAATTGGTCTGAATATTCAGACGTTGATATCCACATATTAATTGATTATGACGAATTTGATGAATCAGAGTCTAAAGATTTAGTTGTTTATCACCAAATCGTACAAGAATTTTTTGATGTAAAACGAAGATTGTGGAACGAGACCACCGATATTAAAATTAAAGGATATGAAGTGGAGATGTATGTTCAAGACGTGGATGACAAGTATTTTGCAACAGGTGTTTACTCGGTTTTGAATAATGATTGGGTTATTGAACCTAAAAAATTTGAATCAGCTTTTGAAATCGATGAGAAGAAAATTTTAGAAAAATCCGAGGAATACGCAAAAGAAGTAGAACGTTTAGAAGATTTAAACAATAAAGGTCGAGATGTTTCAAAAGAAATAAAAACCCTAAAAGACAAGCTAAAAAAATTCAGACAATCAGGATTAGAAAAAGGAGGTGAATATTCCTATGAAAATTTAACCTTCAAATTATTAAGAAGAAATGGATTTATCGAAAAACTTTTTAATATCAAAAGTTCAATACGAAATAAAAAATTGTCCTTACCGCAATAGAAACAGTAAATTTTTTATCTATATGCATGTATTTATAGGATACAAGAATAATATAATTATCAACATTTAAAGCAATGGCAGATTTAAAACCATTAGGAAGCGAAAAACTTAACGGAGACGACAAACTAAGACGTATCCTCGAGTTGACCTATTACGGTAATGATAAAAAATCATCTACCCCTAACCAATCACCAGTATCTAAAACTGAATATCTTTCTGAATCCGTAAGTGGTTTCAGATTTGGTATTGTAAGAGAAAAAGATGGATACTACGTTAAAAAAGGTTTAAACGAAAATTCATTAGACTACATCGGTGGTCTATTCATGAAAAATAAAAATAAATTTAATTCATATGCGGAAGCACTAAAAAGATTAGAGTTATTATCTGGACGTGAATTAAATGAAGCAACTAAGTACGTTTTAAAACAAAAACCAACTTCAGAACCCGCTAACGAAGCTCCTGTTTCATCACCAGAAATGGGTGAGGTTCCGCCAGCTCCCGTAGCTCCTGAGGGTGACGTACCACCATCACCTGAAATGGGTGGTGATGTCCCAATGGCTCCCGAAAGTGATGTCCCAATGGCTCCCGAAAGTAATACTCCAATGGCACCTGAAGGGGACGAAATGGGTGATGATTTACCATCTGATGAATCAGGTAAACCATCTGACTATATGACTGAAATCCAAAAATTTGCAGGAAAATTAGGACAAGAACTAAGAGACCAAAAAGATAAAATGGAAAGTGACGATATCAAATATGTCCTTAACATGGTTATTTCGGCAGTAGATTTAGATAAGTTGGAGGATGATGATATCGAAGAGATTGGTAAAAAATTCGATAGGGATATTGAGGATGATGTAGAGTTATCTGACGAACCATCTGATGATATGTCTGACGTTCCTGCTGATGACGATACTACACCAGCTGAACCAACTGCTGACGCTGATTTAGGTGAAATGCACGCAATGGACAAATTGGAAAGTTTTATAAACACACCAATGTCAACGGAAGAAGAAATTGATTTATCAAAATACGCTGATTTAGGTGGTGATGATGTTAAGGAAATCGATTTGGACGAAATCAAAAAAGAAATTAACAAAACAATATCTAATACTTTAGGTAAATACTTTAAGTAAAATGCGACTTATATATGTCAACGAAATTGGAACCGATTATAAGGGTCAAAAACAGTATGAATTCATTTTTAGTGAATCAACTGAGATAGACATGGACGAATGGTTTGACATACCCGCATCATCAACATCCACACCAAAATCACCAAACATTGAATATATAGACCAAGTTGGTCTACTGAAAGACACCGAAATAGTTTTTGAATTAATACAAAATTCAGACTATTTCGGTGTTATTGATGCTGTAGATGGTATAATTGCTATGGCGTGGGAAAAATCTAATTTTGATTTAGAAGAAGATAGGTTATTTTTCCGTTTTGGTGAGTCATATGAAAATGTTTCAAAAAAATTAAAAGAAAGGAATATCTCCCTTGAAAAAAAATCAATAAAATTCAAAGAATCATGAATAGAAGATTAGTCATTGAAGAATTAATAATGGAAGGGTTTTCAGAGAGAACTCTTTCTCGTTTAAGTGATAACGAACTTATAACTTTATCTAAAACAGTTCTTAAAGAAGCTGTTATGATTAAAGCGAATAATTTAAAAGATATCGAAGCAGCTAAAGCCGATGGTAAAACCATTGAAACTTACGAATCTAAAGTATGTCCTAAATGTAAGGACAAAAAACATGGGGGTGTAAATGAAAAATGGGAGGGTGATACCAAGGTTAAAAAAACCGGTGAACACGCTGGTAAGTCAGTTGTAGAACTAAAAAAAGAACTTAATTCTTTAAAAGAAAAAAGTAAGAAATATCAAGACGAAGGTAAAAAAGTACCTAAAAAAATTATAGACCAAGAAGCCGAAATAAAATTTGCTATTAGAGCAAAACAAGGTTGGAAGAAAAAAATGAACGAAAGTGTTTCAGAAGTTGAAGAATGGGTGTTAGATTTGACTGAATCAAAATACAGTAATTTTACATCTAAAAATGACATCATGAATATTATTAGTGAAAAAATGGAAGCGACGTTTCAACCAATGCCGGCAACAAGAGCGAAAAAAGGTCACAATGGTGTACCTGAGTTTATGACTTATGATGCAATCATGGCTGCAGCCCAACCAGCACCTGTTGAAACACCAACAGAAACACCAACCAAACCAAAAACACCAACAAGACCACAAGAAGACGAACCGTTTGACCCGTTTGAACCACAACCAGGTCCTGATACTAAACCAAAGGCGTTAGCCGAAAAGAAAAAAATTAAAAAATGAAATTCAAGAAAAAAGATTTAGTATCTTTACTGGAAGATATAAACGAAATGCCAATGGATTTTGATTCGGAAGATAGACCGAACATAGACATACAGAGAACTCTTTCTACGGGTGATACTCCACTTAAAAAAGTCCCTCTACCCAAAACGGGTGATGAACCAAATAAAAATTTCCAAGAATTATTAGCATCTGAAAGATACAGACAAGTTGTTGCAAGATTGAGGGAACTTACTGGTTCAAACGTTAGATTAACAGATGATGAGAGTGGGATAATGCCGTTGGTACAAATGATGATGACTGCACATAATGAAATTGTACAAGCAGAAGAAAATCATAGACCGGAATTGATTGCGTTAGGTATTAGGTTGGCTGTTGATGAAATTCCTGTTTTAAGTAGAAAGGAAAAATCAACTTTAAGTGAGGGTGATAATGGTGGAATTGAATTCGATAATGGAATTTATAAAGTTTTTTATAGATTACCAGATGGTAGTAAAAAGTACAAAATACAATATGATGCAAAACTTGTCGGTCAAGGTCAAGTAAATCCTGAGGGTTTCAATCGAGAAATGCAACAACAACAAAATATTGACCCTGTTGATGTTGAAAAAGACTTAGCCACTGATTTGGAAAAAATGGATTTTGAAAGAGCTAAAAGAAGAATGATTAACGCAATGATACAAGGTGTCTCTAAAAAGGGTCACTACATGTATTCGTATGTTGCGGACAAACTTGCTGAAATTACAGGTTCTAACAATTTGGTTGCTAACTACGGTATTTTAATGTCAATAAATGATACATTATACTGGCAATTAAGTGATAACCAAATGAAAGGTATGATGGGAGGTGCTGGTATGGGTGGAAAAGAACAAGTAAAACGTAGTACAACACCACCAACAGTTTATGTAGAAGCGGTAAATTTCCCAATTTTAGTGCACGAATTAATTAAAGGTACATATGAGTTATTTGGTATACAAGGAAGACCAAAAGATGATGAAGGTAAAGAAGACCCAAGATTCGCTGAAATTGAACAATCAGAAGATACGTTAGAAAAAGAGGTATGGGATTTAAGATTAGGACCAGCAATTTATGATAGAATCAGACAACAATTCCCTGATGAAATTTTTAATGAAGAAGAATCATATTATCTTCAAAATTACCTAGTTACCAGTATCTTTAGATTACCGGCGAAAGAATTTTTAGTATTCACAAAAGAAGTTGTTTCAGGTTCTGGTGAAGGTAAAAGATTGATGGGGGTACTACTTCAAGGTATCGGTCAAATGTTAAGAGATAAAAATTACAATGACGCAATTAATAGATTTAACCAAGAATTGGAACGAATCACAGATAAAACAGATGATGATGATTTGGGAAACTTCTTGGGTGGTCTTGGTATACGATTAACAGATGACGATGATGACCCACAAGGTCCCATAGTATAAAAGTTCGAAGGGTGGTTTTTAACCACCCTTTTTCATATTTATATATATGAGTAATCAAAAAATAGAACAATTAAAAGAGTATGCCCGTATTTTAAAAGATACACCATATGCTTTGAGAACATACCTACAGACTTACGATAATACTCAAAAAAGATTTGTTCCATTAAAACTTTTTCCTGACCAAATTCAATTATTAAAAGATTACGAGGATTACAATGAAAATATCACAAGAAAGTATAGACAAGCGGGTGTGACCACGGTTACTGCCGCTTGGATTTCTAAAAAATTACAATTAGCAAAACCCGAGAACCCTGAAAGAGTTCTTATTATCGCAAACAAAAAAGACACCGCGGTTGAAATGGCTAACAAGATTAGACATTTTTTAGACCAGTGGCCTGATTGGATTAATGTAGGATTTTCACCCGATAAAAACTCAGAAAGTAGATTTAGGTTAAACAATGGTTGCGAAGTGAAAGCAGTTGCAACTTCTGCGGATGCTTTACGTGGTTATACACCTACAATTCTTATATTTGACGAAGCTGCGTATATTGAGGCGGGTGAAGACTTTTGGGCAGCGTCTATGGCGTCATTATCTACGGGTGGTAAGATTATTCTTATTTCTACCCCAAACGGTTTTGACCCGATTTATTATGGTGTTTATGACCAAGCAATTAGAGCTGTAAATGATTTTCACATTACCGACCTTAGATGGTTCAAAGACCCTCGTTACACAAAAGATTTGAGATGGGTTAAATGTAATGATATTGTTCATTACATGTTGAATAGAGAACAATATAACGATGATGATATTGTAATGACTGATTTTGATATTGAAAATTACAAACAATACGAAGAAGAAGGTTTTAAACCTTTATCTTCTTGGTTTGAATCAATGTGTAAAAAATTCAAGTTTGATAGAAGAAAAATATCCCAAGAATTAGAATGTGATTTTCTTGGTTCAGGGGACGGTGTAATTCCAACTGAAGTACAAGATAATATTGTTAAAAACATGCTGAGGGACCCAAAAGAAAAGTATATGCATGGTACTTTTTGGCAATGGAAAGAACCCGTACAGGGTCATAAATATATTATGGGTGTAGACGTTTCAAGAGGTGATAGTGAGGACTTTTCTGCAATTAGTATCATAGATTTTGATGAAAGAGAACAAGTGGCGGAATATGTTGGTAAAATACCACCTGATGATTTGGCTTCGGTCGCATATAAATGGGGGATACTTTATGAAGCTTTTATTGTGGTTGATATTACCGGTGGTATGGGTGTTGCAACATCAAGAAAACTACAAGAGTTAAATTATAAAAATCTTTATATAGATGGAATTAATACCAAAAATATTTGGGAGTACAACTCTAAAGCGTTGGAAAAAATTCCAGGTATTAACTTTAACAATAAAAGGACACAAATTGTTGCTGCTTTTGAAGAACAATTAAGAAAAGGGTTTCAAGTTAGGTCTGCGAGATTAATGAATGAATTAAACACATTTGTTTATATAAATGGTAGACCTGACCACATGAAAGGGGCTCACGATGATGCGATTATGAGTATGTCAATGGCATTATATGTTGGTGATATTTCATTTGCACAACTAACTAAAAACGAGAATGCTAATAAAGCGATGTTAGAATCTTGGACATTGTCCGAAAGAACATATGAACCAAATAAATCATTTTATTCATACGGAACAGCGTTTGACCAAATAGGTTCAATGTCAGTGGATAATGACCCCAATATTCCAAGACATAATAACAACGCAACAAAAGAACAATACTCTCGGTACTCTTGGTTGTTTAATAAAAAAAGATAATCCTTTATTATAATAATAAAATTAATTATATTCTCTTAAACTATTTATATACATGGCGGAAAGTAATTTAACGGTATTTCAGAGATTAACAAAAATGTTTGGGTTCCCTGGTAGGGTAACTCCTGAGGAGGCTCCGTCTTTCAATTTTGATAAAGAACAAATACTAAAAACAAATAGTAGGGAGGAGTATGAAAAATCGATGCTACAAGCTCAGCAGAGTCAATACATTGCAGACAAGTGGACAAAACTTGACCAATCTCTTTATAATCAATCGGTATATTACGAACCAAATAGGTTGTCAGCATATTACGATTATGAATCGATGGAATTTACTCCTGAAATTTCTGCCGCTTTAGATATATACGCCGAAGAATCAACAACATTATCTGAAAAAGGTGAAATATTAACTATTTTTTCAGAATCATCAAGAGTCAAAATTATTCTTGATGATTTGTTTATGAATAGGTTAGATTTGAACACTAACTTACAAATGTGGACAAGGGGTACTTGTAAGTACGGCGATAACTTTGTTTACCTTAAAATAGACCCTGAAAGAGGTATTATTGGGTGTCAACAATTACCTAATATTGAAATTGAAAGACATGAAGGTAAAGAAAGCAAAACACCAAATCAACAAAACTCAATGCAACTTCCAACAAGAGAGTTAAGATTTCAATGGAAAAATAAAGATTTAGAATTTCAAGCTTGGGAAATAGCCCATTTTAGATTATTGGGTGATGATAGAAAACTTCCTTATGGTACCTCTATGTTGGATAAAATTAGAAGAATTTGGAAACAATTACTTTTAGCAGAGGATGCTATGTTGATTTATAGAACAACAAGAGCACCTGAAAGAAGGGTTTTTAAAATATTTGTTGGTAACATGGATGACAAAGACATCGAGGCTTATGTACAACGTGTGGCTAATAAATTTAAAAGAGACCAAGTGGTTGATTCAAGAAACGGTCAAGTTGATATGAGATATAATCAAATGGCGGTTGACCAAGATTATTTCATCCCTGTTCGTGACCCAGCTCAAACAAATCCTATTGAAACATTAGCAGGGGCACAAAACTTAGGTGAAATTGCCGACATTGAATATATCCAAAAGAAAATGTTGGCGGCACTTCGTATTCCAAAAGCTTTCTTAGGTTTTGAAGAAGTTGTTGGTGACGGTAAAACTCTCGCGTTGATGGATATTCGTTTTGCAAGAACAATCAACAGAATTCAAAAATCGGTAATTCAAGAATTAAATAAAATAGCATTAATTCATCTTTACTTATTGGGTTTGGAAGATGAATTAGATAATTTCACATTATCATTAACAAACCCGTCAGCACAATCTGATTTGTTGAGAATTGAACAATGGAAAGAAAAAATTGTATTGTATAAAGATGCAACATCTGACCAATCTCAAATTGGAATCCTACCTGTTTCACATACTTGGGCTAAGAAAAATATTCTTGGTATGAGTGACAGTGAAGTGATTCTTGATTTACAACAACAAAGAATTGAAAGAGCAATTGGTTTCGAATTAACTAACACACAAAACGTTATCAAACGAAGTGGTGTATTTGATGATGTTGATTCAAAATATGGGGTTCCCGAAGAGGAAAGACAAGAAGGTGGAGATGCGGCTGGCGGCGATGCTGGCGGTATGAATATGGGTACGGGCGGAGGTACCCCACCACCACCGCCACCAGCGGGGGGTGGAGACGCTCCTTTGAGTGAGAACGAAACAAAAAAACACAATATATTGAGTATGTTGAACGAAAATGACAAATTAGAAGATTTGTTTGATATGAATAAAGCTCAAGATAATATTTATGAAATAGAAAATAAACTTAAAAACTTCTTAAACGAATAACAAAAATGACAAACTTTGGTAAATTAAAAATAAAACTATTAACAAAACTTACCGAATCTTACGCCTCTAATAATAAAGGTGAAATTAAAGATTTAGTAAATAAACTAAAATCAAATAAATCTTTATCTGAAATGTATATGTTTTATGAAAATATTGAAAACTTGAACATTTCATCAAAAGATAAAGCCAAATTATATGTGGAATCTATTGAACCTATTTTAGTAGAAAAAACTAAATCTTTGAAAAAAGAAATAAAAGAGTTTGATAAATCAATCAAAGGCGTTGTAGCGGAATCAAATTTACTTTATAACGATTTGGATATTCTTTCGGAGGAAACCAATATGCACAATATCGCATCTAAGATTGACGCTAGAGAAAACTTAATATTTCATTTGATTCAAGAAAAGAAAAAAGAAATTTTTGAAAAACCTTCAGTTCAAATAGAAAATCATTCTTTATTGAATGCGGTGTTGGTAAATAATTTTAATATTAAGTATAGTGATTTTTTGAATGAGGAACAAAAAGAAACTTTCAATAAGATTGTATCAATGACTGATGAGGAATTGATTAATGAAATGAACTCTGTAAAAAAAGAACTTAATAACAAATTAGATTCACTATTAAAAGAATCTACCGAAGATTCTGTAGTTAGTAAACTTACTAATGTAAAATTAGAAGTTGAAAAATCGGAAATTTCAAAATTCAATTACTATAAACTAATTGAATTAAAAAATGGTTTAATTTGATTTTTCTTTATCGGTAAACAATTGCTGCTTATAAATCGCCTTTAATTTTTTATCTCTTTTTTCAACCGATGGTTTAACATATTCTTGTTTTTTTCTAAGTTTTTCGATTTGTTTAGTTTTTTGAACCTTGTATTTGTATTTTTTTAATGCTGATTCAAGGTTTTTTTCTTTGTTGACGTTTACGATTATCATAATCTTTTTTTGAAATATAAATAAAAAGTTTTGATTTATTAAGTTTATTTTGTATATTTTAAATACACCATAAAGTACATAAGTATGATATTATTAAATGAAAAAAGGAAAGTTTATTTCAATTGGTGTTCACAATAATGTAAAAATTGGATACGGAACGGTTGATTGTAAAAACTTAAAAACAATCTACGTACAATTAAATTCATGGACTCAACCAACAATAAACGACCACGATTTTGAAAAATTAATTTCAAAAACAAGAAGACAAATAAAAGAAAAAGTTTATTGTTTAAATTCTGATTTATTTAAAAGAGAATCAATTGTTGATTTGGATATTAAAACTAGTGCCATAAAAACAAATAAAAGGTCTTTCATGGACCTTGAAATTACATTGTATGTCGATAAATTTTTTGATGTGCGTTCTAAAGAAGTTGAAAATATTATTACCAACTTATCAGAAACTATAATAGACACCGTTTTGACGAACGAAACTTTATTTAATTTCTTTGAAAAAAAAATTAATTAAGTATCTGAGGTATTTATTATAAAAAGTTGGATGAAAATACTCGGCCCAAATGAAACCGGTAAAGGTATACTAATAGAATACGACGCTGGTTATATATCACCAAAAGAAAATCAGAAAATTATTTCTGAAATGAAAGATGTGGACTATTCTGATGATGTGGTCCTTTACGCTGTTTTACAAAAATATGATACACCAAATAAAAATGGTAGAATCTACCCTGAAGACATTCTTAAGAGAGAAAATGAAAAATATCAATCTATTATAAATAAAGGTGGTGCATTAAACGAACTAAATCACCCAACATCTTCACTAATAGATTTAGACAGAGTTTCACATTCGATTTTAGAAACATGGTGGGATGGTAAAATCCTTATGGGTAAAATAAAATTATTTACTTCTCCCGCTTGGAAAAAAATGGGAATAGTTAGTACTAAAGGTGACCAAGCTGCCATGTTATTAATGAATGGTGCAACACTTGGTATATCATCAAGAGGTGTTGGTTCTTTAAAAAATATTAAAGGTCAAAACATTGTTCAAGAAGATTTTGAATTAGTGTGTTTTGATTTAGTGTCATCCCCAAGTACACCAGGTGCATATGTATTCTCAGACTTAAAAGACAGGGACCAATATCAAGAATCAATTCAAGAAAATCCATCAGACTCAAATAGAATGAAAAATTTGATGTCAAAGTTGGATAGTTATTTAGGTAAATAATAATTTATTATAGGTTATCAAACTATAATCGGTATTTTTTTACATTATCAGCATATTTATAGGTAAATATATTTAATAATATGAGCGAAAAATCCATTCTAGAACAAGCATTGCTTCAAGTACAGACCCTTGAGGAGGCGGTAAGGGCAAACGCAAAAGGTATACTTGCTTCAACTATGAAACAAGAAATCGGCGATTTGTTGAAAGAATCCATGGAAGATGAGGAAAAAGTTGTTAAAGAACAACCTAATCCTGAAGAAGACCCCGCAGACGATGTATCAGCAGGTGCTGACGATAACACTGGGGACGATAAATCAGACGAAGATGATGACAACTCATCTGATGAACTATCTAAAGACATCGACTCAAAAGATTCATCTGATGACGACTTTGGCGACATGGATAACATGAACGACTTTGGAGACATGGATGATGACGATGTGGTTGATATGACTGGTGCTGACGAAGACGAAATTTTAAAAGTTTTTAAAGCAATGAGTCCTGAAGATGGAGTAATCGTTAAGAAAGATGATGACCACATCGAATTGTCTGATGGTGATGACGAGTATATCATTAAGTTAGGTGCAGACATGGAAATGGATGATGAAGACATGGAAATGGATGATGAAGACATGGAAATGGATGATGAAGACATGGAAATGGATGATGAAGACATGGAAATGGATGATGAAGACATGGAAATGGATGATGAAGACATGGGCATGGGTTATGAGTCGGAATATTCAAATGAATTGAAAGAAATGATGGATGATTCTGAACAAACAGTTTACGAAATCGAACTTGATGATGTTGATGAAGACATGATGGACCCTATGATGATGCCCGAGGACGACGAGTTGTGCGAATATGAAATAGACCCCAAGATGTACGAGGACGAAAAGATGTGCGAAGATGACGAAGACCAAGACCCCAAGATGGGTGACGTTGATGAAGCATCAAGAACTACATCAAATCTTCACGGAGATAAAGGTGGTATGAATAGAGCCGGTATTAAAGGCAAAACAAAATATAAAGCTGGTTCGGGTTCAATCAACGAAGAAGTTAGTAAACTCAAAAAACAAAACGATGAATATAAAAAGGCTTTAGTCTTATTCAAAGAAAAGTTAAATGAAGTTGCTGTATTCAACGCTAACTTGGCTTACGCTACCCGTTTGTTTACTGAACACTCGACCACCAAACAAGAGAAGTTAAACATCTTAAAAAGATTCGATTCAATCTCAACCTTGAAAGAGTCTAAGAACTTATATAGTTCTATAAAAACTGAATTAGATACAAAAAAACCTGTAACTGAATCAGTGGTTGATAAAATAACAACGTCACAAACATCTTCTTCTTCAAAAGTATTGTCGGAATCAAAAGCATATGAGAATCCACAATTCAGAAGAATGAAAGATTTAATGGCAAAAATAAAATAAACTTAAAAATTAAAAATTAATACTAAAATGGGAGCATTATTAGAATCTGGTATGGTTGGTAACATTGGATTAAAACACCTCCGTGTTATCAAAGAAGATACCATTAAAAAATGGGATGACTTAGGATTCCTTGAGGGTCTTAACGGTCACCAAAAAGACAACATCGCACAATTGTATGAAAACCAAGCTTCATACCTAATCAACGAAGCGGCTGTAGCCGATGCTTCAGGTTCATTTGAAACTGTAGTATTCCCTATTATCCGTCGTGTTTTCTCTAAATTGTTAGCGAACGACATCGTATCCGTACAAGCAATGAACTTACCTATCGGTAAATTGTTCTACTTTGTACCTAAAATTCAAGATAGAACATCGGCAAACGCACACCGTCAACCATTCGGTTTCCCAAACACAACCGATACCGACCCAGCCGTTGGTTACACTGGTAACAACTTGTATGACCGTTTCTACGAAGCGAGTGATTCAGTTGATTCTGGTTTGTTTGACTACTCAAAAGGTACTTTTGCAACAATTACTGGCTCAACAATTGAATTTGTTACATTTAGTAACGGCGTAGCTTCAACTCAAGCGGCTATTGCTACAGGTAACACAGTATCAAGTGTAATTGCTAAAATTTCAGGTTTTACAACTTACGAAGGTGCTAGTAAACTTTCCGGCCCTAATGGTCATGTCATGGATACTGAAGAGTTCTTAGCATCATTAACTGTTTACACTTTATCAGGTCTTGATAGTTCGTTATATACTCACTTAGGTGCTACTGCAGCCGCTAATATTCCTTTCAGCGTAGTAACTCAAAAATACGGTAAAGGCATTGTAGAGTACGGTTCTAAAGACAGTGGTAGAACAGGTAAATTCACAAACGTTTGTGACGCTGATGGAGTTATTTACTTATCTATCGACTTACAAAAGTACAACGGTGTAACAACAGGTTTTACAGATTACACAGTTGCTGGTTCATCATTAGCGGCGAGTGACATTAAGGTAAGTTGGAGAGAATACAATTCATTAGAATTCGAAGAAGAAATCGGTGAAGTATCTTTCGACCTTGAGTCAGTAACAGTTTCTGTAACTGAAAGAAAATTGAGAGCTAGCTGGTCTCCTGAATTAGCACAAGACGTAAGTGCATTCCACAACATCGATGCTGAAGCTGAATTGACAGCTTTATTGTCTGAGCAAATCGCAGCAGAAATCGACCGTGAAATCCTTCGTGACATTCGTAAAGGTGCCGCTTGGACATCTAAGTGGGACTACAACGAATGGAGATACGGTAACGATGGTTCATCATTCGCTGGTTACACTCAAAAAGACTGGAACCAAACATTGGTTACCAAAATTAACCAAATCTCAGCTCAAATCCATAAAACTACCTTAAGAGGTGGAGCTAACTGGATTGTTGTATCTTCTGAGGTATCTGCAGTATTTGACGACTTGGAATACTTCCACGTTTCAAACGCGGCTCCTGAGCAAGACCAATATAACATGGGTATCGAGAAAATCGGTTCTTTAGCAGGTCGTTATCAAGTGTACCGTGACCCATACTTACCAGCTGGTAAGGTTGTTATCGGTCACAAAGGTAAATCATTGTTGGACGCTGGTTATATTTACGCACCATACGTTCCATTACAATTAACACCTACAATGTACAATCCATTCAACTTTACACCAATCAAAGGTATTATGACCAGATACGCTAAGAAAATGGTTAACAACCGTTATTTTGGTGTGGTAAACGTAAGTGGTTTGTCTACATTTAGTCTTGACACCTTGAGATAATCATAACTATCTCATAATAGAAAGGGGGACATTAGTCCCCCTTTTTTATTGTACAATTTTTCAGTATATTTGTAATATGGGTAAAATATCAAAAAAAAATATACAAAAAGCAATTATGTCCGACGAACCCTTTGATTATGAGAAATTAAGATTAGACGTATTAAAAGGTTTGATAGAAAGTAGGAATATTGAGTGTAAACAGACTAAAGATGAAATGGTGAAATATCTTAAGATGGAAGACCAAGGAAAATATATTCGACCAATTACTTATCAAAAACAATATGATGGTAGATTCATAGTCGGTATTGATATTAGTGATTCGGACAATTGTAGAGAGATGAGTAAATTAATGGAAAAAGGTCTTGCCGAAAATCTTAGATTATATTACAATAATAGAGTACATTTTATTTCAAACCAAAAATTAATATGAATTGGACGGAATATTTTTTAGGATTAGCGGAACAAGTAAAACTTAAATCAAAAGACCAATTCACACAGATAGGTGCGGTAATCGTTGGGGGTGACAATGAGGTACTTTCTACGGGTTATAATTCTTTCCCAAGGGGAATGGACGATTCTAAATTAGAACGTCAGGAAAGACCTGAAAAATACTTCTGGTTTGAACATGCGGAACGTAATGCAATTTATAACGCCGCTCGTGTAGGAACACCATTAAAAGGTTCCACAATATATCTTACGTCGGGATTACCATGTATGGACTGTGCTAGAGGTATAGTAAATAGTGGAATTAAAACTGTTTACTGTAAAGAGGTATGTACCACAAAAAATAAGGAGAAGTGGGATGAATCTCAAAAGAAATCCCTCCAACTCCTCCTTGAATGTGGGGTTGTTGTTAATTATTATTAATTACCAAGTTCTACAAGCCCAATATCTTGGTTTCCAACGTGGACCTGGATTATCACAATTGTGTCTAGCTCTAAATGATTTTCTTCTTTCGGGATTATTCTTTTTAATTTTCATTACTTTACCCTTTGCAGATTTACCACCAAACCCAAAATTTACTTTTACTACTTTTCCTTTATCATTCTTAACATAAACTTTAAATTTCTTAATATCACCCTGCATAATTTTTCCAAGTTGTACCTTTCTTCCCTGATATTCGGCTTCATTTAAAAGGTCTGTAATTTCATAATTAGTTTCTTCAATTGGGCCGTATTCATTTTGATAAATGAATGTAATATCCTCATCCGATAAATCTAAGTGACCAGTCAAATATAGTTCTTTACATTCTTCTAATAATTTAAAAAAATTATCAGTACCTAATTTGTATACATTTTCTAATAATGATTTTTTATAAATAATATGATATTGGAGAGCGTTAGAAATTTCCATATTTTCAGTAACCAATTTTGGATGTTTAATTGTATTTTGAATTGTAGTTGTATCTAATTTAATTATATTTTCCATATTTTCATTAAATTTTGTCATTGTAGGTTTGTTACCCTTGCCTATCTTCGGTTCTTTCTTTTCTGCTCTTCTTTTTTGAGAAGTCATAGATTTTTTTTCTTTTTTACTATAACTACCAGCGGTTTTTGGAGTGTCTTTTGATACTTTTTTTGATGGTCTACATTTTGGATAACCCTTTCTACCTTCTTCACCATCAGCCGATTTTCTACCACAGGGGGGGTGTTTACCGTCAATCTTACGAGAAACGTCAACCCATTTTTCTTTAAACCATCTTGCCAAGTCTTCTTTTAAAACCTCTCCAGATTCAATAGATTCATTTACATAAGATAAATCTTCTTCACTAATATAAATCTTCATTGTGTACTTATCTGTATTATCATGACCACATTTATGACACGTATACGGGTCATCTCCACCATCATATAAAGACCAATTCCAACCGCATTGACAGACAATTTTTTTATCCATTATTTTTTACCCGAGCAATATGACCCCGAGCACTTTCTTACCCCATCTAAACCTTTTATTTTACCTTTACAAACTTGAATCGCATATCCATTAGCGTACGCGCTTGGATAGACTTTAAATTTTGATTTTGCTGCTGATTTTCCTCGTGCACAAAGTTTATTTGATTTGGCCTCGTTTAATGATTCTTTCGTTATATTCATCATAAAATCAAAAACTTGGTCAACATTTTCTTTAGCGACAGCAACATGGTCATCAGCCCAATCATGACCATTTTGTAAAATGTCTTCAACGATAGATGGGTCTAATTGTAACAACATTTGACATTGTCTGTGAAGTTGTTTAAGATTACTGAAAAACATGTAGTTTTCAGTTATATTTTCATTCTTGTAATTGTCAAGTTGATTTTTAATAATTCCTTCTAAGTTATCCATAATAATAAATATTTTAAATTTCTGATAATATTTCAAACTTGACATAGTCGTTGTAAAATATTTCCTCAGTATATGTTTTAGCTTTAAATTCCATAAAATACTCCCTTGGAATCATAAACGATGTATCTAAATAAAAAGAATTCTCATTTGTAACATCTACATTAGTCCAATCGTAAACAATTACATTTGTTTTTCCTTCTTTTATGAAAATTCTATAATAAACATCGTCAAATAATATTGTTCTTGATTGTTCAATTGATTTCAAATAAAGTACAATCTTTTTTAATTCACCCCTAATTATTTTTTCATTCTGTTTTATTCCTGAAAATTGAATTTTATAGTTTTGAGTCTCGGTTGGGTTTGAACCAACACTATACCCCGATGTATACGGTTTTGGTACAAACTTTTGAGTGGCGTTACCTATAGACACACCATCAAGTGTTAGATTTTTCCATCTATCATAGAAAAATCTTTTACCATCACATAGTTGTCCTGTTAAACCGAATCTCACTTTGTAGACACCTTTTCTAATTTTTGTTGTTGTAAGACCTGTTAATCCAGAAATAGCAACACTACTTGAATTAAGTATATCAACAGTGGGGTTACTTTCTAAATCATAGAAATTAGAACCTTTCGTTACATATAGATAAAGATTATTATATCTCTTTTCAATAAAATTATGTCTGTTATCATATATTCTATCGTACAAAGTCGTCTCAACAAATGGCTCAAAGAATGTTTGAGTGTATTTTGAGAAAAACGATACCGATTGTTGTGTTTCACCCGTAGTTATGGATTCAAATGCTGATGTGAAAGCCAACCCTAATCCATGGTCAGTGTTACCTGATAGTAATATACCATTTACATAATTTGTAATGTTAACATTGATATTTTCATTACCATTGTCAAAGTGTATTGTACTTATTACGGTCGCACCTGTATACACACCTGGATGAGTCCATCCCGATGTTGTAGTTCTATCGTACCAATTAGAAGCTCGTGTGTCATATATTTTGTTACCTGAACTGTCATCATAAGTGGTAAATTCATAATCATATCCAACACCTTCATCCCATGATTGTGGTATTGAAAATAATATTAAATCGAATGATGTTGCTCGGTCTTTACCATTGGACTTACTGTCTCCAACTAATTTAGCGTCACCAATGACCGTATTAGTCATTTTCAAGTAGTGAGTTGTTCCTGTGGTTATAACTAAATCACCACTGTCAATTTTTGATTGTAAATCTGTAAAATCAACTTTAAATATGAATCTCGAATATCCGTCCCCATAATAAATCTCAGTTGTTGGATTTTTTGCGGTGTTAACTCTACTGTCTTCGATGATAGTATTGTTTTTAGAAAAATATGAGCGATAGTACGACATTCCCTTTATAGTATAAATATCGTTTTAGTTGATTTTAATAGATTTATTTATCAACTCGTCCCTTAATTTTTTATACAGTATTTCCAATTTTGCGTGAGGGGAGTATCCATTCTTAACATACTCTTTATTGATATTGTGTACGTGACTAGTTAAAACGGTGTAAAGAGCATCAATAAAATCTAATAATATTTCACCTCTCACTAAAGAATATGTATTTGGTTCTATCTTTTCAATATAGTCAGATTGGTCATATTCATAAGTGTTTAAAACAGGAAAATCAATTTTTTTATCCGTAAAATTTGTGTCCGTAGAAAGTAAGTAAATTTTATCGGCGGTCACGTTTCCAAAAGTTTGTTCAAAAGACGTAGAATCCGTTTTTAAAACTTTTATGACTTTTTCAACTGTCTTCGTGTTTGGTGTAACCTTATCTCTATTATAAACTAAACTTGATTTTGAAGTAGACCCGGGTATTTTTATGTTATTAAACAGAGTTAATCTGTTATTTTTTTCAGTACTTGTTGTTGACCTGTTTTCAAACTCATTTGTCGGTCTAAAGAAAAAAGGATATATGTTTGAATCTGATTGAGTTACTATTAAATCTGTGAGTATTTTAAAAGGAACAATATCCTCGAATCCATTACTTTGTATTGTTTTTAGTTTATTTCTAATTTCTTGATATATTAATTTAATTTTTTTGTTTAGTGACGCTACGTTATATAAAAAAATTGAATTTAAATCAATCCTAAACGTATAAGTGTTACCGGATTCAGATAGAAAAACAGATTCTCCCGCTAATATTTGCGTCGACTCCGTAAAATTACTTGAATTATATTTTTCAGTTACATTAGGTTTTATTTGATATAAATAAAAATTTACATAAGTTGGGTTTGTCAGGTTGTCAACATCATACTCAATTATGAACTTTAAATTTGAATTCTCTGTTACATTTTCCGTTTTTATTTCTTCTGATATAAATTGTTTAGGTCCGAATTTTTTTAAATGTAATTTAGCAACCTTATCAGAAACTATTGGGAATCCTTTTGTTAGAAGTTCTCTGTTTTGATTACTAGCAACCTCCTTTTGAATTAACTTACCACCTCTTAAAACTAATCCGTCTTGTGTAAATAAAGCATCAGAACCATACTTTCCACCTACAGAATAGTCTCTATATTTCGATAAGGCGTTTTTACAATTCTCGGGAAGAGTTCCTTCTTCATTTTTTATAATATCTACCTTATCCTCAACAGAAACACCATAAGATGTTTGAGATATTTGTGTATTAAATTCTTGTGAGTTAAAATCATATCTTGTTGAAAACGGACCTGCAATGTATTCTTGGTTTACTGTTGTTTTTTCGGTATCGTATCTAATGATTTTAACCGCTTGTTTATTTTCAGGTATAAAATTTATATTATTGGGTAAAAATGGAGATGCTACAAATGGGTCATCTTTACTCCAATTTTGAATACCTTCTTTTATATTCGATTTACCCCCAATGTAATCATCATAATCAACAACACGAATACGTCCTAAACCTTTAGGGTCATTGTTGTCTAAACATACACCTATATCAACTATTTTCATTGTATTTTTCTATTTTCAATTTCAGTAATTATTGTCCCATGTAGATTTTCAATGAACTCTAATTTTTTTGTTAATTCAACAATGTACAGTTTTAATTCTTCGTGTTGTTTAAATAAAAATTCTTCAGCATCAAATAAATCCTTATTTGATTTATCTTTTGCATTTTCTACAATATTTTGTAATTTTTCAATATTCATATTATTGTTTTTTACCTACGCCCGTAATAAATCCAGGTGGTATTACCGCGCCACCAGCGAGTGGTGGACCGGGTAGTGTTCCACCTTTCAATACAATTTTTACAAATGAATTTGCATCCTCTTCTTCGGTATACCCATCAACAACGGATTTTACCAAACTACCTATGTCATTTGATTCACCAAATAAAGGTCCGGTAGGTACACCTGACGCTTCTAATTTATTCATGATATTCATAAATGCCCTATCTTGACTGAAACCCGGTAATGAATCTGAAAATAGTAAAAGAATTGAAGGTATTGTTATAGGTGCTTTTTGTGATAATGCGGCCTCAATTGTTGATAGTATTGTTTGGAATAAATCATAACAATTATTTATCTCTGTCTCTAAAGCTTTCCTCAATAAAGCAATTAACGATGTAATAATTAATAGATACCTTTTGTACTTATTTTTAATAATTCTCTGTACAATACTTTGGATAAACGCCAATAAATCTACTTTTATTAATCTATAAAATTCTCTTATGAATAACCAAAATAAATCTTTAATTATCGCACCGATAGCCTTGTAAAATTTCTTGGCTAATTCTTTACTGTTTAAATACACATTGGTTAAACCTGTTTTAAATATTTTATATAATACTATAATTGGTAAGAATATTTTAGCCGACAAAATCGACATAACCAAAGCTTTTGGTAAATTGATGATGAAATTATTTAATAGGTTATTTAAAAATGCGCTAATATCAAAAGAGGAGTCTGATTGTGATAAAGCATCTTTAGCTAAATTTTCTAAAGTGTTGTCTACCGCACTCTCTACGCTCTGATTATTTGTTAAGTAGATAAAATCCTCCACATGCATGTCGTCTACTGGTATTTCAAAATTATAACAGTCTTTAAACTTTAATACTCTTTTAAATCTATTTTGTTCATCGTCTAAGTCAATACCTTCCACATCATCGAAATCAAAATAGAATTCAATGTCTTGGTCGTTTTCACTAAACATATCAACAGGTGTCTGATTTTTTAATTCATCTTTTTGAGTATTGGAACCACATACTTTGAATAATTTATCAATTAATCTTAGAGATTTATTTAATGATACTGTAAATTTACTTGAGTCACTACAACTTGAACCGCCTTGTATGGTTAACATCATAGCGGTCTTCATGATATCTTCAATATCAGGAAATTCCAAAGACTCATAATAGTCTTTGATGAAGTCTTGCACTTTGGTTGTACCTGTTGTACCTTGAGTTAATCCTGTAATTAAAAATTGTTGTGTTGAAGCACTCCATTGGGTACTAAATAGGTTTTTACCATTGTTTGATGAGTAAGTGTATAAACCTCCTGAAGACATTAAATCATAAAATTTTCTATTCGCCTTTTGTTTGTTTTTATCAGGTGACTTTTTCTCGTAAATTAATTGACCACAATCTGAATCGGGGTCAATTGTAAAAATATCTAAGAAGTCAAATTCGTCAGGTTTTAGGACTATTGAATCTATATTAAAAACGGACTGACTACCACAAATTCCGTCACCCATAAAAAGAGCTTCTGAAAAATGTTTAATTGCAATTTGTTTTGCAGATTTTAGAGTTGTTTTTGAGGAAGAAACCGCATAACGTTTTATTTTTCCTTTTACGAGATTCTTGTCAACATTGACAGGTACACTGTCACTTTTTGTTGGTGTAGTATCGGTTTTTGTTTTTTTGTTACTGGTAATGAATTGTTCTGTAATTTCTAACAATTCTTTAAAGATGTCTTTATTATTTTCTACCTTAGATTTTAATTTATTTTTTAAATCGGCACTTTTTTTAGAAAATAACTCGTTTGGGTCCGGTATGTTTTTTTGATAAGAGTCGGCAATAGAACCCAATGAACCCTTTGGGTCGTCATTAATTTTTTTTATTGCTTCAATCGAAGCTTGAAGTTTTTTTTTGGGTTCTTTTGAATTAGCCATTAGTCTGTATATGTTCCTGACGACTCTCCTTCAGTATCATTCATCAGTTTTTCCAATATGACTCTATCTTCATCAGTAAGTTGTAATTTACCACCACTTGAATTTGGGCCACTTCCTTGGGTTTGTTTTAATAAGGCTCCTTGAAGTTTAACTAATGAAATCTTTTTTTCGGTACAATCGTTTAATATTTTTTGTTGTTCTTTAATGACGGGACCAATGACGCTCATATCCTCAGCGTCTTTCATGAATGTTAACATTTTTTTAGTTATCATTGACGCAGTATTTTTTTGTTCAACAATATCGTTGTAGATTTCTTGCATCAACGCTAACGCTGAATCTGTGTCTAATGATATTATATTTTTCTTTTCCCTCATAATATATAAATAGAGAAATAGTTAATTTACGAATCTTACCATGATTCCTTCGTAAACTTTTTTATATCTCTTTAGAGAGATTCTGATTTCTTTTGTTGATAATGATGTCATTTCTCTTAATGATAATAGAATTAAATTTTTATTGAATTTATTTCCTTCACCTATTTGGAATATTTTTTCAAAGTTGCTAAAAATCTCAATTAAAGCATACCCTATTTTCTGTTCATTATCATTCAATTCTTCTGTCTCTATAAAGGTTTCTAATTCAATTATAAATTTTATTATAACATCTTTGTAATCAATATGATATTCATCAATGTAATAAGAATGCTCTGCACTTTCCTCTAAATCGGATGAGATATCATCGTAAGAAACGCTTCGATTCATTTCTTTAGCGTCCCTTTGAATTGCACCCATTAAGTAGTTTTTACAAATAGTACCAAAATAAGAATAAGCTTTATGGTTTTTTGTATGGTCAAATTTATTAATCTTCGTCATTAAAAAAGACATTGTATCTGCGTGTATGTCCACAAATTCAAAATCTTTTCTATATAATTTATAACGTCGAATTATGCTTTCGACCATTATTGTGAGAGGTTCTCTTAAATATTCGTTGAATATCTTATTCTTTTCTGTTTCGGATTCGGATTCTAAGTATCTTACAACCGCTTTTTCTTGTTCCTCCCCAAAATATATTTTTTGGGTTCGTTTACGCGGCATATATTAATTTTCTACATAATTTATATCTCTTACGTTTTTGAAGAAAAACTCTTTTTTTGCTGTGTTTAACCAAAATTTAACCTCTTCTTGTGAAAGTCTCATTTTTTCTGAATTTTTATAATTCCAAAATAAAGAATCCTCTCTAAAGTTTACGTGTTGGTATCCTAATCTCGGAATCGTCATGACATTCACATTGTTATGTGTTAACCTTAATAAAAATTCATAACCAAATGTTAGTTTGATGTTTGATTTTAATTTACCATACTCTGTTATAACAGATGTTTTGTATAGGCCACCATTAATTTGAAAGTTTTGGTATTCTAATAAAGCTTCATTATCTAAGAATCCCTGTTTATCTGTAAATCCATAGGCCCAAGTTGATTCATTGGTGTAACTTAAAAACTTTCCTTCAACATTGATATCTTTTACTAAACTTAAAAAAGCCCCAACTTCAGGGTTTTCTTTTCTGTATGAGTTTACTAATGTTAACCAATTTTTGTGATATTCATCATCAACTTCCAAAATAGAAAACCACTCTGTGTCACAATTTGTGATACCTAGATTAATCTGTGAACAAAAATCTTGTTCACCACTGTTTTCCATTATTTTATACTCCAAATTAGATTGTTCAATGTTTATTTTTGAAACAACACTTGGTGGCCCAACAATTATCAACTTTACATCGTTATAAAATTGTTCGGCTGAACTGAACGCGTTTCTAAACATCGTTTCATATTCCTCATCCCATTTATGAATGGGTAAAATTATTGATATGTCTTTCATGATACCTCTTCTTTAGTTGATTTATTAAATTCTTCTTTTATTTTATTTATTGCTTGTTCTATTACATCAATTCTTTTATTTATAAATGAATCAAAAATATTTAATATGTTACTTTTTGTAATATCTGATTCATATGGCAACAACGTGTCTTTCATTTTATTTTTGATATCATCATTAATTTCAACACCCTCCAACCAAGCGTTAATATATGTTCCGAGGATTTCAACAATTTTTGAATCGTCATATGTCCACATACCATTTTCACTTAACCAATCTGGTTCATTCTTTGGTATCTTACCGATTACGGGTACTCCCGATTTCATCGATTCTAATGGGAAGGTCCCAAATGTGGAATCTTCATCTACCCATACTGAAACAATACACTCTCTCAGGTTATCAGCAAATTCTTGATAAGACATATTAACCATGTCTCTAAACGTCAACCACCTCAAGTGTGGGTATCTAATATAAAATTCAGATATAATTCTCTTGTTTGTTGACCTGTCTTTGCACATTATAGAAATAATTGGTTTTGTATTTTTATCATTAACCTTAAATTCATCACCTATAATTGGAGGAATAATATGCACCAGAGACTCGGGAAAAATCTCACTAATATATTTTTTAGAAAATTTAGTAGTTGTGATTACCCTATCAAATCCGTAATCGGACCATCTACTACCAATTGGTAATGTTTCAAAAATGTATTCTTTTTGTTGAACTAACATGACTTTTACACATCTAATATTGGTCATAGATTCCAACACGTTCGAATAGTACTCAGGAACAATAATAACATCTTCAATTTTGATTTCAACTCGGTCGTCTTTAATTGTTACAATTTCTAATTCGGAGTAATTGTCACCCAACCAAGAATTCACTCCTGAATATGTTTTATCTTCAACAAGTAATTTTGAATTATACCCACTTTGTTTTAAAGTTAAAGCGATGTCGTAAATATGCTTTACTGACGCTCTTGGATTCTTTTTTGTATCGTACACCAAAAAATATATGGTGTTGGTTTTGGTTTTTAGTTTTTCTAAAGCAACCGATAATTTTTCTATATTTTCTTTGTTATTCATCTTCTGATATTAGTATGTCATATTTTATTAGAGTATTAAAAGCAATTTTAAAAGATGTTGATAAACTACTTTGGCCAAATTCACCCAATTCTTCATCTACTTCATCAAACTCATTTAGTATTCTCTCAATACAACTTTTAATAATCTCATATTTAAATAGGTTTATTTCTAATGTTGTGATTCCGTCCTCATTTTGAATTTGATTACCCGTTTGACATTTGTCACTGATTCTATCAACATCGATATAATAGTTTTTACCGAAAATTTCAACCATGTTTTATTTATTTCTGATAATTTATTTATTTGTAGTTTATTTGTAAAGTTATTATTATAAAAGGTATTAAATTTTATAACTTTTTTGTGTATTGGACATTGTGAAACAACATTTATATCATCCGTTATCCATAAATCACATTTTTTCCATAATTTTTTTATTTCTCCAGTCGTTGAAAAAATGATATTATCACATATAATACCATTTTTTGAAAGAAAAAAGAGTGTGGCGGGTTTTGCTTTACCCTTTTCGCTTAAACCAACTAAGGTTATTTTGTGGTTTTTATTTTCAAAAATTAATTTGTTTAATTCAGTGGCTGCTTGATTATAACTCAAACCGGCGTGTCCATATATTTCAATTGGGAAATCAAAATATAAAAATTTATTAAATTCATCGATTGATTGAAAATTGTAGGTACTTAACAAATTTTCAATAGATATTGGCACACCATTTACACCATAATCAAACTTTTCTTCCTCACATGTTTCGGTGTTTAAAAAATAATCTCTATAATGGTAATCAAATTTCTGTATTGTATTTCTTAAAACACCATCAATACCAACAAATATTTCCATATAGGAAATATAATTTATAAAATTTTATAAGTAAAGTTTAATCGTACATTTTTAAGATTTGAGTAATAATTGGATTTCTAACAATATCCTCATTACTAAATTCAAATACACCGATGTTTTTTAAATCACCAAGTCTTACTTTTGCGTCGTATAATCCGGTTTTTGTTTTGTCTTTAAATTTGTCTGATTGTTCTAAATCTCCCGAAATAAAAAATTTTGAATTAAACCCAATACGGGTCAATAAAAGTTTCATTTGGGACGGGGTTGTGTTTTGAGCCTCTTCGAAGACTAAAATTGTATTGTCAACATTCCATCCTCTCATATAAGCCAATGCGGCAATTTCAATAAACCCTTCATCTTTTAATTTTTCTCTTGCCTCTTTACCTATTATTTTATTTAGTAAATAGTATGAAGGATAGATGTATGGGTCTAGTTTTTCTTCTAATCCACCGGGTAGTGAACCTAATTTTTCCTCCGCTTCGACCGCTGGCCTAACGATAATAATTTTTTCATATTTATTATTTTCGTCCCAAAGTAAATCAACAGCCCTTTTCATTGCAATATAAGATTTACCAACACCGGCGGGTCCAAAACAAAATGTTATTTCATTTTCACCTAAAGTTTTCCAATAATTTTCTTGATTTTTGTTAAGAAATTTTTCTTTAGGTTGTTTTATAATTTGCCTAATTCTATCTTTTTTAGATGTTTTTTTATCTTCCACTACATTTACGGTTTTTATTGTTGATTTTCTCAATTCAGTTTTTTTTAATAAAATTATTATGAACCCGTAGAACCAAACCCCCCTTCCCCCCTGTCTGTTTGAGATAATTCGTCTACCCAAACAAAAGTGACTGAAGGATATGGAATTATCATTATTTGAACAATCCTATCACCGATTTGATATTTTTCAGATTCATTTCCTTTTAACCAATTAGATTTTTTGAATGTTGCTTGTAATTCCCCCCTATATCCACTATCAACTACACCGACACAATTTGTTAATGATAAATCATATTTTCTAATAGATGAGCGAGGAAATATTAACCCAACAAAACCTTTTGGAATTTCAATAGAGATTCCTGTACCATAAGTAACATGAGTTGTGGTTTCCGATAAGATTGATGTTGCAACTAAATCCATTCCCGCGTCTCCATCTTTTGCGTATTTGGGAATCACTGCGTCAGGATGTAATTTTTTAACTTTTACTTCAAATCGATTAACTTGTTCCTCAACTTGATTTTTGATATCATCACCAAGACTAAATAACAAATTATTTAAGTCTCCCATAATTGACGTATCATCGGAGTTATCGTTAAGGATTTCTTTTTCTAATTCTTGGAGTCGTTTAATATACGACTCAATTTCATTTTTGTCCATTTTTTTCTTCTAATATTGATAGTTCAAAACCGACTCTTATTACATTAGATAAAGTACCAGAACGATACTTAGCCATTTTATCATCCGATTCTTTATCCGAGTTCATGATTGATTGGAATTCGTCTTCTGATAATTTTACCCCGTTGTTTACCGCATAATATATTGCCCTTTCACCTGATTTCATTGAAACTTCCTGTTCGTTGAATTCGTACATTTTACCAAGGTTTTTTCTATGCCATTCACTTGGGTTTGGTTTAAACATAAAAGTTTTACCAATCTGTGATAAAAATATACACTTCAAAATAGAAGACGTTTCTACCCTCATTGTTTCAGGGAGTAGTTCATTGGTTTTAACCGAATACTTCGCGGCTTTAAAACAATGACCCAATAATCCACCTGGAAAACACCCATACATGTCTAAAGATGTGGAAGCTGGTGCTAAAAAAAAGTCATTACCCAAAAAGTCTAACAACTCTTCTGTAAAAATTTTATATTTCGAGTTTGTTTCAAGAAACTTTTTCTTGTTTGACTCTATTTGCTCTGCGGTTAACATTTTAATTATTTTTTAAAGTACTCAGGAGTATTTTGTGGGTCAATAATACATTCGATTGGCATCTTTACAATCGCCAAACTTTCTGAAGACCTCGTGTCTCCGGCTCTGTACTTTGAAACAACCAAAGTTGCTTCTTCAACCGACTCAGCTTCTACAATGTACTTAACTTTTTGCAATCTTGAATTACCGTTTCTGTCTAAATTTTCGGTTTCATAACCTACTGTTACTAAATAATGCATGGTTTTTTGTTTTTAAATTATTGATTTGAAAAATTCTGTTCTGTTTTTTGAAACTGTTACTAAAGAGTATTTGTCTTTCACTGTCTCGTATAATCTATTACCCAAATCTTCAACCATATTTGGATTATTTATTAATAATTTCATATACTTTGACCACAGTTTATGGTTTTTGTTTTCATGTACTAATAAAGCGTTACCGTTATCTAACAACTTACCTTCTTTGTATGCTGTTTTTAAATCAATCGTATAGGGCAATGTTTCACTTGCAATAATAGGTTTTTTATGGAAACCCGCCTCGATTATTTTTAACTGTGATTTACAGGAGTTGAATTGTGAGGGTATAATTGGTGCTAAAGATACATCAAATAAGTTATAATTATAACCATATTTTCCAATTGGTTGTGTCCAAACTCTTCTATATTTTTTATCACTATCGTCAATTTCTGGTGTTTGTGTAAAATTCATTAAATATGATTTATACTCAGAGTCAATTGTTTTGTAATTGTCCGTAAATATTTGTTCGTATTTGTACCAAACCGTTTCCGTGGGTTGAATTTGTCGTGTTTTTTTTTCACCTGTTTGTTGATTTACCTCAGTAATAGAACCCCTTAAATCGTAACCACACAAGACAAATTGAATATTATCGTATTCATTATTAATCATTGAAATTCCACCTCTAATTTGTTCTAAATCATGTAAGTGGGTTGAACCTCCAAGCCACCCAAATCTAAGTCTATCTGATTGTGTGGGTTTAGGTTTAAATTGGCTCTCATTTGGGTCGATTGCGTTAGGGAATACTAAAACATTTTTTAAATTTAATCTTTTTCTTAAAGTATCGGCAAAATATTCAGTCGTACACGTAACGTAGTCCGACTCTTTCATCATGTCAGCTTTTTTCTTTGGTAGCTCACTTTCTCTAATGTGAAAATACATTGGGTGTCTGTGGTCGGGAGACCAATGGTCATCAATATCCATTACGGTTTTAATACCCTGAGATTTTAACCACTTAATTCTTGAAATATTTTCTTCGTGACTCGTTTGATGGATAAAACTGTGGAAGACCACAATATCGTAGTTCTTAAAGAAATTATCGTTGTTTTCAGCAGAGAATGTAATGTCGACATGAAATTCGTCACTATAATGGTCTCCAATAAATTTATATGGGTCTAATATTCTATATTTACCTACACCATGTGTATCGGGGGGTATTGCTAAAATTTTAATTTTTGACATTCAAATCTTTTCTTTTTATAAATTATAAGAAAAGAAATTGAAAAAGTCAAACTTACTTAGATTTATTTACCCCTGTAATTTTACCTTTAAAGACGGAATCACCAACCTTTAATACTAAATTTTCATTAATACTCATGGTTTGTTGCGCTGTTAAAATTTGATTAAGTTTGGAATCCATTATTTCGACTACAGTTTTTCTTACAATGTTTTCAATTATTGGTGTAAGTTGTTTAACCAAATCTGAACTATCTACTTGTGAACTCCTTTGTTGTGTAGATTTTTTTGTGACAACACCCTCTGATTCCATTAGTTTTTTTGTTTTTTCGACAAAGTTTAAATCTAAAGAATCCGATAAACTAATTTGTGGTATTGGATTTTCAATCATCGCTCTTTTGATTACTTCGGGTAATTTAGATTCTTGTATTTTTTGTAAATTTGGTTGTTGTGGTTGTCTTACTTGTAGGTTTTGAGTTGTTGACGATAAAATATCTTCAGGGTTACTTCTTAGTATTTCTTCATTAACATTACCTGTTTCAAAGTCACCAGTCTCAACTTTGTTCAACACTTTTTTGGCTTGCACTAATCTTTGCATTAAATCATTTTGTGATATTACGCCTTGTCCTGTTTTTTCCATATTGATTTTTTTATAAAATAAGTATTTTTAAAACAAAATTAAAGTCTTGATTCTTTTTAATTGTTCTTGTAACTCAACAGTTTCTTCTGATGGGGGTTCAATAACTTTAATGTTATCTTGTTTTAATAATCTATCTAAATCTAATTCCGAGTCTTTTTCAATTCTTCTTCTCGTACCTTCGCCAGCGTTTAAATTTCCCCCAATATCTACTTGAGATTTTTTCCAATCGTCCATTTTCTTTTTGTATAAATCTTCAATGGCGGTTTTAAATTCTTCAGGACTAATTTGTTTGATATTGTCAACAACTTTAACCTTTGTTTTTAAATCATTGAAAACCTCAACTTCTCTTTTTGGTGTTTCAACAGGGACAGTGGATGGTTTTTCTTTTGGTTTTGGTTGTGGTAGTTCTTGTTTTTTGGGTTCTTCTTTTCTTTTTGGTTCTGGTGATGGTGTTGGTTTTGTTTGTTGGGGTTGTTTCATTGCTCCCCAATCACTTGTAACATATGTTGTAGAAAAACTATTATCATCACCTTCTTTATATCCGGGTCTTTTCTGATTGAATTGTTCATCCTCATAAACTTGGATTGAACCTGACGATATTCTATCTATAATAAATGTTCTCCATCCATGTTTTCTAAATCCTTTTTTAGATACTGATGGTGGTTTAACATAACCCCTTACCGCTAAATTTCCTTTTTTTGTTAATCCCGATGCAACTAATTCCGTTTTGATTCTTCTACCAGGTTGAACCTCTCCTTTGGGTCCTCTATAATCAAAAGACACAGGCATTCTATTTTTGATTGCGTTTTCAAGGGTTTTTTGTGTACTTCTTGTAGGCGCTTCGGATAAAATGTTTGTTAATATTGATTGAAATTTTATCATTAAAAATCGGGGTAAGTTTTTGTACTACCGTATTTGTTTTTAGCGCCTAAAGTCGTTCTTTCGTTAATATCTGTTAAGGTACCAACTCCACCCGTATTGTTTTCTCCTCTACCTTTCTCGTCGCCATCTGATAAGGCGTTAGGGTTGCCCGAAGAATATTCAAAAGAATTATTATAAATGTTTTTAGACAAAAGACCGTTTCTTTCTACAATATCTGTTTTAGAACCAATACTATTATTTAATTCTCCTTTACCTCTTTCATCGCCATCTGATAGTGCATTGGGGTTACCACTACTGTATTCATTTGTTGGGCCGTAAAGATTTTTTGCAACTAAAGAAGTTCTTTCTACAATATCTGTTTTAGAACCAACACTATTATTTAACTCTCCTTTACCTCTTTCATCGCCATCTGATAACGCGCCGGCATTATTTGAACTGTATTCATTTGTTGGGCCGTAAAGATTTTTTGCAACTAAAGAAGTTCTTTCTACAATATCTGTTTTAGAACCAATACTATTATTTAATTCTCCTTTACCTCTTTCATCGCCATCTGACAGCGCTCCAGTATTATTTGAACTATACAAATCTCCAAGATTGTACTCATTTTTAGACATGAGAATATTTCTTTCTCTATCTCCGATTATTTCTAATTGTGTTGGCATATTAATAACTAATTAATTTTTTTATTTTGTCTATTTCTTCAAATAATTTCATTGATGTGAGTGGAGATACACTTGTTTTATGAGAATTACTTTTAACTAAATTGGTTGGAATTTTAAAACCAAATCTTTTTTTATGAGTTTTGAGATGACTATTTTTTCTTTCTCCTGTTATTGATGTGATTTCATCGGCTTTTTTTCTTGAATCTTTTCTACCACTTATTAAATCTCGTTCTCCTTGTAAAAATTGTTTAGCCCATTTTTCCATTAGGTCTCCACCACATAAGTCATACTTGGTTTTATCTTTTGTTTTATCCATATTTTGGATATCGTGAATAATTCTTTTCAGTTGACCATATTTTACTTTTTTATCGATTAAAAGTTTTTTAGCTCTTTCGATACCTCGCGTATTTTCACCATTTAAACCGATTACTGTATGGTTTATCTTGTCTAAAATATCTTGTGGAATATCAAAAATTCTATCTTTTAATTCTTTATTCACCGGTATTTTCTTCTTTTTTAAGAATATTTATCACATCTTCAACAGATATATTGTTTTTTGACATGGTATTTTTTAAAGACATTACTTGTCTTTTTATGATTGGACTTAATTCAACTTCAATATCTTCTGTTTGGTCTTTTTTTACTAAATCACTATGAGTTGATTTTTTATTCAAAACACTTTCAACATAGTCATTTACAAATTTTTTGGGGTTTTCAATAAGTCTTACTTTATCTCCTTTTAATTTTTTATCGTAACCATAAGAAGATAATCTTTCCTCGGTTTCATCATCACTCATACCTAAATCATCTTCAAAGTATTCATAAGCCCCTTCAATATTCTCGTCTTGACCTAAAGTTTTTTCAAATCCTAAAGCCTTACTTAAGTCTGATTCGGCCCAATATCTTAAGGATGTGTGAGTACCGTGAACCCCGTGAGTACCCATACTACCGGCACTGGTTTTAACAACTTTGTCGGTTATTGAACGAGAACCCCCTTTAGTTGCTTTGGTAAGAGGAATTTTTTTTCTGGCCACATTACCCTTTTCGTCCACAATTTCATCTACCTCGGTTTCAACCTTTTCTGGTATTTTTTTAAAGTCAGTATCGTCAGAATATTCTTTAGCCCATTTTGACCATTTATTTCTTTCCTTCTTTGATGTTGACTTGTCATTGGCTTTTGCGTAGAAGAATCTTTGTTGTTTTTTTGATGCAAATGTTTCCTCAATAATATTTTTAATGTATTTATCCATGCAATAATCTTTTTATAATAAATATCAAAAGAAAGGAAAGATATTTATAGAATAGCATGAATAGTCAAAACATACTCAAATATTATGGTAGTAGGTTAGATTTACAATTAGATTCATCGGAGTACTATGATTATGAAATATCAAAAACTCAAGACGACTATGATGAATTAGTTTTAGATTTAAATACCGCCATAACTTATACCGCACTAACAATTAATACAACATCGCTACAAAACACTGATTGCGTTAGAGATACGATATCTTTAATTGAGTATAACAATAGTGTGAATGACAGTGGTTACACGTATTCTGCATTAACTTGGACTTTAAGTTACTCGGCGTTTACCAACACATTAGGAAATTCAGATATTATTTTACAAAACGACGTATACTCTTACAAACTTTATAGTAATACTCACTATTTGAGGAATAACGGATACAATAATTCAATTTCAAACCCATTTTCACTCAACACTTCAGGTTTCACAACAGGAATAACGGGAGCGTCTTACGCTTGTGTCGCTAAATTAGCCGATACAGATAATTGTTGCCCTCAAGATTCCATACCCGAAGCGAAACCATGGGCTTATCAAATTAACCACGGTGCCGGCGCTGATAACTGTTCATATAAAGTACATAGAAGAACAGAAAAAGGTTGGACTATTGACCTAGTACTAAATAGAAATGGTTTAGATTGGATAAGCGGTAGAACTATTTATTATTTAGGTGTTCGTGGTGAGAACGATTTATTAGATTATGCCGATAATAATTTATCATTTTCATTTACAAATGATGGTAGAATACAATGGAGGTCAATTAGATATTCGGGAATATGTGTAACAAATAGCGGATTCACCGAAACCTTTTATACTTCCTCAGGACAAACACCTGTTTTATGTACAGACGGAACGTCAAATGATTTTAATATCACAATTTCTTTTGAAAGAGACAAATATTATACAGATTGTAGAATAGAAAATGATGGTGGTTGGAACGATTTAATTACTGGACGAACACTTACAACCGCAATTAGTGATTGGTTAACCGGAGCCACCCCAACATTTGAAGACATTGAAGTTTTAAATAAAAAATGGGCTTTAGAAAGAGGAAGAAGAGTGGGTACTTTGAAAATTTACTTAAATGGTAGAACAATATATAAATTAAAAGGGTGGGAGGAAGTTATACCCTCAACAAGGGGGTATCAACCTATGATTCAATCGTGGGCGGGTGGTACCCAATATTCGGGAGGAATACATAATATGGGAATTTCATGTTTTAATTATAAAAGAATTAGATACTATGAAGAACCATTAAATTTTGTTAGAGTTAGTCACAATTATTTAGTATCCACTAAACCATATTATAATATAACTGAGTGTGTCACAGATTGTATTGATAGTATGACCTCTTTAACAACAACCTCTACACCGACTCCTTCAATTACACCAACTGCGACTCCTACTCCCACTCCAACCCCGACATCTACTTCTATAACAACCCAATACTTAACGGGGGTTAGATTGAATAATAATAACGCAGATTTCCATTTATGGGAAGACAGCGGTCATACAATACCAGCACAAGCGTTATGTAATGTCACAATAAACTTTAGTGTTTTGGGTAGTTTAGGTGGGACAGCAAACGCTACGACAGTTATGTCAACAAACCAGCATCACAAACAAGTTAATATCAATTCGTTAATACCTGGTGAAAATCTTGTATCAGTAACAATTAACTCTGTGTTTGACCCATGCCCTAACTATATTGTAATTTACTAATCTATGGCGGTTGATGGAATGATGTTGGATATTGCTGAGTACCTTCAAAAACAAATGAAGGCTCAGATTAACATGCCACGACCAAGTAAGACTTATAGTGGTGCGAACAAACCTGTTTCAGGTAGATATCCCACACCAATTTCAAACAGAAGAGCTAGTAGTACATTATACAACCACTATAAGTAATCGGCCCTATTAGTGCATTTTGTTGTTCTGAAGTTGAATCTGTTAAATAATAATAATTTACTAATTTTAAAATATTTATAAAATATGGAATTTTTTATAAGACAGGGAGCGTCGCAACCAATTTTAAAAATGAGACTTATTGATGATGGAAAAAATGATAAGTCAGGATTTAATGACATGTTAGAAAGTTGTGACATTACTTTTGATATGTACGATGTGGAAACGGGTGAACCCGAGATATTGAACTCCACATGTTTGATTACAACAAGAGATAAAAAATACAATCAAACGACCGACGAATATTATATCACTCATCAATTTACCGAATCTCAAACCGCTATAGTTGGTAAATACGAAGGTAAAATAACCGTTCAATTTTTAAATACAAGTTTAAATCCAACCACAAAACTGATACTTCCCGTTAAAGAAAAACTATTTATTACCATTTTTTAAGATGTGAGAAAAGTTTCGTATATTTGTTAGTAAGACAAACTACAACATTTTGTTGTAAGCAAATGTGTCAAAACAAATTTATATGATATGTCAGAAGTTATTTCTCAAGAGGTAATCGAGAACTTTTTAAACGGGTGGGACCCTGAAGAATTTATTGTTGGGGTTGAATACGATTATCAAAACAACAAAATTTACAAAATTATTCAAGACCCTGAAAGGGGTAAATTGGTTAAACCAGATTCTTTCACGCCATTCCTTTGGGTTGGCGATTTAAGTTCTTGTAATTTTTATCAAGGTAGTAAATCCACTCAAAAGAAAAAAATGGGTGAATATGGGATTATTATTGATAAACTTAAGACTTACGGTAACGAAAGGCTCGAAAATGGTCAAAACTATTTGATAAAGAGTTTAAAAGGATACCGAGAACTAATCAATTTTTTCAAACAGGGTGGAGTTGACCCATGGGGTGATAAGTTTAAACATCTATTTACTATATTGTCTCCTGTTGAACAATATCTAATTCAAAAGAAAAAAAGACTTTTCAAGGGTATTGATGATTACTCGGGTGTACACAGATTTGTATTTGATATTGAGACCACTGGTCTTGAACCAATAACTAATGAGATAATTCTTATTGGAGTTAAAGACAATCGTGGTTTACAAAAAACAATCTCCGCTTTTGGTCCTGATGGTGAAAAGAAATGTATTGAGGAGTTTTTTGAAATCATAAAAGAATTGAAACCAACAATTATTGGTGGTTATAACTCAGCATCATTTGACTTTCCATTTATACTTAAAAGAGCGGAAATTTTAGGTGTTGACATTGTTGAGTGTACTTCAATATTGACATCTGATGGTATTAAACAAAAAGAGGGTCTACTTAAATTAGCAAACGAAATTGAACCTTATACACAACACGTGATTTGGGGTCACAATATTGTAGACATCTCACACGCGGTTAGAAGAGCCCAAGCAATCAATTCAGAAATTAAATCTTGGGGATTGAAATATATCACTCAGTATTTAGAGAAAGAAAAACCTAATAGAGTGTATGTTGATGGTGCGTTCATTTCCAAAATATATTTAGAAAACCATAGTTATTACGTTAATCCTAAAACAGGTAAATATAAAAGAATTGGTGAACTTGGTACCGAAAACTTATTGGACAAGTACCCAAATAAGTATGAAATATGGCCCGGTCAAAGAATTGTGGAACAATATCTTGACGATGACTTATATGAAACAATGATTGTTGATGATTCATTTTCACAATCAACATTTTTACTATCTAAATTGGTACCAACCACTTATGAAAGAATTGCAACCATGGGTACAGCGACTCTTTGGAAAATTATCATGTTAGCGTGGTCGTATGAAAATGGGTTAGCAATTCCTACTAAAGATGAGAAAAGAGCAATCACAGGGGGTCTTTCAAGACTATTGAATGTTGGATACTCTAAGAATATTGTGAAGTTTGACTATGCTTCACTTTATCCATCAATTCAATTGGTTTATGATGTTTTTCCTGAGTGTGATGTTATGGGTGTTCAGAAATCAATGTTAAAGTATTTCCGAAACATTCGTATCAAATACAAAAGACTCGCAAGTCAATTATCAAAATCAAATCCAGATGAGGCCGAAATGTATGACCGTAAACAATTACCAATTAAAATTTTCATTAATGCATATTTTGGTTCATTATCGGCTCCTCAAGTATTTCCGTGGGGCGATATGAATATGGGTGAAACAATTACTTGTACTGGCCGTCAATGTCTCCGTATGATGATTATGTTTTTTGAGAAAAAAGGTTATGTTCCATTGGTTATGGATACGGACGGAGTAAATTTTTCTACTCCTGATGATGTTGATACCCACATTTACGTTGGTAAAGGTTTAAATGAATTAGTACAAGATGGTATAGAATATGTGGGTATTGAAGCCGACACCGCAGAATTTAATGATACATTTATGAGAAATGAAATGGGTCTTGATATTGATTACACCGCACCGGCTTGTATTAATGTATCAAGAAAAAACTACATCATCAAAATTATTAAGAAGGGAAAAGAGAAGATTAAATTAACCGGAAATACGATTAAATCAAAAAAACTACAACAGTATGTTGTTGAATTTTTGGATGAGGGTTTAAAACATTTATTAAATGGTGATGGATTGTCTTTTGTTGAACTTTATTACAAATATGTTCAAGAAATTTATGATAAAAAAATACCATTGTCTAAAATGGCTAACAAATCTCGTGTTAAACAATCGGTAGAGGATTATAAGAAACACATCAAGAAAACAACAAAAGCGGGGTCATTAATGTCTCGTCAAGCACATATGGAATTGGTTATTAAAAATAACTACCCCGCAACTCTTGGTGAGACAATTTATTATATTAATAATGGTCAGAATAAATCTGATGGCGATGTGCAAAAGATAACTAAACCAAGTAAAAAACAACAGGAAGAGTTTACTCAACAAAATGGTAAACCAATGCCAGATAATTACATTCAAATCAATTGTTATATGATTTCTGAAAAAGAATTATCTGACAATCCAGATATGACGGGAAATTATAATGTGTCTAGATATTTGACCAATTTTAACAAAAGAATCGAAACACTTTTAGTTGTCTTTAAACCTGAAATACGTCACGATATTTTGGTTGAAAAACCTGAGGATAGACAGTATTTTACCAGAACACAATGTGAATTAGTGGGTGGATTCCCATTAAAAGAAGATGGCCAAGACAAATACGATGATGTCATGACTCTTTCTGACAGTGAAGTTTTGTTTTGGAATAGAGTAAATAAGGACCCATTTTTTATGTATGTAGAAGATAGTTTAAATCTTGCTGACCCATATTGGGTTGATTTAAATAGAAAGGTAGTTTCTCTTCAAGCCGAAAGTATTAGGAGTAATGAAGACGAAATAATACAAACAAATGGTAACGATTTCGCTTACCACGCAACTAATATCTGAATTATATAACGTTAAATGGTGATTGGAAAGGTCTGTATTTAAGAGCTTTGTTTATGTTTTCAGCTTCCATACCTTTTCTTTCCAATAATTTGTCGGGTCTTAGTCTTTCTAAACGATTCATTAATTCCTCTATCAGTTTTAATTTTTCGTCTTTACCTTCTTGGAGCAGACTTGAATAATCTAATTTTACCGAGCTATCGGGCACTTGTAAATCACCTGAAAATTTACCATATATCCTACCTAAACCCTCTTTAGAATATGCAATCAAGTATTTTCTAACCCAGTTTTGTGCAGGTTTATTTAACATATCCCAAGTTAGTTCTTCGGTTTCTACATCTGATGGTAATTTTACTATACCACTATTTTTATCTAAACACGTATCAGGGTCTGTAGTGTCATAATACCAATACCAAACTTTTTGTCTATTATTTTGAATTGAACCAAAATCAAATCTGCCACCCGGTACGTTATATAAGTGAACTATTTTCGTTCCGTTAGGTCCTGCTGTAATTCTATATGTTAAGTCGCCACCTATTAAACGATTTTTAATATTTCTATCACCCATTCTTAAAAGTAAATCATAAGCGGGTAATAAGAAATATGAGCCAGACGCGCCTTGTTGTGCAAATCCACCAACACCACCAAAAGCCACACCTCCAAGACCACCAAAACCACCTAAAAACGGGTCAACAATAGAGTCGGTCAATTCTGCCCTTGAGAACCATAGCAACTCGTTAATTTCTCTACCGGCCGGTACTACATAAGTTTGTGTATTTGCGGACAATGAAATGTAATCTTTTTTTAATTCACTATTACCTCCCGTCTGTAATCCAACAATCTTGGAATAAGAATGGGTGTATTGTGTTTCATAATCTAAACTTCTTGTTGTAAACGCTCGCGACAATGATTGTGTATCAACGTTAAGACCCGCAAGCGCTGACCATTGTGATTCAATTAACCAATCACTTACGTATTGTTCATACTCAGACACGGATAATTCCAAAAAAGTGTCCATCTGTTCCTCCGTTAGTTCCACACCTCTAACTGGTAGACCTAACAAGTGAAAGACTTGCGAGTACAATTTTTGTTTTTCAGTATTTGAAATTACAGTGGTTGACATTGATTTTTATTTATCAATAAATATCTTTATATTTGTTTTAATATTTTAAATGACATGTATTCTGCTGAAATCTCAAAAAACATTGAAAATCATATAAAAAAGATTTGCACAATAAAGGGACCCACTAAGGACCTTTTTTTGAGTGAGTGGAGAGAGGTTTTTAAAGAATGTTATTTTAATAAAAATCAATATGGTTTTTGTCAAAAAAATGGAACTTATGGTGTATTAACCCCTAAAGGTTCTTGGTCACCCGTGAATCAGTTTAACACAAACTATCTTATCAATATAAAAATAATTGAAAAATTAAATGAATGGATTTTTCAGGATTATTTTTTTAAAGGAATTAATAACCTAAATGGAAAACCATTAAGGGATATCACTTTTGATGATAGTTTATCAGTTGAAGAAGAAATAATTAACTATTTTAAATGGTTTAGAGAATACAAAGACCGTATATTAATTGACCATAAAATTATTGGGATAAATGATTTTTTATATGAACTTTTTAACATCGCATCGAAAACTATGGGAATAGGTACGTTTGCAGAATTATGTATTGAGTACTATTTTAAAAAAAATGTAAAATCGGTGAATATTTACAGGACATCTTTATATAGAGGTTCTTTGATAGATATGATTAATGGTTGTGATTTGTTCACGGTGAATAATAAGGATGACACAAAAGTAAAAAGGATTCAAAGTAAGGTTGTTAAATTTCAAGGTGATAGTTTTAAAAACATAATAGATGTAAAGGACTACATTGGTAAAAACATTGATTTTTTGGTTTTGGTATCATTGAACTATGATTTTAGATTTCATACTGTGAGCCCAACGAGAATGGTTTTTTTACATCTTAAAGAAGATACAATTATACCCGAATTAAATGGTTGGTATACATATAACAAAAATAATGTACTTATGGAAGAAAAAATTGATGATGTTTTTAACTCAAAAATTTTCTTTGAGTTTTTTATGTATTGTTCAAAAAACGATGTAGAGTTTTCTCTTGAAGTTTCTGAAAACACAAACTTAAATTTTATAGAAGAAGAAAGAAAAGTTTGTGTGAGTTTACCTTCAAGTGTCGAAAATTTTGATATCAATAAAATTCACGATACATGGATTGAAATAATTAATAGTATTTCTCAGAAAAAAGAAGATATTGACTTTATGACAAATACCTTAAAGAATCTCTTTAAGAATTGATTGGGCAAAACTTTCAGAATAATCACCATCACCCATCACTTGGTCAATAATGTTCTTTTTCTTTTGAAGCATATTATAAACTATTTTTTCTATGGTGTTTTCAAAAATTGGATAGTATACTAACACATTTTTTTTCTGTCCGTACCTAAAAGCTCTGTCTTCCGCTTGGCTATGATGTGCGGGCACAAATGATAGGTCATTCATAATTACAACCTCCGCAGATGTTAAGGTAATACCAACTCCTCCCGCAACTATATTTGAAATAAATACCTTAACTTTATCCTCACTTTGAAAACGGTCAACTGATTGTTGTCTTTTATCTTTGGACATTTTACCATCTAAAACTACCGAGTTCTTTTTGTATTTTTCGTGTATCGTATTCAATGACATTGTAAAATTAGTAAACACGATTACTTTTTTACCCTGTTCTAAACACTTATCAATAATCTCACACGTGTAATTAATTTTTTCTTGTGAAATTATCTGTCTAACTTTCATTAAACGATTAATTGTCACCGATAATGATTCTTTGTTTTTAGCCTCACTTGTAATTCTTAAAAAGTCTTCAAGTTCTTCATCGTAATAAGTGCTTTTTAAATCTAAGAAAATTGGTGTAATAATTTTATCAGGTAAATCCAAAATGTCTGTTTTCATCCTTCTCAGAACAAGATTTTTTGTTCTCATCCTAAGTTCATCTAAATTTGTTGCACCGTTAGTGTTCCATATTTTTTTTTTGTTTACTGTAAATTGGTAACCACCACAATATCTCTTAACATAACCTTGCCAATTTAATGTAACATTTGAATTTACAATTCTTAATAGATTATAATAATTGATTGGTTTAGAGGTTATGGGTGTGCCTGTTAGTAACCAAACTTTTGGTATATTTTTTAACATGTCATTTATTAATTTAGTTCTCTGAGCACTTGTATTTGATATATAGTGAGCCTCATCTACTATTACTAAATCAAATTTTTCATTAGTTATTAAATTGGTATTTTCTTGACCAATTTCATGTGTATCAGTTGAATGATAGTTCTTTATAATATCATAATTAATAATGTAGTAATTAAATGTTGAACCCCACTTACGACCCTCAACAATTAAAGTTTTCTTGTCTGAGTAATTTTCAATTTCTCTTTGCCAATTAATCTTTAGAGACGCTGGACATATTATTAAAATCTTTTTTGCGCCGCTTTCTAACGAAGCAATAATCGCTGAAGTCGTTTTACCTAATCCCATATCATCAGCGAGAATATATTTGTCGTTGGCTAATAATTTTTCAATCGCCGTTTTTTGATGTGATAATGGAGGTCTATTATCGTAAGGGGAATAATCAACTACTCTATTTAATTTTTTTTCTTCTTGTATAATAGCAGATTTGGGAACCCACATAGCTGAATTTTTTTCACTTTCAAAAATTTTACCCCATATGTGATACGCCATATCACTTTCACATAATAACTTTTCACACCATATTTTTTCGGGTGGTTTTGTTAGATATTTAGATTCCATCAACTTGTCCGCAAACCCATCAACAATACTAATATATTTTTTTGCAACTCGGGGGACCACATCATGGTATTTTAAAACATAATCGGCTTGAGGTCTTGTTAACTGAAAACCTCTCACTTCGGATAATTTTCTTTTCCACTCAATTAGTTGGTTATTAAAACCTTGATAAGTTGATAAAATTTTTCTCGCTTCTATCTCAGGAATCTGACTCTGCATACAATAAATTAAATATACTAAAATAGAATCAATAAATGAACTATTTATAAGAAATGAAAAATAAACTACCAATAACCAGGCTAAGTAAGTTCTTTTCTGAAACTGATTTTGATTTAAATGTTCAGTTAGGTGAAGAATATTTGCATGGTGATTTGGGTATGAAATTAGTTCTATTTAGGGTAGATAGACAAAAAACCGACACAGATGATGTTTATGGTGAGGTGGGTAAAGACCAAATTAAATTTTTACCACCTACTGAATTTTTTGGATTGGTTAAAATTGAAGAACCTAAAAATAATTCATACACTAAAGGTGTAAATAGATATTTGGAACCTGGTAATATGACAGTATCCGTATACATCAAACATCTTGAAGAAATGGATATTGATATTAGATATGGTGACTTTATTGGATATCCCGAATCAGAAGAAAGAATTAGATACTATACGGTAGTAAACGATGGAAAGGTTACTTCAGATAATAAACATAATATGTTTGGTTTCAGACCTCATTATAGAACCATCACTTGTGCAATAGCCCAAGAATCTGAATTTAGAGGAATTTAATTATGGGATTACCAAAAAGAAAAAAAGATATTAAAGTATATGGCGCAAACCAAAACGCCGATGGTCCTGCAATAATGGGTAGAAGAAAAGAATTGTTAGAAGAAATTATAAAATCTGACACATTCCTTCCTGATTCAATATTACATGACGACCTTGATTTAGGTATGTTGGAATTTGTGAAAGAAAATTTCAAAGTAATTTCCGATGGTGACCAAATACCTATGATTCCAAAAATTTTAACAATTCAAAGGTGGGGTGAATACACCAATAATTGGTCTTTTAGTGATGAAGATGGAAATATTAAATTACCGTTTATCGCGGTTGTAAGAAAACCTGAAGTTCAATTAGGTACTAATCCATCAATTCAAAGAACCATCCCTGATAGAAGAGATTTCTTTTACGCTTCGGTTCCAACTTGGGATGGAAACCAAATGGGTGCTGATATCTATAAAATCCCTCAACCAATTGCGGTTGACATTAGTTTTGATGTAACAATTGTCTGTACAAAATTTAGAGACATAAATAAATTCAATCAAAAGGTTTTACAAAAGTTTTCGTCTCGTCAGGGATACACCCGAGTGAAAGGACACTACATTCCAATCGTGTTAGATAGAATTGAAGATAATACCCCAATGGACACCTTGGATGGTAGAAGATTCTACGTTCAAAATTATGGATTTACAATGTTAGGGTTTCTAATTGATGATGAGGAGTTCGAAGTTTCACCAGCGGTAAATAGAAGTATAACGATGATTGAACCTGATTTAAGAAGTATACCATCAATCGATAAATCTGAAAATATAATAACTATATCATCAAATTACTCAAGTGGTTCAATCATTGCACAATACACTGCAACATCAACTAAAAAAGTGGATAAAACCGTTGAAATATCTTTTACAGATACGTTATCGACGGTTACTGGTAGTTCTATAAGTATACCAGTGAAAATTTTTATTGAATCAAATCAATATAGTGGAACCACTCAATATACTATTGATGGTACATTTAGTAATTTAACACAAACAAACACTTTTGGTTCCATTGAAGTCGATACAATTGGAAAAACAAAATATAGGTACGATGTAATCACCCAATCAACTTTTACGATACCTCCAACACCGACACCAACACCATCATTAACTCCGTCAGTAACCCCAACAAGTTCTATTACCCCATCAGTAAGTTCGTCGATAACGCCAACACCATCATTAACTCCGTCAGTAACCCCAACAAGTTCTATTACCCCATCAGTAAGTTCGTCGATAACACCAACACCATCAATTACACCTTCTGTAACTCAAACTAGTTCAGTCACACCGTCGATAACGCCATCTACCACACCATCCATGACACCATCTGTTACACCAACAATTACCCCTTCTATTACACCATCAATAACACCAACACCATCATTAACTCCATCATTAACCCCAACCCCAACTCCAACATTAACACCAACACCCACGCCTTTCAGAAATTTATTGTTTACAAATACTAATACTAATGGTTCTGTAATATCATCTTTTGGTAGTAGTTTTTCGGCTATGTGGAACTTTGAATTTCCTATTTTATATGGGGTAAGTCAAAACGCGTTTATTAATTCAAGCGTTGCTGGTGATTTTTTGTTTGTCTCGATTACTGGTGGAACCGGATATGTTCTACGTGTTTATGAAAATGGTCACCTAATAAGTGGATATACCGGTAATGCACCGAACACTGAAACATATATTTTAACTCAAAGTATCGGTGATAATGATACGTTGCAAATTGATTTAGTCACCCCACCATCCCCAACGCCATCTGTGACCCCAACAAGTTCTCTTACCCCATCAGTAAGTGCATCGATAACACCATCTGTTACTCCAAGTGTTACTCCTACACCATCTGTTACTCCAACACCGTCTTCAACAAATGGTGCTTAATAATATTCAATTAATCCCCGTATAGGTCTTTTTTCTTAGGTGAATCATTCACCTTTCCTGTTTTACAAAACTCATCAATCCATTTTTGAACAACCTTGTAAATTTTTAATCCATTTTTATCGCAATGTTCTTTTAACATTTTATGATGATTTTCACTAACCTTTATATTTTTCGAGGAGTTTTTCATGATAAAGATAAATATAGATATTAAAGTATAAATTAGTATCCATAAGTACCATTTTTAAAAAAATCAAGGGAATCTTTGCTAAAAACAAAGATATTTATTGATAAAGAAATAAAATTAATTAACCAAACAATTTAAAAATGGCAAATTCAAATAGAGTTTTTGTATCTCCGGGTGTATACACATCCGAAAAAGACTTAACATTCGTGGCACAAAGTGTTGGTGTCAGCACATTAGGTTTGGTGGGTGAAACCTTAAAGGGTCCCGCTTTTGAACCTTTATTAATAACTAATTTTGACGAATTCAAGTCATATTTTGGAGGAACAAGTCCCTTAAAAGACAACAACAATAACCCAAAATATGAATTACCTTATTTTGCAAAATCTTATTTAGAAGAATCAAACCAATTATTTGTAACAAAAATATTGGGTTTAACGGGTTACTTACCTGTTAAAACTTACGGGGTTAAGACAATTGCTGGTGTTATATTGGAATCGCTTAGTGGTACAACCACGGGTTTAACAATGTCAGCACAGACCACAACAATCACGGCAAGTACGATTTATAGTGAACTATCAGATAAAATATCTGTAGATGGAAATTATATTACAGATTATATTGTGGCAAACTTTAGTGGTAACACATCATCTAATCATGGAGAGTGGTTTGTTATGGGTGAAGTACCAACTTCACAAACCTCTGGTCAAACCGCATCACTTGAAGAACTTTCTCCTCTAACAGGTTTAAATAACGCAAATAATAATAACAATAAGGAATGGTATAATGTTTTAGTAAATTCCGCGGGTTCTGAAGTGTATTCTTACTTATTTGTATACAACAGTGGTGCAAGTAGATTTGATGTGACTAAGTTCACCTACAACGCAACACTCAATACGGCATATAATAATCAGGTTGTTTTAGCGTTCAGACCAAGAGGCTCTTACAGCCAACAAACTTTAAACTTAGAGTCCACGGGGAATGCTAATTTCATTGTGACAGGTTCAGGAATTACTACAAATCCTTTAGCTGAATTTACAGTGAATATTACAGGTTCAACGAGCGGAGCAAAATCATTTACTTGTAGTATGGATGCGTCGTCATCAAAATATGTAACAAAAGTATTTGGTACAGATGTTTATGACAAATTAAAAGGTGACGTTCCTATTTATGTATTTGAAGCTTATCCAAATTATTTGTTAAGAGCTTATGAAGAAGGATATATTAGAGGTTTAAGCTTAACAGAATCTTATGAAACTGTTGGTAATGACTTTAAAACGTCTTATGATACTCCAATATCACCAACTGTTGTTTCTGAAGTAAGAGGTGGTGAAGTCAATGATTTATTTGATGTAATTACAATATCAGACGGGGACGCAGCGAACTTTGAGGTAAAAATTTCTATTATTAATATCAATATAGACACGGGTGACTTTGACTTAATTGTTAGAGATTTTAACGATACAGACAATAATATTGTCGTACTTGAAAAATTTAGTAGATGTAGTATGAATCCAGATTTACCTAATTATGTGGCTAAAAAGGTTGGTACATCCGATGGTGAATATGAAATACGTTCAAAATACATTATGCTGTTAATGTCTGATAATCACCCCGTTGACGCATATCCCGCCGGATTTAAAGGATTCCCGAATAACAGTACTTTCGGTTCAGACACTTTGGGTTCTGTGATTTACAAAACTACATTCTTTAATGCTGGTGATACCGAATCTTATCTCGCAGATGGAACACCGGTTTTATCTTCAGGTGATAAAGTGAGAAAAACATACTTTGGTTTATCAAGTCCAACCAATAAAGTAACATACGATAGGGACTTATTTAAATTCAAAGGAACTTCAGCGGCTGGTACGACTAAGGGTTTCCACTTATCAACAAACGCGTCTACAATCACAGGAACAACTTTCTTAACTACATCGTATGATTTAGAGGGTCAAACAGGTGGAGTTAGTAACGTATTGACAAACATCAATTATCGTAAGTTCACTTTTACCGCTGCTGGAGGATTTGATGGTTGGGATATCTATAGAAATGTGAGAACCTACGGTGATGGATTCATCTTTGGTAAAAACACTTACACAAGTGGTAATACCAATAATGGAGGCGTGTTTAGCACGGTATCGGGAAACTCTGATTACTACGCTTACGCCCAAGGTATTGACACCTTCTCAAATCCTGAATCAGTTGATATAAACATTTTTGCAACACCGGGTATTAACTTCTATGACAATAGTTCTTTAACGTCATATGCAATTGATATGATTGAAGACGATAGAGCGGATTCTCTTTACGTAATTTCACCACCAAACTACAGTACTGCGGATGAAGTAATAGACGCTTTGGACGGTGTGTCGATTGATAGTAATTATTCAGCTGTTTATTGGCCTTGGATTCAAGTTAGAGACGTAGACAACGCCGTACAAATATATCTACCACCAACTGGTGAAGTTTTAAGAAATATTGCGTTAACCGATAACGTATCTTTCCCTTGGTTTGCGGTAGCGGGTTATTCAAGAGGATTAGTAAATTCAATTAAAGCGGTTAAGAAATTAACTTTAGATGAAAGAGATGACCTATACAAAGCTAGAATTAACCCAATAGCAACATACGCAGATACCGGCACAATTATATGGGGTAACAAAACCCTTCAAATTCGTGAATCGGCGTTGGATAGAATTAACGTAAGAAGATTATTGTTAAGGGCTAGAAAATTAATTTCGGCAGTAGCGGTAAGATTGTTATTCGAACAAAATGACGAACAAGTTCGTAATGAATTCTTGAGATTGGTTAACCCAATATTAGATGCAATTAAAAGGGAAAGGGGTTTATATGAATTCCGTGTTACGGTTTCCAACGACCCAGAAGACATTGACTCTAATACTTTGAGAGGTAAGATTTATATCAAACCAACAAGAGCTCTAGAATTCATAGATGTTGAGTTCATAATTACACCAACAGGAGCATCATTTGATGATATCTAATAAAAAGGGGAGGGGAAACCCTCCCTATTTTATGTTCCACGTGGAACATTATAATATAGTGTGACCTACGGAACTACTAAATATAAAAAAAATAAAATTATAAATTACCCAGTATATGCACCAGTATTCTAGTTCTAGTTCTAGTTTATTTTTATCTAGTTTATTTCTTTCTAGTTATTCTAGTTTCTTTAATCTAGTTCTTAATTTACTAGCATCTAGTACTAGTATGGAAAAAATACGAAATAATTTTCACAAAATCAAGTATTGAGAAGATTTTTTTTGTTTTTTCATATACAACATATTTATAAGAAAGATTAAAAATAAAAAAAATAAAAAACAAATATTGACATGGCAGATTTATTAATGAAAATGCCGGTTCCTTACGAACCGAAAAGAGTTAACCGATTCATACTTAGATTTCCTTCATCATTAGGAATAAATGAATGGTATGTAACATCAAGTGCAAGACCAAGCGCAAAAATAAATTCAGTTGCAATTCCTTTTATAAACACCTCAACATATGTTGCTGGTAGATTTGAATGGAGTGAAATAAGAGTAACCTTCAAAGACCCAATTGGTCCTTCAGCGTCACAAGCGTTGATGGAATGGTTCCGTCTACACGCCGAATCAGTAACAGGTCGTATGGGTTACGCAGCTGGTTATAAAAAGGATATTGAATTAGAGATGTTAGACCCAACGGGGGTTGTGGTTGAAAAATGGATACTTCAAGGTTCTTTCATAACCGACTTAAACTTTAACGAACTTGATTATTCAAGAGATGATATTGCATCTATCACATGTTCGTTAAGAATGGATAGATGTATTTTAGTTTACTAATCAAATAATAAAAAATCTGTCAATAAAAGGTCTCTCAAAAGGAGACCTTTACTTTTTTTAAAAGTTTTCGTAAACTATACTAGTTATAAAATAAAAAATATGGAAGAATTTAGAGTTGACCCAACAATTGCATATGATGTTGTTGAACTACCCTCAAGAGGTATACACTATCAAAATAAAAAGAAATCACTCAAGGTTGCGTATTTAACAGCCGCCGATGAAAATATATTATCAGCTCAAAATCTTATTGCCTCGAATGGTGTAATAGATGAATTATTAAAAAGAAAAATTTTGGATAGAGATATTCAAATTGAAGATATTGTTGAAGAAGATAGACAAGCGGTATTAATATTTTTAAGAAACACCGCTTTCGGTCCTGAATATAAATTCTATTTAACAGACCCTAAAACCGAAAAGGAATTTGAAGTATCTGTTGATATGAGTGAATTAAAATTCAAAGATTTTAATTTAGAATGCGATTCGAATGGTGAATACCCATATTTTATGGAAAAATCAAAAGTTCAAATTACATTTAAATTTTTAACACCAAAACAAGAAAAAGAACTTGATGATTTAAAAAGAAGTTGGAACGGTCAAGGTGTTGCACCTATCGTGACAAAACAATTAGAAATGATGATTAAATCTGTTGCAGGAAACAAGGATATGATGAATATTCACAATTTTGTGGAAAGATTACCAATCAAAGATTCCCAAGATTTCAAAAAATTTGTAAAAGAAAATAAACCAGGATTAGATTTAACAAAAACAGTAAAAACCCCGTCAGGAGAAGACACCCAAGTTGAAATTGGGTTCGGGGTTGAGTTTTTTCGCCCTTTCTATGGCTTATAAGAAAGGACAGTTAGATGAAATTTTATTTTTAATCAAAAGAGGTTTTAGTTATGGTGATATTATCACCATGCCCGTTTTCATACGTAGATATTACGTGGAGTATATTATTGAATTAGAAAACGCTCCTAAATAATATTTATAGATATGACAATTAATGAAGAGGTATCCAAACTAAGAGCAGGTTTAAATTATACTCAATTCAAAAACGAGTTCTTAAAATTGCAATCAGTACAGAATAATAGTTCTTTAATGGGTAAAGTAGATGATTATTGGTCATTTTATAACCAAAAAGAACCATCAAGCGGAGGGAACACAGGAGGTGCGGGTAGTAAAACAGCGTCTTATGCAACCGACTTACTAAAAACACAAGACATTGCGGACTTAGGGTATTCAAATCCTGTTTCATCATTATCATTACAAAAAGATACTGTATTTCAATTTAGCACCATATCTGAAACAATAGGTAAAATAGCGAGAGAATCAAAAAATCTACCTGATTTTATGGTTCAATTAGGTGTTAAAGGAACTAGTGAAATGGTGTCTTTTCTCGGTAAAGAATTGGAAAAAATACAAAAACAAGAAGTGGAATTAAGAAATAAAATTAATTCTGAACTTGGTTTAACCGGTGAATTATCGAGACAATTTAGAAACAATATATTTGAAACATTACCAGCCGCAACCGCCATGGGATTTAGTTTTGAGGATGTGAAAGATTATTCAGTACAAATGGTTGAACAAACTGGTAAGATGACAACATTCGGTAAAGATGTTTTACAAGAATCTCAAAAAACAGCAAGAGCATTTTATGGTGATTTATATAGATTGGGTGCCGCGTTAGATAGTTTTGACAAAATAGGTATTGGTGCAAAAGATGCAATCAAAGAAATTGACAAAGCGGGTAAAAGTTCATTAACTCTTGGTTTAAATGCAAGAAAAGTAGTGGCGGATGTTGGTGCTAATATGGACAAATTAAATACCATTGGATTTAAAAATGGTGTTGAGGGATTAACCAGAATGGTTCAGAAGTCTATTGAATTTAATATGAATATTGAAAAGGTTAAAACAATGGCGGAAAAACTTTTTGACCCGGACCAAGCAATTGCGTTATCTGCTGAATTACAAGCTATAGGAGGCGCTATTGGTGACTTTAATGACCCATTAAAATTAATGTATATGGCGACCAACGATGCTGGTGGATTACAAGATGCTATGATAGGTGTTGCAGGTTCATTAGCCACATATAATACTGAATTAGGTAGGTTTGAAATCACAGGAGCTAATCTTAGAAAATCTAAAGCATTAGCGGACCAAATGGGTATGAGTATGGAAGAGATGTCTAAAACCGCAATCAAAGCTGCGGAAAGGTCGTCAGCAGCAACCGCGTTGTTATCATCAGGTCTACAAATTGACGAAAAAGAAAAAGAGTTCTTAACCAACATCTCTAAAATGGAGGGTGGTAGAATGGTTATTGACATCCCTCAATCCTTGGCAAAAGAATTAGGATTGCAGGATACTAAAGTTGCATTAGATGAATTAAGTCCAACAATTGCAAAAGGTTTATTAGAGAACCAAAAAGCTTTTGAAGATATGTCTGTTGAAGATATTGCAAGAGACCAATATACCGCAACCCAAAATATGCAAAAAGACATAAGTGCATTATTAACAGTTGCTAAGGTACAAGCGGCCGCGACAATAAGACAACCTTTAGCTGAATTTGACAAATACATTGAAGGGTTAGAGTTATCTGAAAATTTAAAAGAAAAAACAAGTTTAGGTGGGTTACAAAAAACGGACGAAGAGTTATTTTCTAAGATGGTTAGTGAAGCAGTTGCACCCGCTAAAGCTTTGGTTGCTAAAAGTATGGGTGTAAGTGAATCTGATTTGGAAAATAAATTAAAAGGTAATACCAATAATCAAAACTCAAATCAAACGGCCGCAGTGGTTAATTATAAACACGAACATAACTTTAAAACAAATGGTCCTGTTTTGGATGCGGTTGTTCGGGAAATGTATAAAAGTCCATCAGTGGTAAATGAAATGCGTCAAACGGTTACACCTTCACAATTAGATTACACATCTTTTACCTTGCCACCTCAATTTAATTAAAATTAAAAAGTTTCTATTTATAATGTAAATGCCAACATATTTAGATTTTAATACTACCAAAGCGTTTAGAGATTTTTTAATTTCAAAAACCCTAAACAGACCCAATGGACCTCAAACGTTTACTGATACAAATTACGTTGTTCAAAATCTAAACAATTTTGCTAATGTTGACCCTGGTGATGTTAAAACAAATTGGTCGGTATACTTTGGTCAAAATTTTATTAACCTATATATTCCACCAAATAGCACTATTGAGGAATACACAAACACGTCTTTACCAACTTTATCACAACTAAATGGTGGTATTTTATCTGCGGGTTATATTAATTCGTTTGAACCCCAAACAACTAATTTAGTTAGTATTATGGCGGGTCAAAACTTCGATGACGATTCGAGGTTAATGAAATTTGCTACACAAAATATTAGAGAAAACAAACAAGGTCCTGTATTAGCCAGACTACAACAAAATTTAGAATCAGCAACTTTAGGTAGGGCTAGAATACTTGACGCATTGGATGGTAACATCGCAACAGCGATAAACATAGTTACAGGAAGAGAACCTCTAATTGAAAAAAACTATAAAATTACTGTTGCTAAAAGTTTATTAGGTAAAGGTGTAGATTTTCTCCAAACGGTTGCGGGTATTGAATTTCCATTTAGTGAAATACCAGGAGATTATTTAAGCAACCCAAGAAACCCTATTGTAAATAGACCGACACCAAAAACCGAAGCGGGTGCGATATTACAAGATGTAACAGGTGTTTTAGGTAGTTTAGTTGGTATTCAAAGAAGACCAAAATTAGGTAGAAAACCATCTGACTTAATGGTTGAATACTTAGGTGAGGGTCAGAAACAAATTTTGTTTGACCAATTATCATATTCAACATACGCACCAAATTACACAACAACAGCAAGGTCACAACAATCATCAAAACTTTTTAATTTTGCAAACAATGTTGCCGGTGGAATTAAAAACTTTTTAGGACTTGAAGCACCAAAAGGTGTTGCTTATATTGGAGACGATAGAGCGGAAGACGTAAAATATACTATGTCAGATTTTAATGACAACATGGTTAAAAGTAGTTACTTCTTAAGTTTAATGTTTGACCCGGTACAAGCCGCTTTATTTGAGAGACAAAGAAATATTTCCCAAGGTGGACCAATTAGTGGTAAACTTACGTGGATTAGTAAAAACTCAAAGAATAAGATTGGATTATGGAACGAGGAATTCCAATCAAGAGAAAGTAACGATTATAACAATTCAATTTCAACAAAATACGGATTTAGAGAAGATTCAATTTTAGGTAAAACTCAAGAAATATTGGATTCAATGCCTAAAGATGGTCAAGCAACAAGAACACATGTTGGTAACGTTATTGACCAAACCAGTAGAATCTTTAAAGAGGGTGATAGTATGTTGTCACGAGGTTCCGCAATTAAGTTTGTTGATAAGTATAAACAAGAAACAGGAGCTGAATATTGTCGTGTTTGGACTAAAGATAGGTCCTATATGAACTATTCAGATACAATGAAAAGAACCGCTAATATTAGAAAGTTCGATGATAGTGTAATGGGTGGTGATAGTAGACCGTATAATATTAATATTGCACCTATATCAAGCGGAAACTATGATGCAAAAAATAGTTTTAAAAATTCATTTGGGTCTAAAAACTCAACAAATATATTTGAAACACCAAACGGTGTCGGAACGGGTGATGGATTTTATGCTAAAAAATATATGTTTTCAATTGAAAACTTAGCATGGAGAACATCAAATACACCAGGATTTACATACAATGATTTACCATTTTGTGAAAGAGGTAACAATGGGGGTAGGGTTATGTGGTTTCCACCATACGATTTAAAGATTAGTGAAAACAACCAAGCGAGATGGCAAGACAATACTTTTTTGGGTAGACCCGAACCAATATATACATATCAAGACACATCAAGAAGTGGGCAATTATCATTTAAGGTTGTTGTTGACCACCCGAGTATCTTAAATTTATTAGTGAGAGAACTTTTCAAAGGAATGTCAGAGGAAGAATCTGAAAATTATATCAACGCTTTTTTTGCTGGTTGTAAGGAATTGGATTTCTACGAATTAATTAGAAGATTTACTCAATTAGATACAAACGATATAAAACTGATTCAAAGTTTATTAAATCAAGGACAAGACCCTGAAACTATCAAACAATATAAGGTAACCACTGAGTACCCAACAGAGACAACACCAACAAACACGACAACACAAGGTAACGAAGCAGATTCTAAACCTGTTGATGAGGTTATAATTAAATTAAAGTATGAAAATGATAGACCGGGACCAAGTTTAGACCTTGATACCACAAAAAATTATACAGAATTATACGACGATTACAAAGGCCAAAAACAAGCTTATATTGATGAATTAGGTGCCGCGTTAAATACTTTAACTGGTTTGTCTCAAACAGACACTCAAGTAAAAACAGAAAAATCTTTTATTTTTGGTGATGCTAATCACGTTATAACACAATCCGACATTGATGCTCAAAAAACAAAAATCGGTGATTATTTTGACCAAGCTGATGTGTCATTTAATAAATACGTATCTAGTTTAAATAGTTTAATATCAGACATATCTGGTAAAACGGCGGAAACAATTAGATTTCAAATTTTATCTTCATGTTCATCAGTTGCGACTAATGATTACAACGAAAGATTATCACTAAGAAGAAGTCACTCCGTAATTCAAGATATTTTTGATAGATTATCGGCTGTCGGAGGAAAAAAAGAATGGCAAATAAAATGGCCAGAAAATTTAAATTTAGTAAACAAAGATAACTCTGAAAACGATAAAGAAATAATTCAACAAGGACAACCGATTGTTATATTAAAAGAGTATAATACAAAAGATTTTGGATTTGAACATGATACTAAAATTATTGTAGAATCGGTCAATTATGGTGAAACATTAACTGGGACCCAACCTGATAAAGATTGTGTTAATAAAGATTTCGTTAGAGTACCAAAATTAAAACAATACTCACCAATTGCGTTCTATTGTAGACAAACGGCAATGTCTTTAAAGTACAATAATAAATCAGAGAAGAAACAACCCGATACACCAACACCACAACCACCTATAACAAAAATAGAAGAAAATGGACAGGTTGTTGTGAACCCACCAACAAGAAAACCCGCCATTGACCCACTAAAAAGAATTATCGCAAAAACACTATCCGAATGTTTTTACTTTAAAAAATTAGAAGAAACTGACCCGATTGTTTTCTCATCACTTAAAGAAAAATTAAAATATTTTCATCCAGCATTTCATTCAACAACACCTGAAGGTTTAAATGCTAGACTTACATTTTTACAACAATGTATTAGACCGGGAGACACCATCCCAATTAAAGGTATTTCGGAAGAATCAGATGTTAGAGCAAGAAACACCGCGTTTGGACCACCGCCTGTTTGTGTCTTAAGAATTGGCGATTTTTATCACTCAAAAATAGTAATTAGAGATGTAAACATTTCTTATGATGACGGTGGGCAAATACTATTTGATTTGAACCCCGAAGGCATTGGAGTTCAACCTATGATTGCGTCGGTAACATTATCTATAAATTTTATTGGTGGACAAGGATTATCTAAACCTGTTGAAAGATTACAAAACGCCTTATCATCTAATTTCTTTGCAAACACAGAAATGTACGATGAGAGGTCAATCGCAACAAACGAAACTATTGGAGGTAGAAATGCTGAAGAATTTACTCGTGAATTTTTAGCAGATTTGAACAAAACTTATACAAACGCCATTAACAAAAACAATCAATCTCAAAATACTAAAAATGTAAAAGATGGAAATTATATGGGTACCCTTGATGGTAACAGTATAAAATATACGGACATAATTAAATCCGTCTTCACCTCAACAGAAAGTTATTTTGATAAGTATCAAGACACGTATAACAAAGTTTATACAAAATACGGTAAAGATATTACTGCTCTTTTATTTAAGGGTGAATATAGACCAATAAATCAATACGACATTTACACCTCAACATCACCAACACCGGGTAAAACATTATCATTACTTGGTTTATATAAAAAGACACAAGAATTAACCGTTTATACATCAGGATTAAAAACAGGGTTGGCTAATTTTCTTAATGACTCGTCTTCAACTTATTTAGTTAATATGGTTGAGTTTGATAAAGAAATGACCGGCTCAATACTTACAGATACAAATGTCAAATTAAAAGATTTTATAACTAAAGAGATAATTGAAAATAAAATAAATGAACTCACCGATTCTACTCAAATATTGGATGAATTGGAAAAATCAAGAAATCAATTAATATCTGATTTAGATAGGGTTAATTTTGTTATTAAAAATGGTAAAGATTCAACAGTACAAGATAGTATTGTTAAATCTGTTGCAATAAGTGGTTTTACTTCGGATTTGTTATATAACGAATACAGTACATGTGTTGATTATATTGAGACAAACGCACCGAAATTAGTTGATGGTTTATCTACCAATATTACATTTTTAAATCCAACAATACAATCGGCGGATTTTGAATTTATGATGAAACAATTGTTATTCGATAAAGTAGAAGCATTTATATCAGAGCTAAAAGACCCTTTGTTATATAAAGACCATTTAAAAAATCAATTGAAAAAAAGATTAAATAAATTTGTTGAAAAACCAGAAGAACAGAAATTTAAATTAACAAAATTCAAAAAAAGGAAAAGCGATAAAGAAATTAAGTTTGGAATTTCATCCACAACAGATGAAACAAACCAAACAATAATAGATGAAGCGAACCAAATCTTTTCAACATCAAACGAAGTTACAGATAAATTAAATTATTATAGACCACAATAATGAGTAGACAGTATTTTGATAGATATCAGTTTTTTATTGAAGACGGTAAATTTAGGATTGTACCAGGGATTGAAATCCCAATAAAATCTTCGGATAGATATATGTTTTATAAAAAGGGTAGAGATAGGTTTGATAAAATATCGCAAGATTATTATGGTTCACCAGTGTTTGGATGGTTAATATTACAGGCAAATCCAACGGCGGGAAGTATTGAATTTGAAATACCTGATAATACTGTTATTAGAGTACCCTTTCCTCTTACAACGTCTTTACAAGATTATAAAAGAAGTATAGAATTATATAATCTATATTATGGCGAGCAATAATGATTACCCAAATAATGAAAACATACTTGTAAAAGTTGACCAAAACAATCTTATTTATGTTGACCCAAATAGTGTTGTCGATTCAAACGGAGAAGTTCAACCAAGAGGACATAAACAAGAAAACTTAGTCATGTATGCGAACTTGGAAGCTGATTTAATTCCAAGAACGACTCTCATTGCTGATGATAATTTAGGAAATACCTTAACACAAATTGCTAAGGGTAATCTTAATTTCTTAAGAAACGCTAGTGGAGACGGTAACTTTGACACAACATGGACGGATGCCTTTGTTCCAAAACCAATTCAAGGACAAGAATCCACATATAAAGACGGATATGATGTAACATTTGGTGAAGACCAATTTAAAGACCCAACCGCACAAACATTTGGTATTGATTCAATAAACATCGATGTAAAAGGGGCTAACTTTGTTCCACAAATTACTATAAACTTTGTTGACGTAAGAGGAAAAACACTTTTTGAATCCTCAGAAAATTCACCATACAGGGCTTTTTTCCATTTACCATGGCCAATCTTTTATTTAACTGTTAAAGGTTATTATGGTAAAGCTATTCGATACAGATTACATATGATTGATTTCAAATCTAGATTTAATGATTCTAATGGTAATTTTGAAATCACAACAAAATTTGTGGGTTCCACTTTTGCGTGGTTGAATGACATTCCTCTATCAGCGATTATTAACTGTCCTTATATGTTTTTGGTTGAAGAAAAAGACAATACAAAATTTAATCAAAACACTGGATTATACGAAACGACAGTAAAACAATCATCAAGAGGTTATTCGATATTAAAATCAGTATATAGGCAGTATGAACAAAAAGGTTTAATCCCGAAAGGTTTTCCTGTTCGTACACTAAAAGAAATTGGGTACATCGCGGAAAGTCTTGATAAAATACTAGAACAACAAATTTTTAGTAAAGTCAGTATGGATGTCTTTTCTGGTATAAAAGAAATGGACACCCTTCTCAATGATTTTGAAAATTCAATAAAAGCTTGGGGTAAACAGTATCTATCACAAGAATATACATCATTTACTAAAACCTCAACAAACAACGAGACTGTTAGTGATTTGTGGTTTTATTTGAATGCAAAAGATAAAACAGAAACAAAACACATATTAGGTAATGGTGCGGGAGCTCTTGAACTTCTTTTAACCAGTTTCAATACCGCGATGGGTAAAACCAAGCTTTTAACCCAAGAATTATACAATAATAATGTCTTAATAAATAAAACAAGTGGGGATTTTAAAAGAATCTCAATTAGAAACGTAAAAAATATTAGTTCATATTATAAGGTTCTCAATGACAAAAAAGTTGTCGTTTATATTGATGGAATTTTTGAAGACATATTTCAAATCAGAAAATCATTTGAGGAACAAAGAAAAAAAGTTGAAGACGATGTTGAAAGAGAAATGAACAAGGTCATTAAAAGTAATGAATATGGATTTGGGTTTGAACCTACCGTTAGAAACATGTTCGCGGTCCTATTGGCCAATGCCGAAGTTTTCATAAGATTAATGAAGGACGTTCATAATAAAGCGTTTGAAGCCGCGAACAATAGAAAAAAAACACTCACAAACTTATCAAAAGAATCTAAGGGTGAAAATATATATCCATGGCCTGAAGTAAAAAAACCCCAAGGTGGTGGTAAACAAAATGTAATTGCATATCCTGGTGATGAAGAATTAGTTCACAAATTAAAATCTTATGACAAAACCCTTTGGCCTGAAGTTGATTTTATTGAAGAATATATTAAAATTGTTACTAATAGGGTAGAAACAAATGTAAATAACGAACCCACAAGAAATGACGTAAACTATGTTTTTGATTCGAACACTGAAAATCAAAAAATTGAAGACTTATCAGGTATTGACGTTATAAATGAATCAATACCATTTATTGATAAAAGTTACGCGGCATTTGTTTATGAACTTTACGAAAGGGCTCTTTATACAACACTGTTTGATTCTTTTAATGACCAAATGATTATACAATTAGCCAACGAAGAGTTTAAAAATATTCAAGAATTAATAAAAGACGATAATGACATTATTGAGTTAGCAAAAACAATAACTAATAAAAATAAATTGATTGCTCCTGTTACAAAAACAAATTTATTAGAAAATGGTGTTATTCAAAAAAATGAAGATGGGACACCCAAAACCACTACCGTATATAATGGATACTTACCAGGTCTGTCACCATTTGAAAGGTTTAATTATTTTAAAGACCATTTACCAACAACAAATTACATATCAAACGTAATCGAAGAACCATTCAAATTTGAAAAATATGACGAATCCGCCACTAATCCTACGGGTGATTTAAAAGAAGACGATTTAAATAAGATTTTAATTGATTACGAACCTGAAGCATATAGAACAGACATATATCCTTTTAATTCAACAACATATTTGAATTATTTAGGTAAGACAAACTTTACGAGAGACAATTTTAAATTCAATGGAATTCTAAAGGTTAATAGTTCACAAGGATTTATTTGTTCGCCGATAGAGATAAACAGTTGGTTGAAAACAGGTTATAATGACGTATCAAAATTATTATCGGGTGAAGTTGACATGTTTACTAACACATTATCTGTATCAGGAAACACAACCTCAATATTAAACACCCCTTATTTTCACAATCAATTATTTAATGATTTCAATAAATCAACCCCACAAGGTAAGTATGTTGGTTCTTCGTATTTGTTATTAAATTCATTACCATTTATTGATTTAGACGAGGAAATAACCTTCGAGAATAAAAAAATATTAACATCATCTTTATTTAGAGAGGTATCGTCCACTCATTTTATTCCATATCATTTGATATTGAAATGGGGTTCAATTTATCATAGATATAAAACACACCTAATAGATGGTTATGATATTTTAAATGGGTGTATAAACTCGAGTTATTTAACCAGACCGTTATCGGGTAAAACTCTTTTTGATAATAACGGAGTGTTAATATCAGAAACATTAACGAACGCAAGTAGTAGTGGTACAACGATTAATGTAACAAGCACGGTGAATTTACAAACAGGAATGACCGTAACAGTTATTGCCGGTACAGGACAAACGGCGCCAAACACATATATTACAAATATTACAAGCACTACAGGATTTACAATTTCACAAACACCACTTACGGGACTAACAGGTGCAACAGTATTAGCGGTTTCTGATGAGTATGTAACTTTTGATGTAATACCAAAAATATCAACATCATCTGGCTCCACATCAGGTGTCACATATACCGGTTTCACAAATGTGGGCATAAGACCATTTTATCAAACTGTTTACAGTCAAATAGTAAATGATTATGCCACTTACGACATAACGTTAGGAAATGTTTCATATTCTTCCACAAGTACTTCAGATAAATTACTACACAGGGTTACACAAAAAAGTGGTATGAATTATTGGGACGTGGTAATGGATAATTCCAAATACGTCTCATCAGATAAAAATTACACCTTATTACCATCTCTTGGTGGTCATAAAAATAGTGAAATATCCGATAGTAACACATTTACATTAGCCGAAGAATTAACATTCAAAACACTTTGGTATCTAAACGATAACCTATCAACTAGTTTTAGTGGACAAACCTTCCCAAGTCCATATGATTATTTTAGGACAACAGGTAACACGTATTCGATATCAACCAATTACAAAAAAGCATTAGACTTAATTGGTACATTTAGTCCTCAGATACTTGAGTACTTCGAAAGTTTTTTTATTGATTTTGCTAGTGAAAAAATGAATGAAGAAATACCATATGCAATTTTTAGAAATTTAAATTACTCTAAATTTCAAGACATTTTAAAAAAATTATCTGTTGTTGAAAAAAAAGATGATGATAGCAACGATATTGATTTATTAATTGGTAACACTCTGAAAGAAAGACAAAAGAAAAATGCACAATCAATTACCACAGATATATTAAACACCACTAATTTAATAAAATTTACCTTAGCTAATCCAAAAGAAATTGACGCAAATTCTTTATATGGTTTAACCGCGGTAGACCCTTATCGTGCTCTTACAACGTATAAACCACAACCTTTCAGTGCTGCGGATTTAACAACACCAAATCTTAATTTTATCAAATTATACATTGGTGAAGATATCGATAGTTACTATGTTAATTTCTTTAGTTTATTAGATATAAAATTAACTGAAGATAATATAAAAAAACATAGACCATTAGCTCAGATATATGGTGGATATCGAGAAGCGGGAGGAACCAACACCAAAGCCGCTTTTTTAACTTATTTACAAGATTCGATAATACTTAAAAGTACAGGTGAAACAAATACCCCAAAAGGGGCCGAAGCTAGACTTGCTTTGTATTTGAATACACTTTTACCATTATTAGGTGGTTTAACGAGTAATGCCACGGGTAATCCTGCTGCTAGTATTGATATGTTTAGAGGTTACAATTCAACTCAAACAAAGTTAGAATTGTATAACACTTTCAAATCATTTAACGATAAATGGACCGCCGGTAATTCAATTGGTCAACGTTTATTACTAGAGGAATTTTTATTCTTAGACAAAGCTAATAGAGACATTGGTGATAAATTTTATTTAAACATAGATAAGTTTACACCTTTATTGAACCCAAACAACTCTAAACTTCCTTTATACAACGCTATTTCCATGATAATTCAAGGTACCGGATTAGATATGAGGGCTTTACCCGCTTATATAAATTTTTACGGTAATAATTTGACAAATAAGAACAAAATAACACCATCAAAAAAGGTTGCCTCAAATTTATTTGGTACATTCTTAGAGGTTGATTATCAAGAGGCGACACCAAAAGTTATCATACAATTAGCCGGACAAACATCGAAAAGAATTGATATGTCCAATAGTAAACCATATAAGTTTGTTGATGATAGTTTTTACATTGGCGGGCAAACACCGAATCCATTATTGATAACATCTTTAGAAAGTTTTTCACAAAACGATTTATCTAAATCTAATAGAGTAGTTGCGTTTGAGGTAAGCTTCGGTGACCAAAATCAAGGTATATTCAAAGGAGTTACACTGGACCAAAGCACATTAAAAAATACATCAGAATCCTTTGAGGTTTTAGAAAATTTGTCAAGGTCCGCTTCTGGCGCCGGTGTGCACAATGTTGATGTTAGTTTGTTTGATTATTACAAACAAGCATCATATAAATGTGGTGTTACAGCTATGGGTAATGTTATGATTCAACCAACTATGTATTTTTATTTAAAAAACATACCTATGTTTAGGGGCTCGTATTGGATTACCGAGGTTTCTCATCAGATAAAGGGTAATAGTATTTCAACAAGTTTTTCAGGAACACGAATACCATACTCCTCATTACCCGACCCGAGGGATTCATTTGTTGCGAGTTATAGAGTTTTGTTTGATAAGATTCAATCAAAAGCAATTGCTAAAATCAAACAGAGAGCCGCTAACGATACCGATACCGACCAAACAGTTATATACCAAGGAATACCATATGTTACGGACAGACAAGGTAAAAATATACAAGGTGAAACGGTTATCCAAGAAGTTGGTATTAACAGATTCGGCGTACCATATAATGGATATAATGAAACTCGTCTAATACAAAAAGTTAGAAACGGTAATGAGGAATGGTTTAGAACTATTGTATATAGAATGGGTGGAGCAAAGTACCCAATAGAAGATACACAGGGATTCAATCTCACAAATGGAATTCAATGGTCTGATGTTAAGGATTCAAATTACAGATTTTTTAATGTGGATTTTCAATTGTCAAGAACAATCACTAATGATGTTATAAAAACAGCTAAAACAACATTTAAAAACCCAAAAAACAATGTGCAATTAACGGTAAATCCTAATTACCAATTAGACAAAACCGTTGGTTCAATAATAGTTGAAGGACCAATTAGCAGAGGACCGAAATCTACCCAAATTGGTATGGGTATGTCATCGAAACTTATGTCCGATTTGGGGTTATATGATGGGGATGTAGTATATTTTAAAATGGATTAATTTAAAGTTTTTAATTTTTTTAGATATTTATTAAATAAAATACCATGAATAACGAAAAATTAAATAAAACATTGGACAACTTTATAGATAATCCAAAACAAATTAAGTACATTTCAAACGATGGAATGGAAAAAGAAGAATGTGACCTTAACACCGGTGAATGTTATGTAATCAGGTCTAAAGATGGTATAGTAGAAAGGATAAATAAAAAATTTATAACCGAAGACGGTAGACAACTTTTACAAGACTAACTATGAAAAGATTAGAAAAATCACTTATGGAAGAACTCGCGAGATATAACGCGATTAATAAATATACAAAAAACTTAATGGAACAGGGTGAAGTACCACCTCCCGCCACGGACTCACCAATTCCACCACCTGGTGATGTCCCACCAGAGGCACCTATGCCGGCCGGAGCTCCAACAGCACCTACAGCACCTACAGCACCTACAGCACCCGCTGATGATACTGAAGAAATAGATATTACGGATTTAGTTAACATGACTAAATCAATTAAAAAGGATTTGGATGACAGTAAGTCTAATAACACAAATGTTGTTGATAAAATGGAAACGGTATTTACCAAACTAACAGATTTAGAACAAAAACTATCTCAGATGGATGCCGTAATAAACAAAATTGATGAATTAGGAAGTAAAGTTGAAACGATGAAAGAAAGAACACCCCAAGAAAAATTGGAGTTACGTTCTTTGGATTCATACCCCTTTAATTTAAATCCTCAGGAGTTTTTTGCACAAAAACAAGGCGAGATGCGACAAACAGGTAAAAATGAATACATACTTACAAAACAAGATATTGAGGATTATTCAAACGATACAATAAGAGATAGTTTTAATCCAGAAACAGAGGAAGATGAATTTGAGTTCTAAAGTAAACTTATTGTTAGGTTTACAATTACAGATGAAAATAAACCATTTTCAAACAAAAGGTATTGCTAGACACGAAGCTTTTGGTAAAACTTATGATGCTTTAACAGAGCCTATTGACGAATTTGTTGAGATTGCTATGGGTAAATATGGTAGGTTTACACTTGACGAGGATACTAAAACTATTAATTTAGTAAATATTTCAGAGATTAATCCCGTTGATATGGTCAAAGTTTGTATTGAAGCCCTTATTGAGTTTTCATATGACTTAGATGATAGGTTAGACACAGATTTGTTAAATTTAAGAGATGAGATACTTGGTTTATTGAATAAATTGCTGTATCTTTTAACTCTTGAGTAATTAACCATTAAAAATAAATTTTAAAAAAAGAGAGTCAGATTTTGTAATCTGACTTTTTTTGTTTATACTTTACATAGAAATATTTTCTAACTTTTAAAAAACAAAAATATGATGTCAACAACAGAATCAGTACTGGCGCAGTACGAAAAAGACAAACAAGTCGCAAGCGGCAACGCAAACAAGGTATCCCAAGAGGATAGAATGAAAAAGTATTTTACCACCCTCCTCCCAAAAGGTGAAAGAAGCGGTGAAAGAAGAATTAGAATCCTACCTATCAAAGACGGTAGTAGTCCATTTGTTCCCGTGTATTTCCATGAGGTACAGGTTGATGGTAATTGGGTTAAACTTTATGACCCAAACCAAGAGGGTAAACGCTCACCACTGAACGAAGTACACGAAGGATTAAAAATGACAGGTGACGAACAAGACGCAATTTTAGCTCGTCAATACAGGTCTAAAATGTTCTATATTGTAAAAGTTATTGATAGAGATAGAGAACAAGATGGTGTTAAATTTTGGAGATTCAAAAGAAACACTAAAAGTGAAGGCGTTTTAGATAAAATTGCACCACTTTTTAGAAATAAAGGCGACATTACTGACTCACAGACGGGAAGGGATTTAATTATTAATCTAAACCTAACTAAGGCGGGTAACGGTAGAGAATATACCACCATAACATCTATCATCCCTGAGGACCAATCTCCACTACATAGTGATTCAGTTATTGCGGACTCTTGGATTAATGATGAATTGATTTGGTCTGATGTGTATTCTAAAAAACCTGAAGAATATTTAGAAATGATTGCTAAAGGTGAAGTGCCAAGATGGGACACCACTACAGGTAAATACGTTTCAAATTCTACTCAAGAAATTGAAATGTCTAAACCATCTTCACCAACAAATACATCAATTCCTCAAATTGACCCACAAGAAGACATGGATGGGGATGACGATTTACCATTCTAATTAAAACGAACTTGGACACTAGTTGTAATCACGTGTCCAAGTTCTTCTTTTTTTAATTAAAAATAATACAAAACATACAATGGCAATTAAGAAAAAAGAATTCGATTATATATCCAAATTCTCATCGAAAACAAAATATAAGGATGAAAATTTTTATTATTGTGGTGAAGCTTTTAATAGTGCTTGTGGTTTACCTGGACCCGTGATGGGAGGTATTAATATGTTCTTAGGACATACAAACTCATCAAAAACAACCGCTATGATTTTAGCTGCGGTTGACGCACAAAAGAAAGGTCATTTACCCGTTCTTATTATCACCGAAAGAAAATGGAAATGGGAACACGCTATTGAGTTGGGTTTTCAAGCTGAAAAAGACGCGAATGGTGAATGGACGGGTGACTTTATCTTCAATGATTCATTTGACTACATTGAACAAGCAACCGATTTTATAAACGATATCATTGATGCTCACGAAAAGGGTGAAATTCCAAGACACGTTTTATTTTGCTGGGATTCAATTGGTTCAATACCATGTAAGATGACCTTTGATGGTAAAGGTGGTAAACAACACAACGCAAGTGCATTATCTGATAAAATTGGTATGGGTATTCATTCAAGAATTACCAAATCAAAAAAAGAAGATTATCCATCAAAAGACTCGTCATATTATCTAACAATGGTTATAGTAAATCAGCCGTGGGTAGAATTACCCGACAGTCCGATGGGTCAACCTGAAATCAAACCAAAAGGTGGTGAAGCCATAAAATTAGCTTCTACACTTATTTTTTTATTTGGTAATCAGAAAAAATCAGGTATTAATCAAATCGACGCAACTAAAGATGGTAGAAAAATTGTTTATGCTGTTAGAACCAAAATTTCAATCCTTAAAAACCACGTTAACGGATTAGGATACAAAGATGGTAAAGTTATCGTTGTTCATAACGGATATATTGCTGATACTAAAGAAGCGTTAGAATTGTATAAAAAAGAATATTCGAGTTTTTGGAGAGAAAAATTAGGGTCTATTGACTTTAATTTAGAGGAATCAATAACTTACGATTACGAAGAAGAGGAAGATTAATTTTTGTTTAATACCATAAGAGTGATAATTAATGTCTAATGTATTATTAGTAGATGGTGACAATTTACTTACTATTGGTTTTTTTGGATTAAAAAATCACTTTTATAAGGGGGAGCATATTGGTGGGATATATCATTTTATAAACACTTTAAGACGAGCAATTGAAATCCACCACTTAGATAAGATTGTTATTTTTTGGGATGGGCAAGATGGTTCTATAACGAGAAAAAGATTCTATCATCAATACAAAGAGAATAGAAAATCCCGAATAAGGTCCGAGGAAGAATTACATTCTTATGGAAAACAAAGAAACAGGATAAAACAATACCTTGAAGAACTTTTTGTTAGGCAAGGTGAATATGAATTCTGTGAGTCAGATGATTCAATCGCTTATTATGTTCATAACTCACCAAAAGAAAATAAAATAATTTTTTCTTCAGACGGTGATTTGACCCAATTAGTTTCCGAAAACACCAAACTTTTTAATCCATCACACAGTAAAATATATCAACCTAATGATATGTTCGTTTATGACCATGAACAAATTCTTATACAGAATATAAAATTGGTTAAAATAATTTGTGGAGACCCATCGGATAACATTGCGGGTATTAAAAATTTAGGTGTCAGGAGATTAATATCATTAGTTCCCGAGATTAAAACTGAAGAAATTACCGTTGAATTTATTCTTGAAAGATTTAATAATTTATTTGAGGAAGACAATGATAATCATATTGTAAAGAATTTTTTGACAGGCGTTACCAAATATGGGATATTGGGTGAAGAATTTTTTGATGTAAATAGTCGTATTGTAAGTCTTGATAATCCTTTTTTAACCGATGAAGCAAAGGAATCTATAACTTCATTAATAAACGATTTGATTGACCCAGAAGGTCGGTCATATAAAAACACCATGAAGATGATGATGGAAGATGGTATATTTTTATTACTTCCAAAATCGGATGACGCATGGATAAATTTTCTAAATCCATTTTTAAGATTAACAAGAAAAGAAAAGAATAAAAAATTAATTAAAATTAAAAACAATGAGTAATCAAGAAGTAACAAAGTTTGAGTTTCTTTTAACATTAGAAGGAAACATTATCTGTCAGAGATTTTTCAATGTAAGAGAACATAACCCAAAGTCTAGACGTTCCATGGATTTACACTATTATGTTAAAAATATTTGTGACAATATTGGTGTAGATTTGAAAACAAAAACATTGGATTATTTACATGAAAATCGTGATTATTTTTGTGGTTTGGACAATGTAGAAACCGATGAACAAAATGAAAAAGAGTATTTTTTGCTCGAGATTAAGATGGGTGACGATGTATTTATTCAAAGAATGTTTTCCGCTAAATTATATCATCCAAAGGTTAGATATACGGTAGACATTCGTCCATATTTAAAAAGATATTTGTCAGATTTAACCAACATTTTATCATCTAAAAATTTGGAAACAACTTATTTAAACTATAAATTATAAAAAAATAAAAAACTATGTCAGAAAAAAATTTTGGTTTTCTCGGAGCGTCATTTCAACAAACGTTGATTAAATCTATCGTAGAGGATAAAAAGTATGGTGAACAGATTATTGATGTAATTGAGAGCAAATATTTTGATAATAGTTCTTTTAGATTTATCACCTCGCATATCAAAGAATACTATCATAAATATGGGAAAATTCCCGATTATCAGAGCTTGTGTCAAACTATAATTCTTGAAATAGGTTCACAAGAAAATGCGAGAATACATTTAGATACAATTCACGATATTAAAGAAAATACAGTAGATGACCCGATGGTGAGAGAAGAAGCTCTTAATTTTTGTAAACAACAAAATTTAAAGAAGGAACTTAAAATGGTAACCACTATTATTGAGAATGGTAAATTTCAAGAATACCATAAGATTGAAGGTATTATTCAAAAGGCACTACAAGTAGGATTACCACCTGAAGAATGTATGGATGTTTTTCACAATATCGATGCCGCTTTAGAAAAAGATAATAGACAAGCAATACCAACAGGTATAGAGGGTCTTGATACCGCTTTAAAGGGTGGATTGGGTATTGGGGAGCTTGGTGTTGTATTAGCTCCAACCGGTACGGGTAAAACGACTATATTATCACTATTCGCAAATACTGCATACCTATATGGGTACAATGTCCTTCAAATATTTTTTGAAGACAATCCCGATAATATCAAAAAGAAACATTATACAATTTGGTCAGGAATCGCACCTGACGAACAATCTGAAAATAAAGATTTTGTTAAAGAAAAGATAAACGTAGTTCAAACTCAAAGTAAAGGGACATTGGATATTTTAAAATTACCAAGTGATTCGGTTTCAATATCCGAAATTAAATCTCGATTGAGAAAAAGAATTTCAGAAGGTAAAAAAATTGACCTTTTAGTTATTGATTACGTAGATTGTATCAGTCCTGAAAAATTAAATTTCGGAGAAGAGTGGAAAGGTGAGGGCTCCGTAATGAGAAGTTTGGAAGCTATGACAAGTGAATTTGGAATCGTTATTTGGACCGCGACTCAGGGTAACAGGGAATCTATTTCATCTGAAGTTGTAAATAGTGACCAAATGGGTGGTTCAATTAAAAAAGCGCAAATTGCTCACGTAATTTTATCAATAGGTAAAACTATAGAACAAAAAGAACACAACTTAGCAACTATGACTTTACTGAAGTCAAGAATTGGTCGTGACGGAATTATATGGCAGAATTGTAAGTTTGACAATAGACTGTTAGTTATTAATACCGAGTCTCAAACAACACTCCTTGGACACAAGGAAGACAAACAAAAAAATGTTTCCGAAAGAATGAAAGAGGCCTTTATGCAAAGACAGGAAACCTTAAACAGAAATTAATAATTATTATTACTATGACAGAGAAGATTTTGAAACAAAATCCGGGACGTTTTGTCCTTTTTCCTATCGAACATCACGATATTTGGAAACTTTACAAACAACAAGAATCTTGTTTTTGGACCGCCGAAGAGATTGATTTAGCCCAAGACATTTATGATTGGGAAAACAAACTAAACGAAGACGAACAACATTTTGTTAAAAATGTATTAGCGTTTTTCGCCGCCTCGGATGGTATTGTTAATGAAAACATCGCGATGAATTTTGTCAACGTGGTGCAATATACAGAAGCTAAAATGTTTTACGGATTTCAAATAATGATGGAAAATATTCACAGTGAAACTTATTCTTTATTGATTGATACATACATTAAGGACAAACAAGAACAAAGTAGATTATTTAATGCAATTGACACAATTCCCGCTGTTAAGAAAAAGGCTGAATGGGCGTTAAAGTACATTGAAAAGGGTACTTTTGTTGAAAGACTTATCGCTTTCGCCGCTGTCGAGGGTATTTTCTTTTCTGGCTCATTCTGTTCTATTTTTTGGCTCAAAAAACGTGGATTAATGCCGGGTTTAACCTTTTCAAATGAACTTATTTCTAGAGATGAAGGAATGCACTGTGACTTTGCTTGTCATTTGTTTAATCACCACGTTGAAAATAAATTAAGCGAGAAGAGAATTAAAGATATTATATGTGGCGCGTTGAAGATTGAAAAAGAATTTATTTTAGAGGCGTTACCCGTAAAATTAATTGGTATGAATTCAGATTTGATGAGCCAATATTTGGAATTTGTAACCGATAGATTATTAATGTCATTAAATTGTTCAAAGGTTTATAATGTTGAAAACCCATTTGATTTCATGCAAAATATTGCTCTTCAAGGTAAAACTAATTTTTTTGAAAAAAGAGTTGCTGAATATCAAAAAGCCGGTGTAAATAGTAACGTGTCAATTGAAGATATGCACACAGCGTTTGAAGATATAGATTTTTAATTAGAGTATGAAAGTAAAAAAGAGAGATGGCTCATTAGAAGAAATGAGATATGACAAAATCACCAGAAGAATACAATATTTCTGTGGTGATTTAAATTTAGAATACATTGACCCAACATTAGTAACTCTTAAAGTTACTCAGGGCATTTACGATGGTATCTCTACAATCGAGCTAGACACATTAGCCGCTGAGACAGCGGCGTCTATGGTAACAACACACTCAGATTACGCTAAATTAGCCGGAAGATTAGCGGTGTCAAACTTACATAAAACAACACCTAAAAAGTTTTCTCAATGTATTAAAGAACTTTATTGTTTTATTGAACCAAGAACAGGAAAAGAATCATCTTTAATTTCAGATGAGGTTTATCAATTTGTAATTCAGAACAAAGAATCTTTAGATGGGGCGATAATCCAAGAAAGAGATTTTGATTTTGATTATTTTGGATTTAAAACCCTTGAACGTTCTTACTTTTTGAAAATCGGTAGAAGAATTGTTGAAAGACCTCAATATATGTACATGAGAGTTGCTGTTGGTATTTGTAATGGTGACTTAGAAATGGCTTTGAGAATTTATAATGATTTATCACAACATTTCTACACTCACGCAACCCCAACACTCTTTAATGCTGGTACTCGTAGACCACAAATGTCTTCTTGTTTCTTAATTGGTAATAAAGGTGATGACATTGATGGTTTATTTGACACAATTAAAGATGTTGCTAAAATTTCAAAATGGGCTGGTGGTATTGGACTACATGTTCATGATGTTAGAGCTAAGGGTTCATATATTAAAGGAACAGGTGGTGAATCAGACGGTCTACTCCCAATGATGAAAACATACAATGAAGTTGCTCGTTGGATTAATCAGGGCGGTAAAAGAAAAGGCTCTTTCGCGATTTATCTCGAGCCATGGCACGCAGACGTTTTTGAATTTATTGATTTGAGAAAAAATCACGGTAAAGAAGAATTAAGGGCTCGTGATTTATTCTTAGCAATGTGGACACCCAATCTTTTTATGAAAAGAGTTGAGGAAGACGGAGATTGGTCACTATTTTCACCTGACGAAGCTCCTGGTTTGTCAGACGCTTATGATGACCCATTTTCTTTTACTCAAGAATTCACTCAATTGTACGAAAGATATGAGAAAGAAGGTCGAGCGAGAAAAGTTGTTAAAGCGAGAAAATTAATGGACGCAATTTTAACGGCACAAATTGAGACCGGAACCCCATATATGTTGTATAAGGACGCCGCTAATTACAAGTCAAATCAAAAGAACTTAGGCACGATTAAATCATCTAATTTGTGTACTGAGATTATTGAATACTCAAGTCCAACAGAACAAGCGGTTTGTAATTTAGCATCAATTGCATTACCAAAATACATTATTGATAAAGAATTTAATCATGAATTACTTTATGATAATGTGTATCAAGTTGTAAAAAACCTAAACAACGTTATTGATTTAAATTTTTATCCCACCGAGGAAACAAAACTTTCAAACATGAAACATAGACCAGTTGGTTTAGGGGTACAAGGATTGGCAGATGTGTTTTGTATGTTAAAATTACCTTTTGAAAGTGAGGAGGCGGATAAATTACAAGTGGAAATATTTGAAACAATTTATTTCGCGGCGATTACATCATCTAAAGATTTAGCGATTAAAAATGGTGCATATTCTTCATTCGAGGGTTCCCCCTTATCTGAGGGTAAATTTCAATACGAATTATGGGGTAAAACAGACAAGGACACAAGTGGAAGATGGAATTGGAAATCATTAAGAAAAGATGTTGTTAAACACGGTGTAAGAAACTCTTTGTTAGTTGCACCCATGCCGACAGCGTCCACAGCTCAAATTCTTGGTAACAACGAAGCGTTTGAACCATTTACCTCTAATTTATATTCAAGAAGAACATTAGGTGGTGAGTTTATAGTAATAAACAAACACCTTGTAAATGAATTATTAGAAAGAGGATTATGGTCAGATGAATTAAAGAAAAAATTAATCATAGAGAATGGTTCTGTTCAAAATATTCCCGAAATACCTGTCGATATAAAAGAAGTTTACAAAACAGTTTGGGAAATGTCTCAAAAAAGAATCTTAACCATGGCATCTAACAGGTCAATTTATATCGACCAATCACAGTCTTTAAATTTATTTATTGACAACGCAAACAAAGCCAAAGTTTTAGCCGCACATATTTATGGATGGAAACTTGGTTTAAAAACGGGTATGTATTATTTACGAACCAGAGCCGCTGTTGACCCATTAAAGGGTTTAGGAATTGACACCTCAACATCAAAACCCACAGTTGAAGCTAAAGAAGTACAAAATACTTCATATAACCAAAATAATCAAAAAGAAGAAGAAGTCGTGGAGGTGTCCATATCATCAAGACCAACAGACTCTCCTTTTGAATGTGAAGGTTGTGGCTCGTAACTGTAGGTGGCTCCATTGACATTTTATAATTAACAATACATCTACTTTGTTTGATTATACAAGAGCAAAAAAATCAAACAATATATAATCCCAACTTAGGTTGGGATTTTTTATTTATTAGTATTTGTTGTTTAGTTATATTTATTAGTATGGCGATTACATATGGTATAGATTTTCCATTCAGAATTAGTCCTAAGGGTGATTTTTTGGTTATGACCGAAACCCCTGAAAGGGAGATTCGTGCAAACTTAATTCACTTATTATTAACAAGAAAGGGTACGAGATATTATTTACCCGATTTTGGAACTAAATTAATTGAATTTATTTTTGAACCAAACGACGCTGTTACGTGGGGACAAATAGAGGATGAAATTAGAACATCAGTAAAAAAATATATCCCAAATTTAGAAATAAAATCTATCAGAGTAACCCCGGCTGACCAAGAACCTGAAGAACCTATTAGTCCACAAGAAGATGAGGATTCAAGATTGTTTAGAGTCTCTGATTTTTCAACAAAACCCTATACTGCAAAAGTTCGAATTGACTATGACATAAATAATGAACCTTTTGTTTCGTCCGATTTTGTAATTATTAATATATAATATGAGTAAAAAAATATCATACGCCGTCAGAGACTTTGCTGGTTTAAGACAGGAATTAGTTAATCTTACAAGGGAATATTATCCCGATTTAATTAAGAATACAAATGACGCGTCAATTTATTCTGTTTTATTAGATTTAAATGCCGCTGTGACAGATAATTTACATTTTCATATTGATAGGGTTTGGCAAGAAACAATGTTGGATTTCGCAACACAAAGGAAATCATTGTATCATATTGCTAAAACATATGGTATGAGAATACCAGGAAATAGACCATCTGTTTCTTTGTGTGATTTTACTATACAAGTACCCGTAAGGGGGGATAAGGAAGATGAACGTTATTTGGGAAACATTAAATCAGGGGCTCAGGTATCTGGTGGGGGGCAAGTTTTTGAAACAATTGAAGATATTGATTTCTCAAATCCTTTTAATAAAAGGGGAGAACCAAACAGATTAAAAATTCCAAATTTCGATGGTAATAATAGACTCATATCATACTCAATTGTAAAAAGAGAAGCGGTTGTAAATGGTGTAACAAGAATATATAGAAAAGTTATAACAGAAGTTGACCAAAAACCTTTCTTAAAAATATTCTTACCTGAACAAAACATATTAGGGGTGAGTGGAGTAATTCACAAAGAGGGAACAAACTTTGTAAATAATCCAACTAACTCTGAATTTTTAAGTTCTGAAAATAAATGGTACGAAGTAAAATCATTAATACAAGATAAAGTATTCGTACCCGACCCAACATCAGCATCTGATAGTGATAATTTCATATCGGGAACATACGTTCCAGTTACAAATAAATTTATTACAGAATATACTCCCGAAAATTATTTTTCGGTAACATTTGGCTCTGGTAATGTTAATCCATTAGATAATTTAGATAACTATAATCAAGGCAATTTAAAAGTAAGTCTTGGAACTTATTTAAATAACTTATCATTAGGTGCTTTACCAAAATCAAATACAACATTATTCATAAAATACAGAATTGGTGGTGGTAAAGACAGTAATCTTGGTATTGATATTATTACAAGTGTGGATAACGTTGAATTTTCAATCAATGGACCCAATTCATCAACGAATACTCAAGTACAGAATTCATTAATTGTAACAAACGTAACACCAGCTGTTGGTGGTGCGGACCAACCTACAATTGAAGAAGTTAGAAATATGATTGCATATAACTTCTCGGCACAAAATAGGGCGGTAACTCTTAATGATTACAAATCTTTAATTGAGACAATGCCATCAACCTATGGAGCACCAGCTAAGGTAAATGTGATGGAAGAGGACAATAAAATAAAAATTAAATTATTATCGTATGATGAAAATGGTAATCTTATTGATACAGTTTCAAATACATTAAAAAATAATATTTTATCTTACTTAGCTGAATATAGGATGGTAAATGATTTCTTAGAGGTTCAGAGCGGTGAAGTGGTTGATTTTACATTGGAAATTGATGTTGTCATTGATAAAAATGGTAATCAGACAGAAATTGTTAAAACCATTATCGAGGATATTGTTAGTTACTTTTCAATTGAAAAAAGAAAAATGGGTGACCCATTATTTGTTGGTGATTTATATAAAACAATAGGTGAAGTAAACGGTGTGGTAAACGCTGTTGATATAAGAGTTTTTAATAACGTAGGTGGGGTATATTCATCTTCTGAGGTGTTACAGTCATATATTGACCCTAACACAAAAGAAATCGCTCAATCTGATATGACTATCTATATGAAATCTAACCAAATATATCAAATAAGATTTCCTCAGAAAGACATAAAAGTCAGAGTAAAAACATTAGGAACGACTACATTCTAATTTAATTTTTATTTATTTTTCTGGAAATCCATAATTTTCTATTTATAGAATAATGCAGAAACACAGAATTTCCACAAATATAGGTAAAGACCAAAAAGTCGTTGTCGAATTAAAAAACGATTTTGACTTATTGGAGATATTATCTCTAAAATTTACACAGACCGAAGTTTACTCGTCAATGTGTTCAGACTACGGTGTGGTTTGTGGTAGAATATTTGTAAACAATGGTTTTGGTGTTCCAAATGCTAGAGTTTCAATTTTTATACCAATATCAGAAGAAGACACAAACGACCCTGTGATATCTGTTTTATATCCATATACAACTGTGGATGATAAAAATCAAGATGGTTATAAATATAATCTTTTACCAAGTCGAAAACAACATGGTGGACATGAACCAACCGGAACATTCCCTGACCAAAAAGACATTCTAACAAGGGAAGAGGTCCTTGAGGTTTATGAAAAATATTACAAATACACAGTAAAAACAAATGATGCTGGTGACTTTATGATTTGGGGTGTACCTGTTGGTACACAAACAATTCACGTAGATGTCGACTTATCTGATATTGGTTGTTTTTCACTTAGACCAGATGACTTTATCAGACAAGGTACGGGTGTAGATAAGTTTAAAAACACTTATACATACAAAGCATCAAACGATATTGATTCTTTACCACAAATAGTTTCATTTAATCAAACCGTGGAGGTTTATCCTTTTTGGGGTAATGAAGATTTATGTGAAATTGGATTAACCAGAACTGATTTTGATTTATCTAGTCAGGGTGTAAAAGTGGAACCAAAGGCATATTTCTTAGGTTCAATTTACTCAGATAAAGGTAAAAACACATTAAATAAAACTTGCACCCCTAAAAACGCTATGGGTAGAAAGTGTGATTTAACCACATTTGACGCGGTTATTGAAATGATAAGGTTTACACCAAATAAAGACGGTAATGGTTTCCCTATACTCGAAAGATATGAAATACAAGAAGATATTGAAGAAGATGGTTCTTTCGTTGTCCCATTACCAATGAATATGGATTTTATATTCACAAATGAATTTGGTGAAAACGAAATAACAAACGACCCAAACAAAGGTATTCCAACATCAGCTTGTTATAGATTTAGAATATCGGGTAAAAATCAAACATTAGGTAGGGTTCGCTCCGTAGGTAGTTTCTTAGTACCAAACATACGTGAATATCAAAATGATGTGGATAAATCTTATGCGTTTTCACTTGATTGGAACGATTATCCAACTAGTGCAAAAAACACATCGATAATATTCAATCAAACGTATGGTAGTTATTACCCCCAAGATTATTTTTATAGATTCACATATAATAAAGTTTACGCGGTAACATCGTATATAAGTTCACATATTGAAGGTCCATTAGGGACTATTTCACCGTCTTCGTTTCTTGGAATAAAGGATATTGCACCTAAAGAAGAAGATGATTGTGAATCAAGTGTTCTTACCCCACCCACAAATTACGCATATAAACAATTTAATTTTTCAATTCTTTTAGCAATTATTATAAATGCTTTTGAAAAAGTAATATACACCGCGTTTATTGGGGCAATGCAAATATTGATTAGACCTTTTCAATGGTTATATGATATATTGTATTTTAGGATAAGGGTGTTTGGTAGTACAGTATTTGGCTTCGGTAGATTTCAATTCCTCGATGATATTATTGAATTTTTACAACAATTGGGCACCGTTCACCTTAGTTTAGTGATTTATCCAGAATGTCAGTCGTGCGATGAAATTGAAGTTTTTAATCAATCTGTTGATACCACTAGTGACCCCTCCGTTCTTTATGAAAAAGTTGTCGATGGTTACGCGGTTAGGGATGAGTTGACATTTTTAGTTAACTGTACAACATACAATTTACCGCCACCAAGTGTTGGTACAACCACTTACACTTGGAGAGATTGTACTAACAACTCAATTCAATCTCAATCGATACCCTCCGGTGGGTCATCGGTAACAGGAATTTGTGCAAGAGACGGGTCAATGTCATATGCTGGCGGAGACGGTGTACCGGTAGTAACGGGTACGTGTGACCAAACTGTTACAGATATTTTTATTGCCGACCCAATAAATGGAACAAATGAATTTATTTTAACGGAAACACCTTCCTCAGGTCTAACGATATATAATTACACCGGATATACCTATGGACAATCCCCAACCCAATTATATATAAATTATTTAAATGGTTTGGCCACGGGTAGAACTTATTTCATTAAAATAATTTCATATAGTCCGCATGGAAATGCTCAAACATCCGATATTAATTATCTAAATGCCAATATCACCACAGGCATAACAACTTCATTCACATTAGGTACATATTCTGTGGGGGCAACAACAGGATATAAAGGAATAGAAAGTACTAATATACCATATCGTTATAATTCAAGTGGGGTTATTGAGGATTTTGTTTGGTCGGGATTTACTTACGAAATTTATGATAGTGGACATCCAGTAGGAGTTACAGCAGCAACCGCGATGGATACAACGTCTTTACCCGAAGGTTGTTTATCTAATAATACTATTTACGACAATACGGTTTCTGTACCGGCAACTTATTGTGCAACAGATGTTGCAGACAATTATAGTGACCCCTCTCAAGTTATTTTAAATCCAGGTACCAATTGTATTAGTTTAAATAAAATAATAGTAGGTCAGGTTGCTTACGTAAACCAAAGTGGTTTAAATCCTTGTGGTAGATGTGACACTCGAACAGGTTTTTCTGAATTCAGATTTGGTATATATACAATAATTCCCGCAGCCAACGATTTTAATAGGGAAACACAATTTAAATTAATTAATGAATACTGTAGAAGAAAATTGGTTAACAAAGTATTTTGTGAAGGACTCGCTAAATATTCTTTTTTTGAAAATTGGTTAGCAGGTTCTTTATATATGTTCCCATTCAAAGCTAAAGTAAGATGGGATAATGAGGAAATTTTAGATTTAAATTTTAGGGGTACAAATTATTGTAAAGACTTAGTATACTATAAAGTTGATGAGGCATCATCAAAAAGTGCTGTAAAAAGGTTTTATTATAGGTCAACAAAATGGAATAATACAACATCACAATTTCAAATAACAAAAGATGTTGGAACTCAATTTACAACACTAAGATACCCAACCACGGTCATGGACTTAGGTCCAAGAGATGAATTTATAAAAGAAATTTGTGTAGACCCATCTTTAGACCCTAATTGTTCCGTGGTTAGAAGTATTGGTTCAACGTCATTTCAAAATTTTAAGGAAATGTTAGGTCTATACATTAATTATCGAATGGATACTAACCCAAATTACACGTATAAAAGTTTTTTCCAAAACAATGGTTTTACTACTTATCCTTATTTTACAAACAACCAAATAATGAATGGTGATGTTCTACAATTAATTTCAATTAATAACGAAGTCGGTATCGATGAGTTCGATTTACAAAATAGGTATTATGGTCAATACAGTCCAGTAATTTTGGACCCCGAAGATTATCCAAATATTTTCAAATCACAAAGCGGTACTACAAACGGACCTTTACCTATAAATTTTGTTTTAGATGATGATGATGGTTATAGAGTTAGGGTTTGTTTGAACGAGCCAGGACGATTAACAGAATCATCACAGGTGGTACCATTTTTTTATTGGGATAAAAAAGGTCCCGGATTTGGTGAAGGTATTAATCAGTCGTGGGATTATACAAGTGTTGTTGCTCAAAATCTTCAGGGTATGTCCCATAATTACGCATTTACGGGAGATTCGACATATAATTATGTTTTATTTCCAATGACTAAAACATATTCAGGTGATACGTTTACAATTTCCGGCGCGAACGTTGCACTTGCTGATTTTGATGAAGAAGATACGGCTGACTATCATCTTAATTTTGATAATCAAGAAGAAGGGTTTACATTTTTACATATTACATCAGGAGATACCGAAACGGCATACGCGGGTACTTTATGGATTAGAGTCGGTGAAGTAGGTGGATGGACATCCAAACCTTGGAATTTTGATGTTGATTTTATATTAAAACCAACACAAGTCAATTACAACGGTAATAAACAAATATTATCAACACCATTCTTATTTTATTTTGGATTAAGACCTGGGGCAACCGCTCTTGATAAATTTATAAAATTATTTGGACCAAAAGGTGCGTTCCCATCTCAAGAATAATGGATAAAAAAAGAATTATATTACCATCTAAAAAATTTTTTGGTTCAATCAATGAAGACCAAACAATTCGTGTTGGGTTAGAGGAAACTGAGAATCTTTTAAGAGAAGGTGACAGAACAATTATTCTAAGTAACGCGGAGCTCTTTAATAAAGAAAGGAACGAAAGTAATAGCTATAAAATTCATGGTAAACTTAAAATGGTTTTTAGAAATCTTTATAGTGGTTCATCTGAATATAATCCATTATTAAAAAGATTGTATTTAGTCGGTGACGGTAGTGATAATAATTTTGATGGATTTATACCCTATCAAGAATTTGCTTTTTTAAGAAAAGACGTTTTAAGACAAGTAAATACAATACAAACCATCTCATCTTTAACAACAATTACTCCTGTTTTTACCTATTCAGGAGCGTCCGAACATACCACAATTTCAAGTATTGACGCGCCATATCATAATTGGAACATATACCTTTCATATGTATATGGTCAAGACAGTGATTATCCAATGAAATATTCATTAAGTGGTGGAACTTATTTTAGTTTCACATCAGGTGATGGAATACCTTTTCGAGTTGAAAGTACTGGTAACACATATAAGTTAACAAGCCCTGTTGAACACGGAATGTCATCAGGTGAATTTATAATATTAAGTGGTGGAAGTTTTAACAGTGCGGTGAATGTCACAGGTAAAACTTTTACAATTATAAGTGTCGGTGATTCAATATATAATTCTGAAAAATATGTTTTAGAAATATCTAAATCCGAATTACCATCTGGTTCAACACTATCCACGGTGGTTTTTGGTAAAAGATGTCTTAATATAAATAATATTACAGGTTCCACTTCAATTTATTACGTTCACGAACACAAAACATTAACAGAGAGAGAAGATTACATATTAGACAAAATTGGATTTGAATCATCCATTTGGGAAAACGAAAGAAAATTACTTTTAGAAAATAGCGCTGGTGTTTCCGATGTTTTAGTTGAGAGAAATATGATGGAATCATTAATTTATGATTTTAAAGAACCATTTGTTCTCACGGGATTAACCAATAACTTAGGTTATTTACCAACTGAAGTTTATGTCAGTACCATTTTAGCCAATAGAAATGGTTATTTTGAATATCCACCTAAAGTTGGGTGGAAGTTTAATTTTCATGACACGTGGGTTGACGAGCATTTTAATGGTACAGGAACTACTGAAACGTCTATATTAACAAGTGGTTTCTCAAGAACGATTAGTGCAACAACCTATAATTTTACAACAGGTATAGATTTACCTGTTGGTACAGTTTTACACGGTGCCTTTGTTGAATACAATCATTCAGAATTAAATGAAAGAATTATAAGTGAATCATATCATAGATTTTCTAATCCTTTATTTGTGTTTGATTATGGACAAACGGGTACAACTGTGGCTTTTTCAGGTGGTTCAGTAACAAATATGTATGGTCTTTATTATAAACCACACCATAGAGTAAAACTGAGACAATTGTCCCCATACATTGAGACTTCAAAAACAAATCAAGTGTATGGATTACCACAGAATTCAAAATATTTTGAAGATGAGTCCTTATGGAAATGGAGAGATTTATATGACCATGGATTTATTGACCCAGATGGTTTTGGTACCAACTTTCCTTTTATTAATAATTTACATTACGTAAAAAGCGACATTGATTTTTATTTGCGAAATGAAAATATTCACAGGAATAAACAGGATGAAGTTAAGAATGTAGATAAATTTAAATGTTAATATGAAAATTCTTGTTAAAAATAATGACCAATCAATTATAATTGAACCAAACCAAATGTTTCAAACAGATTTGGGTTGGACTGATAATGCTCAGCAAATGGAGCAAGAGATTTTATATGAAATTATTAATCCAACTGAAAATTATGAAACCGTAAGGTATATTCATGAACCCTATAGTGTAGTTTCTGATTCGGACATTACGTTCATTCAAAGCGACATATTATATAATTTTTATTTTCTAAATTCCTCGGGTAACTATTCACAAAACTATGAAGATGTGGGAATAACATTTAGAGAAAATTCAAAAATGTTAAAACAATCAACAGAAAGTTTCTTCAGGTTAGAATTTTACAAAACCAACCATGACGCGTCACCAAATCAAACAAATAGAAGATTGGTTTTTGCAAAAAATTTATCATTACCTCTTGGTGAAAAAATATTTTATACAGGCACACCATCAGGCGCTACATTACCATTAAATGATTACGTTTTCGTGCCTGTTTTTACGGGGTCTAATTATAGAAACACGGAAAATATGTACTTTTTTTGGTTTTCCGACGACACCCCATTCGAAGAAACTAATATTACAGGAAACACTTTTTATATGACCGCAAAATATTACAACGCTAAAGACGGAAGTGTAATAGATTTTGTAAATAAATCAAAAAATGTGAATGCAACAACACCTTATATTGAAGAGCAAGATGTTTACTATAAAGTAATTGTAGATAGAACAAATTATTCATTTGTAGTATATGCATACGATGGCTCTTTAGGTTCAAGAAAAGGTACCTATAATTTACCAATAAATTTTTTTGAAAGAAAACAATAATGGATATTAAATCACCAACAAAATTTGAGATACTAAGGAAAAACATTCTTAATGTCAAATTGTATTCAATCGATGGTCCATATTGGTACAATAGTTTGGGTAGTTTAATATCTTGGTCAAATTCTAAATATCTTGACCCGTTAGAAGGTTTAATAGTATATAATGTAAGCGGCGGTACCGTCGGTGATGGTTACTACATGTGGACAGGAACCACCATACCAACCAACTCTTACGGAGACAATGGTTGTGATTTAACTTTAGAACTATATGGTTGGAACAATATTACAAAAGGGGAGGCGTATGGTGAACATATGTTACCGATATTTTTAGAAACACACGTTGACGAAATGGGTGTAATGGTTGGTTTTGATGGGGAACTTGAACAAGTTGAACAAATTTGTAACTTTTCTTATACTCAGACCGGTAACACAGTTCAGGTTTACAATACGGTGGACACGAGTAAAGTTTCTGAAATACATTATATCGATTTTACTGTCAGTTGGGGAGATGGAACTACAAGTATTCTATCAACAACTGGAATTACCGCAACAAAAACATATTCATCCACCGGCGAAACAACCATATCAATTTCAATCAACACACCATGGAGTCAGTTTGAAACTAAAAAGAAAGTACAAGTACCTTCAAATACCACTGTCTCTAACCCATTAGGGACATTCTCCGGGTTCACAATACCATACACCAACATATCTGGTCAAAGTCAAAATTATCTAAACGATTTAGACTATAATGGAACCAACACAGGTTATACCACATTTACATACGCAGCAATTGGTAAAAGTAAAATTAGTGAATTAAAATTATACGGTTCAAATATATACTCAGGTGTAACTACAGGAGTAACAAATGGTGTGACTTACAGTGCATACACAATTGATAATTTATATTATCAAGATTTCGAAGATGGAATTACCACAATTACCGGTACAACATCAGGATTTACAAAAGAAGAAGTCATCAATAAGGTTATTACAAGAAATGAACATTTCTTAGGATTTATTGATGAACCAGTAATCTATTCTGACATTTTTGTTGAAAGAGGAAAACAAGGTGTAATGGAAAAAACATTACGATTATCTGAAATTGACAACACAGGTGAATTATCAATTTACGGAAACGGATATTTTAATATTAGAAAACAATAATTTTCATATTTATTATAAAAAAACATGGCAGTAGGTAGTTACGGTATAATTAGACCATCAGATGTGTCACCCGAAGACGTTGAAATTTATTTTCATTATGTTGCGGATAGAAATAGCACTTCGACTGTTACTCTTAAGAAATTAAGTTCAGCGGAAGTATTAACCCCTGTTTATCACAATTCGAATACTACGGATGATACTTCAGCACCTAATGTTGAAATCTTAGGTGGATTATACAATTTAAAATTAACCGCGGATGATTTTGCGGATTTAGGCGTGTATACACTTCATATAAGACCAAAACAAATAAGAACATCGATTACCGATTGTGGAATTTTAGCATCTCTACCTTCAGTTAGAGGATTGATTATTGACTTATCCAATGTTCCCGCTGATGATAGAAATAAATTTACACCACAAGGACTTGTTGGGTATAGAATTGAGTATATTAATTCATCTGACAATAAAAAAATTCCAAATTTTTATAGAATTGTAACATCTTCGTTCTATTGCTCACCTATTGTTTCAAATTTAACAAGTACATCACAAAAAGCTATTAGATATCAGTATAGTGAACAAGCAACTAATTTAATGTTTTTAACAGTAACACCATCTTCAGCACCAACAAATAAACCAAACACGGTTCCATTTATTGGTTTACCATCACAAAAAATTATATTAACAAATACATTTTTAAATCCTACCACAATTGAAGTAGAAATGGTTGAACACGACGCTTCAACCATAGCACACGCCCTTTATGGTAATCAAAGCAAAGCGGTTTCACAAGGTATCTATACCATTTATGATAATAATAATAACATCTATAGACAATACAATCTTTACGAGGTTAAAGACGAATTTAATGAGACATTATATGAAATTCGTGAGGAGAGGGGTGATATAGACGAAACCTTAAACTTTGATACTATCACAGAATAATGGCAAGGAGAAAAGTACCTAGTCAAGCGTCAAGCGGAGCTGAAACATTTAATGATTTCTTAGTTGGTAGACAGATAACCGATGGTTCATCTGCACTAACTAACACCGTATTTGCGCTTGATAAGTCTATTCCTGATAAAGATTCTAAAAATTTTACAAGTAATCCATTCTCTCAATTTTTAACATTAGATACGTTAAAGGAAGTTGAAGGTATTCAAACAACATCTGTAAAACCTTCAAAAAAAAGAACTGACGAAGTAAGATTTAAGGGTAACAAAAAATATGCCGATAAATCTTTATTTGGTTCATTAACAGATAGAATTTTAGTTTCACTAACTCGAATTATTAATAAGTTTCCGGGTGCAATTTCGATTTTATCAGACACCCCTATTGGTGTTTCTAATTTTAGTGCTAGTGGAATAACATATAATGATAGCACCAACACCACTACTTTTTACATTGAAAGAAGCAAAATATTTAATCCGTTTAATTTAGTTTTTATAGAACCTAATTCTGTGGTTAAACCAGAAACTGAAAACGAATTAAGAAATTTTTATTCGTCATATACAAAATATGTTGTTATTACCAATAACACATCATATCCAATTTTAGATTATATTGAACCAAATATAAACAACAGAATTTACTTAAAAGTATATGGACAACCATTTACTGGTACAACATATTCAGAAAACTTATTAATAAGACCAAATGATGGTTTAGTTGAAGAATTTTTTGAAGGATTAGATGATTTAGAAGAATCACTTTTAAATAGAGACACAAATCCAATTTATACCTCTTCATTTAAAGTACCTAAAGATGTTGAAGATAATTCAAAAACATCTTTGGTTGATGTGGTAATAACTTGGCCAATATCTGAAGATGGTTACAATATAGAAATAACAGGGTTTTATTTCGATTTATACGTTAGTAAATTAAAAGACATTGCTGATGAAATAGATGGATACAAATCTAATTTGATGGTCAGATTTTTAGCTGCGCCACAATTATTTGAATTTGATACTGAAGATAAAAGGGCTGAAAGTATATTTGAACTATACGGACAAAGTTTTGATAGTGTAAAGAAGTATATAGACAACATAGCTCAAATGAGAAATGTAAGTTATGATGGTATTAATAATCTACCCGATGTACTTTTAAAGAATTTATCAGAAAATTTAGGTTTATCTACATTAAATTTATTTGATGAGAATAGCTTAAATGATGTTTTATATTCAAGGTTACAATCAAACTATGACGGTGTGTCAACCGGCACTAATTTAATTGAATCTGAATATGAGTTTTATCGAAGATTATTAATAAATCTCGCACACATTTATAAATCAAAAGGAACAAAATCTTCTATTGATTTCTTTTTGAAATTTTTAGGAGCACCAGAACCTTTAATTAGAATCGATGAGTATATTTATAAAGTCACATCGATACCGTCTAGTTTTAATTTACAACAAGATATATACGACGCGATTCAAGGTAGTAAAAGATATTCCTATGCAACTTTTGACAGCACAGGTTACACATACTCTAAAGTTTACTACTCAGCATCAACAACATTTGATAGAGAGGGTTACCCCGTAGACGAAAAAACTGGACTACCAAGAAGAGCATATAATGAAACTGAAAACATTTTCTTTGGTAAAGGTTCAGGATGGTACGATATTACATTATCACATCGTTCTCCACTTGTTTTAGATAGTAGTAACTCAATATTGACGGGTAACACTAAAACAATTAAAACAAAGAATAAAAACTATACATACGGAGAAGAATATTTTGATTTATATAGAACATTACCGGGTTTAGATACAGGTTATGAATTGGTGTCTGCTGTTGATAATAAAGACGGAAAACCAATTGAAGATGATTATTTATTAATTTTAAATAGAAAAAATATTGGAATTTATATCTCACCATCACGAGGTATAGATTATGATATATTTAGACAAAGTAGAGAATTATTAATAAGTTTTGGTACAAATACTTTATTACCTCAAACAGGTAAAACTTTTGCTGAATTTTTAGACACATTTATTCATAGTCTTGTAACTAATTCAAACAAAATTCGTTACAATAAAAATTATATACAGTTAGAGGATGTTTATAGAGATTATATTTCACAAACCACAGGTTTCACACCATATAACCAAATAAATGTCACTGAATTTGTAAATAAATTATCTCCATATTGGCCACAATTAGTAGAACAATTAGTACCATCAACCACTCAATGGACTGGTGGTAATTTAATTGAAAATAACGTTTTTGGTAGACCAAAATATCAATATAGATATGATTGCCAACCATTAGAATTTATCGAGGAATTATACCCTGATTTTGAAAACGTAATCGAAGAAGATTTAGAAAACATTTTAGGCGAAGAAAATAATTTCAGAGGTTTAATAAACCTTACCGGTGTTACTTATTATCCGGTAATTGAAATTGACGGAACAGTTTATGGTGGTGCTAATTACACAGGACTAACATCTTCCATGTATGTAATTGTTAGTGGAACAAGTAACACTTCAAATAGTGCAAAATTATTTGACGCACAACCATTTACAGGATGTACGAGTGGTGTAACAAGTGGTGATACTGTAAATCTTTCCTTAATATGTGATTATAAAGATTATCTTGAACCTGATGTTACTAAAATTAAAGAATTATGGTTATCGGCATTATCTGTATTGATTGATGACGTAACTATTACAAGAAATAGCGCGGGATATGAACCCTATTCCGCTTTCACGGGAACCACTGGTCAAACATATTTTTCAGAAACAATACCATTAATAAAATACACAACATACACTGATGAAAATGGTGTCGAAAAAGTTAAGTTTTCATCCGTAAAATTAGGACCAAACGAATGTTCGGTGGTTGACTATTTTGATTATCGATTTGATGCTGATTATAAAATTACAAAAAATACACATGGAATCAGTGTTAAAGTTTATACTGATAATACCGTTTACTGTGACTCAAATAGTGGGTGCACTTTAGTAAGTGATGTATTTTTTGAGGTAATTGGGTATAAAACAGGAATTCAACAAGGTTCAACATGGCCATTTAACATTTATGCTAACTGTGTGAGTGGAACAAATGAAAATGCGGATGTTCACATTCAAAAAGTTAGTGATTGTGTATACAAATTAACTGGTGTTTCAGAAAATGATGTAATAGATTTCAATATTGTAGATGCTGCGAATAAAGAAGTAAAATTCAAAATAGAAGGTCTACAACCCAAAATTGAACATGACCCATGTCCAACACCATCAGGAAAGAGTCACGTAGAGTTATTCAGTATTGTTGGTTACCAAGGAACAATCGCTTCACCAATTTCAGTTGTTTCAGGTGCAACATACTGTGACAATTACACGGGTTATACTATACAACCAAAAGTACAATACAAATCAAACTTTAACTATGGGCTAAAATGTGACTCTATTGTTTTGGTGGTTAATAGTGGGTTAACCATTGATGACCAAACAACCGATAGTAATATTGAAAGTTATATTAGTGGTGGTACGATAAGTGGTAAAAGTGTTTGTGATTTAAATGTTGGGGAATATGTTTTATCCGCTTCATATAAACAATGTACAGAATATAGTCACCAACAAATTGTTAATGGTCCTGTATCAGGATATTCATTTACGTACAACTATCAAAAACTTGAAATCACGGATATTGAATGTTTAGCATCAATAAAGAAAAGTATTATCACGGGATTGACCCAAAATAACACCTATGAAGTTTTTGAAGTTTTACCAACAACACAACTAAGAGTTTATACAAATAGAATTATTGAAAATTTTGGGACACCAACAAATAGTGTTTACTTTTTTGACGACAGATTTCCTGAGGAATTACAGAAAAAACCAATAGATTTTATTGAACCTTGTTGCGACCATCCGAAAGAATTATACAATCACGGAGATTATTTAATAAACAAATATGGTGAAACCATAGAAGTAATTGATGTCGATTTAAATTATTGCGATACAGGATTATACTTCAATCTAAACTTTGAATTAGACAATACACCAATAGATGATGAATTTGTTGTTGTTTTTAACGGAAACAACAGTGACAAAATTCTGATGAAACACAAATATGATAAACATCCAAATATTGGATTCAACCTCGGTCAATATTATATCGATGCCAACCATTGTCCTACAGAACCAACTAATGAGGAATTAAGTAGTTCCATTTTTGATTGTCCATGATAAAAACTGTAAAAATAGACGTTGACAATACCCAAATAAATAAATATATTTTTATAGTAAAAATAGATATAGATAAGACTTTAGATTTAAATGGCATTAATAAAAATAAACGCGGGTAATTTTAATGAGGAAATCGGTGACATTACATTTTATCCTTGTACTGGCGGTACCATAAATTTAGGTTCCGTCCTAATGCCATATTATTACGAAACAAACTATTATTTAGGTACTTACTCAATTTATTTTCCATCACTGGATAAAACCTGTGTGGCTGAAATTCCTTGTCCCACTCCTTCACCCACACCTACACCAACATTAACACAAACACCATCAGTAACACCTTCTGTTACACCAAGTAGAACACCAAGTGTTACACCCACTAGTTCAGTTACACCAAGTGTTACACCATCCGTAACTCCGAGTATCACACCATCTAAAACACCATCAGTAACCCCCACGTCTTCCATCACCCCATCACTTACACCTTCTGTAACTCCTACTAGTTCAATAACACCAAGTGTTACACCATCAGTAACTCCATCAGTAACACCAACATCATCGGTTACACCAAGTGTTACACCATCAGTAACACCCTCTGTTACACCATCTGTAACACCTACTAGTTCCATTACACCAAGTGTAACACCCTCTGTTACACCATCAGTAACACCTACTAGTTCTGTTACACCAAGTGTTACACCGTCTATTACCCCGTCTGAAACACCTTCTGTAACTCCAACTAGTTCAGTTACACCAAGTGTTACACCATCTGAAACACCATCAGTAACACCTACTAGTTCAGTTACACCATCGGTTACACCAAGTGTTACACCTTCTGTAACTCCTACATCTTCTGTTACACCTTCGGTTACACCGAGTGTAACACCATCTGTTACACCAACTAGTTCTGTTACACCAAGTGCTACACCATCTATTACCCCATCTGAAACACCTTCTGTAACCCCGACTAGTTCAGTTACACCAAGTGTTACACCATCTGAAACACCAAGTGTTACCCCATCTGTAACACCAACATCGTCGGTAACTCCTTCAATAACTCCAAGTGTTACACCCTCAATTACTCCAACATCGTCAATAACTCCGAGCGTTACACCTTCTGTTACACCATCTGAAACACCATCTGTAACTCCCACTAGTTCCGTAACACCATCGGTAACACCTTCTGTTACACCATCAGTAACTCCCACTAGTTCCGTTACACCATCTGAAACACCTAGCGTAACACCTTCTGTGACTCCCACTAGTTCTATTACACCATCTATTACACCAAGTGTTACACCTTCCGTTACACCAACTAGTTCTGTAACCCCATCTGAAACACCTAGCGTAACACCTTCTGTGACTCCAACTAGTTCTGTTACACCGTCTGTTACACCGTCTGTTACACCATCAGTAACTCCAACCAGTTCAGTCACACCATCTGTTACACCATCAGTAACACCTACAAGTTCAGTTACACCGAGTGTTACACCATCTGAAACACCAAGTGTTACACCGAGTGTTACACCAACATCATCGATTACTCCTTCAGTAACTCCGAGTGTTACACCAAGTGTTACACCATCTGTTACACCTACTAGTTCAGTAACACCGTCTGTTACACCAAGCATCACACCTTCCGTTACACCAACGTCTTCTGTGACACCAAGTATAACACCTTCAGTAACTCCTAGTGTGACACCAACTAGTTCAGTCACACCATCTGAAACACCATCGGTGACCCCTACTAGTTCTGTTACACCATCGGTCACTCCGTCAGTTACACCTTCTGTAACTCCCACTAGTTCTGTCACACCATCGGTCACACCAAGCGTTACACCATCTGTTACACCTACTAGTTCCGTAACACCGTCTGTTACACCGTCTGTTACACCATCAGTAACACCTACTAGTTCAATAACACCGTCTATAACACCATCAATAACACCTACTAGTTCTGTAACTCCATCAGTTACACCGTCGGTCACACCAAGTATAACACCAACATCATCAGTTACACCATCTGTTACGCCATCCGTAACTCCATCAGTAACCCCCACTAGTTCGGTAACACCGTCTATTACACCATCTGTTACACCATCAGTAACACCTACAAGTTCAGTTACACCGAGTGTTACACCATCTGAAACACCAAGTGTTACACCGAGTGTTACACCAACATCATCGATTACTCCTTCAGTAACTCCGAGTGTTACACCATCTGTAACCCCTACATCCTCTGTTACGCCATCAGTAACACCTTCTGTTACACCAAGTGTTACACCAACTAGTTCTGTGACACCTTCCGTAACACCGAGCGTGACACCATCTGTAACACCGTCAGTAACCAGCTCGGTAACACCATCAGTAACTTCTAGTATCACCCCAACAAGTTCTGTTACACCATCTGTTACACCATCCGTAACTCCATCAGTAACACCAACATCATCGATTACTCCTTCAGTAACCCCAAGTCTTACACCAAGTGTTACACCGACAAGTTCTGTCACCCCATCTACCACACCATCTGTTACACCAAGTGTTACACCTTCTATTACACCATCACTAACACCTACATCAAGTGTTACCCCATCTGTCACACCCTCAGTAACTCCGAGTGTTACACCATCAGTAACCCCCACTAGTTCAGTTACACCATCGGTGACCGCGAGCGTTACCCCTTCTATCACACCCACATCGTCTGTAACCCCATCTGTTACACCATCAATAACCCCATCTGTAACTCCTACGAGTTCTATTACACCAAGCGTTACACCTTCCGTTACACCAAGTGTAACACCAACATCATCAGTTACACCGTCCGTTACACCAAGCGTTACACCATCAGTAACACCAACATCAAGTGTTACACCATCTGTTACACCTTCTGTTACACCATCTGAAACACCCTCTGTAACTCCTACTAGTTCCATTACACCAAGTGTAACACCATCTGTTACACCTTCCGTTACACCCACTAGTTCTGTTACACCAAGTGTTACCCCATCTATTACACCATCAATAACTCCTACTTCATCTGTAACTCCATCCGTAACTCCATCAGTAACACCCTCTGTAACTCCTACTAGTTCTGTTACACCTTCGGTGACTCCAAGTGTTACTCCGTCAGTGACCCCAACTAGTTCTGTTACACCTTCAGTAACTGCTAGTGTTACACCTTCCGTTACACCTACTAGTTCTGTTACACCAAGTGTTACACCATCAGTAACTCCCACTTCATCGGTTACACCATCGGTTACACCAAGTGTAACACCATCTGTTACACCTTCCGTTACACCTACTAGTTCTGTTACACCAAGTGTTACCCCATCAGTAACTCCATCAGTAACACCCTCTGTAACGCCCTCTGTCACTCCCACCAGTTCTGTTACACCAAGTGTTACCCCATCTGTAACTCCATCAGTAACACCCTCTGTCACTCCTACTAGTTCAGTAACTCCATCAGTAACTCCTTCAGTAACTCCTTCAGTAACTCCTTCAATTACACCAACTAGTTCTGTTACGCCAAGTGTTACCCCATCTATCACCCCATCAGTTACACCTACTAGTTCTGTAACACCATCAATAACACCATCAGTTACACCATCTGTAACTTCTTCTGTAACACCGTCAGTAACCAGCTCGGTGACCCCAAGTGTAACTCCGAGTGTCACACCAACTAGTTCCGTAACCCCATCTGTCACACCTTCTATCACCCCATCAGTAACACCGACATCATCCGTAACCCCATCCGTAACTCCAAGTATAACACCATCGGTGACTCCAACAAGTTCAGTAACCCCAAGTGTTACCCCTTCAGTTACTCCGAGTGTCACACCATCAGTTACACCTAGTGTTACATCGTCAGTTACACCATCAGTTACCCCAAGTACCACACCATCGGTTACGCCAACATCTTCAGTTACACCGAGCGTAACCCCTTCTGTAACCCCTTCTGTAACCCCTTCTGTAACCCCTTCTGTAACCCCATCAGTTACTTCATCGATTACACCTAGTGTCACACCATCGGTAACGCCCACTAGTTCAGTTACTCCATCGGTAACACCGTCTGTAACTCCGAGTGTTACTCCAACATCGTCTGTAACTCCATCTATTACTCCATCTGTTACCCCTTCAGTTACTCCGAGTGTCACACCATCAGTTACATCTAGTGTTACACCATCTGTTACACCCTCAGTCACTCCAACATCATCAGTCACACCATCTGTAACACCATCAGTAACGCCATCAGTAACTCCAACTTCAAGTGTAACTCCATCGGTAACACCGTCTATAACACCATCAATAACACCTACTAGTTCAGTAACACCATCTGTTACACCATCTGTAACTCCGTCGGTTACACCTACTAGTTCTGTTACACCATCTATAACACCAAGTAGAACACCTTCTGTTACCGCAAGTGTTACACCATCTATCACACCATCTGTAACACCGTCAGTTACTCCGTCTGTAACTCCAACAAGTTCTGTAACTCCATCCGTAACTCCAAGTATAACACCATCGGTTACACCTACTAGTTCAGTAACTCCAAGTGTTACACCATCTGTAACACCATCAGTGACTCCAAGTGTTACACCATCAGTTACACCAAGCGTGACACCGTCAGTTACTCCGTCGGTGACACCTACAAGTTCTGTAACCCCATCCGTAACTCCAAGTATAACACCATCGGTTACCGCTACAAGTTCAGTAACCCCGAGCGTAACGCCTTCAGTTACCCCATCCGTTACCCCATCTGTAACACCATCTGTTACACCATCTGTAACACCAAGTAGAACACCATCTGTTACTCCAACAAGTTCGGTAACACCGTCAATCACTCCGAGTATCACACCATCTGTAACTCCATCTGTTACACCAAGTAAAACACCATCAGTTACGCCAAGTGTTACACCATCGGTAACACCTACCAGTTCTGTTACCCCATCTGTAACTCCATCAGTAACACCATCTATCACCCCTACTAGTTCTGTTACACCATCAGTTACACCATCCGTTACTCCAACAAGTTCCGTTACTCCATCCGTGACTCCAAGTGTCACACCATCAGTTACGCCGACATCTTCAGTTACCCCATCTATAACACCAAGTAGAACACCATCTGTTACACCGAGCGTCACACCATCAGTTACACCATCTGTAACTCCGAGTGTCACACCTACAAGTTCCGTAACACCTTCGGTTACACCTTCGGTTACACCATCAATTACACCTACTAGTTCTGTAACTCCATCTGTTACACCTTCAGTTACACCAAGCGTTACTCCATCTATAACACCATCTGTAACTCCGAGTGTCACACCATCAATTACACCGACATCTTCTGTAACACCATCAATAACACCATCCGTAACACCATCTGTAACTCCAACAAGTTCGGTAACACCCTCTATAACACCATCAATCACACCCACTAGTTCTGTCACACCATCTATTACACCAAGTAGAACACCTTCTGTTACACCATCAGTAACCGCTTCGGTAACCCCGTCAGTCACTCCATCAGTGACACCATCTGTTACCCCAACAAGTTCAGTTACACCAAGTGTTACACCATCGGTGACACCAACATCTTCTGTAACTCCAAGTGTTACACCATCTGTTACACCATCAGTTACACCAACATCTAGTGTTACACCATCTATCACACCAAGTAAAACTCCGAGTGTTACACCATCAGTTACACCTTCTGTAACTCCATCAGTTACCCCATCTATTACACCATCGGTGACACCAACCAGTTCAGTTACACCTTCGGTTACTCCGAGTGTCACATCATCAGTAACACCATCAATAACATCAAGCGTTACACCCTCTATTACACCTTCAAGAACTCCTTCAGTAACTCCTACAAGTTCTGTCACACCATCAGTTACGCCAAGTGTCACACCATCAGTTACACCAACATCTTCTGTAACCCCATCAATCACTCCGTCGGTAACCCCATCAATCACTCCGTCGGTAACACCATCAAGAACACCAAGTGTTACTCCTTCAGTTACTCCGTCGGTAACACCGAGTAGTTCAGTAACTCCATCAGTAACTCCATCAGTTACCCCATCCGTTACACCAACTAGTTCTATTACTCCGAGTGTTACCCCATCAGTTACCCCATCAGTTACACCAACATCAAGCGTTACACCTTCTATTACACCTTCAAGAACTCCTTCAGTAACCCCCACTAGTTCAGTAACTCCATCGGTTACACCAAGTGTTACACCATCAGTAACACCAAGTAGTTCAGTAACTCCATCTGTTACTCCATCTGTTACTCCATCTATCACACCAACATCGAGTGTAACCCCATCTATCACACCGTCAAGAACACCTTCCGTTACACCAACTAGTTCAGTAACCCCATCCGTGACTCCAAGTGTTACACCTTCAGTTACTGCTACTAGTTCGGTAACACCGTCAATCACACCATCAAGAACACCAAGTGTTACACCAACATCTAGTGTTACACCATCGGTAACACCATCGGTAACACCAAGTGTCACACCATCTGTTACACCATCTGTTACACCATCCGTTACCCCAAGTAGAACACCATCTGTAACACCTACAAGTTCTGTAACACCTTCCGTAACTCCGAGCATAACACCTTCAGTTACACCATCGGTAACTCCGTCTGTCACACCAAGTGTTACACCTTCAGTAACACCTTCAGTAACACCTACAAGTTCTGTTACACCATCTGTTACACCAAGTAGAACACCAAGTGTTACACCTACTAGTTCAGTAACTCCAAGTGTTACACCATCTGTAACACCTTCAGTTACACCTACAAGTTCTGTTACACCAAGTAGAACACCAAGTGTTACCCCTTCAGTTACACCATCAGTAACTCCTACTAGTTCTGTCACACCAAGTGTTACACCTTCAGTAACACCTTCAGTAACACCTACAAGTTCTGTTACACCGTCAAGAACACCAAGTGTTACACCATCTATCACACCAACTAGTTCTGTTACACCAAGTGTTACCCCATCCGTAACACCTTCAGTTACACCTACAAGTTCTGTTACACCAAGTGTTACACCTTCGGTTACACCAAGTGTTACACCATCTATCACACCAACTAGTTCTGTTACACCTTCCATCACACCGTCAAGAACACCATCTGTTACTCCATCATTAACACCCACATCAAGCGTTACTCCATCGGTGACACCAAGTAGAACACCATCCGTCACCCCAACTAGTTCAGTTACTCCATCAGTTACACCATCTGTTACACCATCCGTAACCCCTACAAGTTCTGTTACACCGAGTGTTACGCCAAGTAGAACACCATCTGTAACTCCTACAAGTTCTGTTACACCGAGTGTTACGCCAAGTAGAACACCAAGTGTTACACCATCTGTTACACCTACAAGTTCTGTTACACCTTCTGTTACACCGAGTGTTACGCCAAGTAGAACACCATCTGTTACACCTACAAGTTCTGTTACACCATCAGTAACTCCGAGTGTTACTCCTTCAGTAACCCCTACAAGTTCTGTTACACCGAGTGTTACGCCAAGTAGAACACCATCCGTAACCCCTACAAGTTCTGTTACACCGAGTGTTACGCCAAGTAGAACACCATCCGTAACTCCTACAAGTTCTGTTACACCGAGTGTCACCCCAAGTAGAACACCATCCGTAACCCCTACAAGTTCTGTTACACCGAGTGTTACGCCAAGTAGAACACCATCCGTAACTCCTACAAGTTCTGTTACACCGAGTGTCACCCCAAGTAGAACACCAAGTGTTACACCAACATCAAGTGTTACACCATCGGTTACACCAAGTGTTACACCATCATTAACACCAACATCAAGTGTAACACCATCACCAAGTCCACAATATTTTGGTGCGTATTTTTCTTCTTGTTGTCCTGGTGATACCACAATTTATAATGCGAGGTTACCACTTGGAGCACCCTTCGGTTCAGTATGGTACATACCAACAGCACAAGTTTGTGCAACTTTTGTTGATTACGGACCTGACGCAGGACCAATTTTAACTTTAAAATATGATAGTTGCGCGTTGTGTCAATCGGAAACTCATATAGTATGTCCTTCAGTTACACCTACACCAACAAAAACCCCAAGTGTCACACCAAGTAGAACACCGAGTGTTACACCCACTAGTTCAGTTACACCAAGTGTTACACCAAGTAGAACACCGAGTGTTACACCCACTAGTTCAGTTACACCAAGTAGAACACCGAGTGTTACACCAAGTAGAACACCGAGTGTTACACCATCTGCATCTCTAAAAGTAGACCCATCTGTAACTCCTACAAGTTCTGTTACACCAAGTAGAACACCGAGTGTTACGCCAAGTAGAACACCTTCTGTTACACCATCTGTAACTCCTACTAGGTCAGTAACTCCTACACCGACCCGAACACCAACCCCAACCCCAACACCATCACCACCATGCTCGTGTGAAAAATATTTTATAAATGAATTATACGCGGAAAATTTTGTTGAATATACTAACTGTTGTAATAGTCAAACAGAACAATTAAATGACCCAACATATTGGGATGTTAACGGTGGTCAACTTGAAATTTGTTCTTGTAATACCCCAACCGTAGGAGGGCCGCATTTTGGGGTGGTAGTCCAATTGGGTGCCTGTGGTGAATGTTATTGTTTTGATATTCAAATAAGTGATGATGATATTTTACAATCTGGTTCAGTTATTCTATATTATCAATGTTGTGATGGAACTTTCATTACTGAAACATTTACAAACGCAACAACTGATACTCGATGTATGTTAAATGTTGTAGGTAATACTTTGTTTGTTCCTGGTGGTTTCGCTCAATTCTCATCACTCACACAACGTGCACAAACATGTGCAAATTGTACGGCATGTAGTACGTCGTGTGCATAATAAAATAATGATTTAAGTATTTATAGAAAGAATATTAATAAATGCCGATACAAAGAATACTTTTTGAATTATGTGGTAACACAGGAACAACAAAACACTTTGATGTTGATACCTCCGTTATTACACCAGGAAGTATAATTTTTGGTGATTATAAATGTTGGACCGCAACGAGTACAACAGGCACGACAACACCGGGTTTAGTTATTTTTACAGGTTATACAACTTGTCAACAATGTAATGATGATTTTAATGGGTGGGAATTTGAACATTGTGAATTTCCTGGTACCCCCCCTCTTTACTTTGGATTAAAAAATTCTGAGGTTAATCAATACTTTGAAAGTACAGGTGCCACAATTTCTTATGATGGTACGTGTTACAACTATATAGGAGGTTATGAACAAGGTACCGGTAGTACTAATTACAATTATACTGTTACAGAATTAATTGAATCAGGCTCACTATTCACAGATTGTGCTAGTTGTTTAAACCCTCCGTCACCCACCCCAACAATGACACCCACCCCAACACCAACCCCAACAGTTGTTTGTTATGACGGTGTGATTGATACGTCTGGTACTTGGTATTATACTGATTGTTGTGGTGTTTACCAAACAGGTGTTGGAGGTATTGGAACAGAAGTGTGTTTAAATTGGGTATTACCTTACACTGGTGTTGCGGTTAATATGGGTAGTGTTTGTGTCGTATCATGTCCATCTGTTACCCCAACACCAACCCCAAGTGTTACACCATCTGTAACCCCAACTAATTCAGTTACACCAACTATCACACCAAGTGTTACAATTACCCCATCAGTAACACCAACATCATCAGTTACACCAACTATCACACCAAGTGTTACAATTACCCCATCAGTAACACCCACCAAAACACCCACACCAACAATGTCCGTTACTCCAACCCCGTCATTAACTCCGGGTTGTGCTCAATATACATTCTCGTTACAAGAAATTTATTTTTTAACACAAGCAGGTCCTTACGATATATCGGGAACAACAACGGGAGGAACAATAGTACTAATTGCCACTAATGTAACAAACGCACAACTACTTTCAGGATATACTACAACAGTATGTAGTCCAATTACAGGTGGTACAATACAAAGTGTTGGAACTTGTACTAATTCTGTTAGTTATTTAATCGCAACCCCAACACCACAACCGTCACCATCCCCAACACCATCAATCACACCAACTCCTACGGTAACAAAAACACCAACTCCAACAATTACCCCAACAATTACTCCAACAATAACACCTACGGTAACAAAAACACCATCTATCACACCATCAAAAACACCTACACCGTCAAAAACTCCTGATACAACAGTTTCGGTAACACCTTCAATTACTGTAACACCATCAATCACACCATCAAAAACACCAACTCCTTCACCATCTTTAACCCCGACCCCAACTCCGAGTATTATTACCATAACAATGGTTCACCAACATCAGAAATTAAATTCTTGTTCAAGAACATTTGGTAATGTACAGAAAAACGGAACAACTTTCTATACTTGGAATACTCCATTATCTGTCGGTATTTATAGTGGTACAACAACAACATATGTGGGTGACATAATTACATTAAGCATGGACGCGTTGGGAATAACTTCAGAGTGTAGTGCGTTAGGGTATTCTTGTAGTAGTATAACATACTCTATAGAAAGAAATGGAACAATTGTTCAAACAAATACAGAGTCAAGTTGCGGCACAGGTTCTATAAATGATTCTTATACTATACCTGATAGTACAAACTCTATAATAATCTATATAACATCTGACGTAACAACATAATGGGATTAAATGTAAGAATATATAATATTGTATCCGACGGTAATTATTCGATAAGATATAAGTCAGGGGATTCCCCATATCCCGAAACTAATGATTCGACTTTTACTTTATATAATACAGGATTAACAGCAACCACAGTTACAATCAGTGGGCTTTCATTCGATACACAGTTTTGGATAAAAATGACGGACCAAACTACAGGTAGGTATATCATTAAAAATATTTACACTCACGATAGTAAAGCATTCCCATGTTATGATACAATGTGTTTCGATGTCCAAACCGTATGTGTTAGTCCATCCCCAACCCCCACAATAACCCCAACCCCCACAATTACTCCAACAATTACCCCAACCCCAACAATTACCCCAACAATTACCCCAACTCCTTCTTGTGCGTGTACCACACCTGTAATTCAAAGTGTGTGTCCATCAACTGGTGGTACAATAGACGTTACATTTAGTATAATAGGATGTAGTGGTTGTAATCTGAGTACCATACAATTCTCACAAGATGGTGCAATTTGGGGTCTCACGAATACCGCTGGTTGTGGTTCTGGAAATACAGTGACTAGAAACCTTGAAGAACCAGGATATTTATTAAATTATTTTATAAGGGTTAAAATACAGGGTTCATGTGGAGAAAGCGCCTACTCAGCACCATATGAGTATGATGGTGCATCATGTGCTTAAAATACTTGATTATAAAATATGATTTTTTATATTTATGAAATATGCCATCAATAAAACAGTATCAAATTACAATTTCAAATTTTTCGGGAAAAACACCTTGTAGTGGATACTATATCTATACAGGATTGACTCACAACATTGATGATGCTGGTTATTTAAATGGTAATATTACATTAATTTCAATATCAACCGGATATACGTTTAATATAAGTTTATTAGATAACATTCCTCAAATTTTTGTATTTGTTGAACACTGTGATGGACACATAACCCCAACACCACAACCCGCAACAAAACTACAAGGGGGATATCAATTGGCTTTGGTCGATTTAAGATGTAGTGATTGTTACATTGCTTGTGATTTTAATATAAATGTTATTCAATTAAGTTAATAAATGGCGTGTACGGGTCCAATATCATTAAAATATGGTGTAGATAAAAACGCCGCGTGTGGCACTGGAGCAACAACGAGTAATTATTATTACGATGATTTGGGGTCAGTCGGATTAGGTGTTGGTGATACTATTTTTACTGACTCGGGTTGTACAAGTATCGCAACTATTGGATACTACATTGATTACACTACCGACCCAAACGTAGTATTTAGGGTTGAAATGGCTGATGGTATCATAACTGGTGTAGAATATTGCACACCCCTTCCAACACCCACACCAACACCAACACCTACACCGACAACATCATCTCAGTGTCTTTGTCATTTATTCGATTTGACCGTTGGTGATGCAGATATATCCGCAAGTTTGGATAATGGTGTACACGTGGTTTACTATGATTGTACGACAGGAGCACAACAAAATGTTTTAGTAACAGTCGCTGGTTTTTATCCGAATTATGATTGTAATAGGCACGCAGCAGGTGCACCCTCAGTTTATATTTTAGACGCCTCAGGAAACCAACAAATACCATCCATGAGTAGTGTCGCTATAACTTTAGTTTGTTGTGATTTGTTACCATCAGTAACACCCACCAGTTCTGTAACACCATCTGTTACACCGTCAGTAACCAGCTCGGTAACACCATCTGTTACATCAAGTGTTACACCATCTATTACTCTATCTGTTACACCGAGTGTTACACCATCAATAACCCCAAGTTCATCATTGGGTGCACCTTGTGTTCATGATACGGTAACCCCAAAAGGTATAAAAATTTCATTTAATTCGGGTTCAAATTATACAAATTGTACGGTTTATACGGGAATTACATCAACCAATATAACAGGTGTAACATCTTGTACAGGAATGACCACAGGGGATATTTGTGAAATTACAGGTATAACCGCAACATTACTGGAAATGTATGTAAGGATTGATTGTGAAGGATGTTGTGAACAAGTTTTTAGAGTTAATTTGGATGAATGTTGTGATTATATAACCCCTAGTCCAACACCTTCTATTACAACAAGCGTAACACCAACACCTTCTATTACAACAAGCGTAACATCAACTCCAACACCAACTCCAACACCTTCTATTACAACAAGCGTAACATCAACTCCAACACCAACTCCAACACCTTCTATTACAACAAGCGTAACATCAACTCCAACACCAACTCCAACACCAACCCCCACCAATCTTGAAATATTATAATGATGTGGACGTACAATTATATGTGGATTATATGCGGTGACTCAAGGACCTTATGTATGTAGGGATAATAATTTAAATTTGAATATTGATAATTTATAATAAAGTATTTATAATATAACCATGAGTTTTTTAAGTAATAATAATTCAGAATTTTTATCGGTTAGGATTACCCAAAAAGGTAGAAATTCTATTGCGAAAGGTAGTTTCAATATTGCATATTTTCAAATCGGCGATTCTGAATTTGATTATACATCTCCGTTTGATAGTTTTACAGGATTAAACTCGGAACCATTTCAAATGGTTTTTGCGCCTTTTGATAAAGAGGGTGGAGTAAAATATCCATATAAATTAGACAGTAGTAACACAGGTTCTACTGTTTATGGTATTCCTGTACAATCTTCAACTACCGATACCTTGAGAAATGTTATGGGACCGGCCGGTTTTGTTACTGAATATATTGATTACGACAGTAGTAATTGTACAGGAACCAGTGTTGAATGTGAGACTCAACAAATATCCTTGTCAGCAATGACAGGAGATAATAGTGTGGTAGTACTAACAGGTGCTAGTTTTAATGATTGTGAATACATAACAATAGTTTATGGTGGTTTTTGTGGGAATGACCCAAATCATCCTGTAATCACTGGTGAGACAAACAGTTTAATATATAAAATAACGGGTGTAACGGGAAATACACTTTACCTTGATAGGACAACACCTAATTTTTCAGGTTGTACAGGTCCTGCTCAAGTGGTATGTAATTCTTGTGAAAATGAATACCCCGTAAGTGTTACATATAATCCAAACTGTAGACCCGTGGAAATTGACCCGACACAACAATTAAATTCATGGACCATGAACGTAGTTTGGTGTATGAAACCAATTGGTTTTGATGTTGACGGTGTAGACGAAAATTTGACGGGTTTTACATCAAATAAACATGTATCAACTAAACAATTTTTGGGTTATACAACATCAAGTGGTCAGACATTTACAACAAGTTCAGGAAGCACCGTAAGTAACGCCACTTCTTACAAAAATTCATATGATGAAGTGATTGAAGTAACCCCTGAGGAACAAAGGTGTATTGCTGTAATCCATTATTCAGAACTTGGGGATTTAAAAAATGACCCAGAAAGATTCTATAAGTACGATGATTATATTAGTACAAATAATACGGAATCTCAGGCATTATTAGAAGACTCAATCGGTAACACAATCACAGATTTAGAATATTTCGAAGTTTATATACCGTTTATTCAATACCATAGAAATACCGGTACAACAATAGGTGCTTTGCTTACTATGGACACAACTGATTACTTTGTGAGTTCAAAGAAGAATGAATATCAAAAAATTAAGTACAGATATCTTTTAGACGAGATTGGAAATAAAGTTGGTAAAATTTTTGTAAATAATAAAGTAGTTGTAATTGATGACCAAGAATTAGTTGCTGTTATGGATTACAAATCTAACAGAAAATATACATTACCCGCACCAAAAATAAACTTATTACCAAGTGACCTACCCGCTAACCAATCATTCTATTCAGGTTCAACCGAACAAACTATATGGTTGACATACATGTTAAACTTTACGGGTGATACTAAAATGAATGGATTACCTTGTAATTACTATACTAAATTTGAAACAACAACAGATAGTACATATTACACAACACCAAGTCAATTATATGTTAAGTTTGCCAATGGGTATTTTACCGATATGGTAACAGGTAGTACCTGTAATTTTAAAAATGGATTTATTGCAAATCAGTTCCAATTATTAATTCAAGTCACGGATTACGGTGATTTACCTGAACCAAATTTTTGGAAATTATTAGACATGACTCAGTACATACCAAATCATACTGTGGGTAACACAATTAATCCTGCAAACTTAGTTGACTATTCATTCCAAGTGACATTTGATATGTACGATAACGATACCACAATATTTGATTTAGAATCATATATTGGTGAGATACCAAACCAACCTTCAACTTCACCACAGTTTGGTGATGAACAACCATTTCCTGGTAGTATCAAATTGATAAGAGCAACTGACATCGAGAAAATGAATTTCTTGGTAAACCTACCCGCCAGTCAATTCAATGTTACCCAAAACCCAACATATACGACAGGTCAAGATAAAAGAATTACGGAGGTTGTGTTACTAAATGAAAACAAAGAAGTTTTGGCGATTGGTAAAACCGCCAATCCTGTTAAGAGAAGCGGAACTCAAGTATTTGCAATTAAAATAGATTTTTAACTCTTTACATTTTGAATAATATCTCATATAATTTTTATATGAGTATAAAATTAAAGAATGCACCCAAAATTTTGGGATTAGACATTTCAACTAAGACCATCGGATGGGCGCTATTTGATATTAATTCTTCTCGACTTTTAGAATTAACACATTTCTCTCCTAAAATAAAACCACAACCCGAGGACAAAATCGAGGAACTCTTAAAGAAAGCGGATGCTTTTAAAAAACATTTAGAATCGTATAGTGACATTGGAATCACAAGGATAATAATTGAGGAACCTCTTTTGAACTCAAACAACATTTATACTGTTGGTACACTATTAAGATATAATACCATGATTCTAAAATCGTGCTATGAAATTTTAGGTATTATACCTACTTTTATCACCACTTATAATGCAAGAAAGTACGCGTTTCCAAGTTTAATTGGTAAAAACGATAAAGGTAAGAGCGTTTTATTTGGTGGATTACCCAAAGATATCGATAAGAAACATATTATATGGGAAAACGTAAACGATGTATGTCCTGAGGTCGAGTGGTTATATGGTAAAAACGGTCAATTAAAAAAAGAAAACTACGATATGAGTGATGCGGCAACCGCGGTGATTGGATTTGTAAACATGCAAAAATCTGGTATTTCTGAATAAATTTTGTTTTTTCAAAAATGATTGTGTATACTTTTAAAAGAATTTGATTCAATAACTAATAATGTCAAGATAGCATTAGTATTTTGACATAAGGTGGGAGGTTATGGTGTACAACCCCCACCTTTTTTATGCGGTTTGGTTTTACAATTTTTATTTTGTATATTTTATCTATGCCATCAGTTGCAATTGAATACAAACCTGTTATTGACATCCTTGAAGATATTCTTGGTAACTGTAGAATGCATAACGAATACAAAGGACAGATAGCTTTTGATTGTCCTGTATGTTCCCATGAAATCAAAGGATTAGACCACGGTGATGGTAAAGGTAACTTAGAAATCAACTACAAAATGTTGGTTTATAAATGTTGGTCATGTTCCGAATTGTACAATACCCATGGCTCGGTTTACAAACTCATAAAAAAATATGGAAACGAAAAACATCTAAAAAGATATGAATTACTAAAACCCGACGAAGTGGAACTTGCGGTGAAACAATTCAAACAAGTTGAATTACCCAAAGAATTTATTGCACTTAATAATCCAAGTAACGGTGTTAAATTGACTCACCACTATAGACAAGCCATGGCGTATCTAAAAAAGAGAAACGTTACTGACAAAATAATAAGAAAACACAATATGGGGTTTGCATTCTCAGGACCATATGAGAATAGAATAATAATCCCATCTTATAATGAATGGAGACAAATCAATTACTTTGTTGCACGTTCATTTTTGTCAAAAACTAAATTAAAATATAAAAATCCTGACGTACAAAAGGAGACAATTATTTTTAATGAAAGTTTGATAGATTGGTCAAAAAAAATTTATTTAGTTGAGGGTGCGTTTGACTCTATTTTTTTAGATAATGCCGTCCCAATGTTAGGTAAGTACATAAGTGATTTGCTCTTTAATAAAATATATGACCTTAGATGTGAAGTGACAATATTGTTAGACGGTGATGCGTGGGACGACGCAGAAAAATTATATCACAAATTAAATTGTGGTAAACTATTGGGTAAGATAAACATCGTGAAACTACCTAAAGACAAAGACATTGCAGATTTACAAGGAAACTTAACTGAATACAAAGAATTTAAATTAGATTAAAATGAATTTAACAGAAATAGCACAGGAAATTAGAGAGTGTGTTGAAATTAGAAAAAAGGAGTTAGAACTTACTTTTTATGAAGATGAACACATTTATTTTATGAGAGATTTAGATGGAAAACATAGAAATAATTTTCCATCCGTATCAAAAGTGATTAAAAAATTTTACATCCCATTTGATGCAGAATCTAAAGCTTACCAAATGACAGATGGTGACGAGGAAGAAACTCGTTTATTATTAGAAAAATGGAAGAAAGCCGGTGATTACTCTACAAATTTAGGTAGTAGGGTTCATTACATGTTAGAAACTGATTTAGTTGGTAGATATGGTAATTACAAAGATGTGAGACAACCAATTTTTGAATGTGACAATCAACAAATCATGAAGAGTGACAGTATGATATCGGCGGGTAAAGATTTTTTAACCTTAATGGAAGAAAGAGGTGCGGTGCTATTAGATACTGAAATGGTGTTGGGTGACCCTGAATTAGGATACGTTGGTCAACCTGATAAATGTTGGTTAATGATGAACAAACAAAAAGACGGGTTTGGTATTGTTGTTACGGATTGGAAAACAAACCAAGAAAAAAATTTTCAAATACAACCCTACACATCAAAAATGTTACATCCCTTCGAAAACTATTATAACACCGCCCTGAGTCACTATTATGTTCAATTACCATTATACGGTAAACTATTATTAAAAATGTTAGAGGAAAGTAAGTTTTCAAATATAAAATTATTAGGTTGTGTTATCGCTCATCTTAAAGATAATGGAACATTTACAGAATACAAAGTCCCATCGGATATGACCAATTCAATTTTACAAATGGATTTAAAAAAATACTTAAAATGATAAGAAAAATTATACATATGTCTGATTTACACATTAGGACTTTTCAATTACATGACATGTATAAGAAACAATTTAAGATGGTAATTGACGATGTGATAAGAAGAGTGGAAGATTGTGATTACGATGAGATAAGAGTGATTATTACTGGTGACATTGCTCATCAAAAAATTAACATTTCAAACGAACAAATGATGCTCACGTCTTGGTTTCTAACACAGATATATGAAAATATCGGACCTGTTATAATAATACCAGGAAACCATGATTTTTTAGAAAACAATGTAAGTAGATTAGATAGCATCACTCCAATCGTTGAAATGTTGAATAATGAAAATGTTAAATATTTTAAAAATAGCGGGGTGTTTGAGGATGAGAATATTAATTGGGTGGTTTATTCTTTATACCAACATAATCAAAGACCGGATTTTGAAAAAGATGATAATAAGTTTTATGTCGGTTTATTTCACGGCCCAATTCAAGGGTTGTCTACTGATTTAGGTTTTGAATTTGAGAACGCCTACTCGCCATTAAATTTTGTTGGGTTAGATTTATTACTTTGTGGTGACATCCATAAGAGACAAATGTTTGACTTACCCAATGGAGGTAAAGCCGTCATGATTGGTTCGCTAATTCAACAAAATTTTGGTGAGACAGTTAATTATCACGGATATGGTGTTTATGATGTAGTAAACGATGAATACAATACTTATGATATAGAGAATGAACAACCTTTCCTACATTTCTCTATATCTGACATATTAGATATTGACAATGAATCAGAAAAACTACTTAACATTAGATAATGAATTCATAAAGTATTGTGAATTAAACAAAATTGATAACCCTCAAGAATTCGCAGAAAAAGTTTTTAAAAAGGGTTTCAACATTGTAAAGTATGGTGAAGTACCATTTGGATTTAAAAATGGTGAAAAGATAGTTGAGAAGGAAGTAATCAAAGAAATAATTAAAGAGATTCCTATAGATAGAATAATTGAAAAACCAATTGAAATTATTCGAGAAGTAGTAAAAGAAGTGCCGGTTGAGGTTATTAAAGAGGTACCGATAGAGATAAAAGGTGACACTCAGATTGTTGTAAGAGAGGTCATAAAAGAAGTACCAATTGAAAAGATTATTATGGTAAAAAACGAGGAGGAATTAAACGTCTTAAAAATGGAAAATGAAAAATTGAACTTGGAATTGAAAAATCTCACAAAATCATTAGAGAGTATCGGTAAAAAAGGTAAATTTATGAAGGACAGTAACCTTTCATCTTTATATGGTGAATGATTTTTTTATTGATTTTTTTTTTATATATTTTATAAAATACATTAAAACATGACAAACATTTTTATTTGGATTATGGTGGCATATGGAATGAGCACCATAATCGTTTATGGTTCTATTTTAGACTCAGTGAGAAATTTCATACATAACTTGACTAAAAATAAATATACCCCTATTCAAAGAGTCGGGAAATTTATTTCAGAACTGATTAGTTGCATGTTGTGTACATCAACATGGGTTGGATTCTTTTTGTCACTGTGTTTCGGGGGAATGACAACTCAATTTGGTGTTCATTGGTTACCATCTATTTTCTTTGACGGTATGTTTACTGCCGGAAGTGTATGGGCAATAAATGGAATAGTTGAATTCTTTGAAGAAAACAGATTCAACAAATAAACCCTAACGGGATGTACAAAAATTTTAAATGGGTTATATAAAAAGAAATTTTGATGACACTGAAGTAAGAAATTTTGCTAAAATTTTCATTAAAGAAGTTTTTAACATTTTGTTCGAGTCACACCCTAATTCAAAGGCAATTGATTTAATTTGTGTTGAGGATAATTCATTTGGTGTGGAATTGGAAAAGGGAGGTTGGACTGGTGATTTTTGGGAGAATGAATATTCTTTGATTAGTGGTTATGATTTTAGGACTGTTAACATACCAATACGTAAGGTAAAATATTGGTACGATAAAGTAGGTGACACAATAGCCCCAAATAAAAATAAACATTGGTTTATTAGAACTAATAGAGATTTCACTCAAGTTATACTAATAAAACCTACCACAATTAAGAATAAAAACAAGATACTTTTCACAGAATTCAAACCAAACAATAGTGAGGAAATAGAAAAATGGATGTCTTTTAAAAAAGAACACGTTCAAACTTATAACTTAAAGAAGAATAAATGGACACCACAAAGAAAGAAGTAACCAACCTTAATAATCCGTACATTAAAGTCACATGGCGGGATACTCACGAGAACTTTACCTCCGAAAAACTCAATAGAGTTAAATCATATTTTCAAAAGAAATACAACACAAAGTACGTTCAAATAATAACCAAAGTTATATCTAATGACGACCAAACAAAATTGGCATCTTTGGATATAACAGAAAATATATCTGATTTTCAATATCAAAAAACTTTGATGAAAGATTTCGTCGATGAGAACGAAATTAGTGTATCATTGGAAAGACTCAATAATCTTGACAACAAAGTAAATGAAGAATTTATCCGTAAAAACGGTGATAGAATCAAATACACAAAATGGTATATCAAAAAGGTTGAATTTTCAAATTTCCTATCCTACGGGGAAAATAACCATATCGATTTTACAATATTACCCGGCATTACAGTTGTAGAATCTACACCTAAAAATTTTGGTGGAAAGTCGACTGCGACAGTAGACTTGATGATGTTTTTATTTTTTAATAAAACCACTAAAACTAAAACTAATTTAGAAATCTTTAATAGATTCAGTAATAGTGACGAAGTAAAAGTTAAGGGTCACATAACAATAGACAACGAAGACTATATAATTGAGAGAATAAGTTCACGTAAAAAAACAAAAAGTGGTGATTACAATGTCACAAACAAATTGGATTTTTATAAAATAAATCAAGATGGTACGATTGAAAATTTGACAGGTGAACAACGCAGAGAGACTGAAGATTTTATTACGAAGGCAATTGGTACAGAAGAAGACTTCCTATCAACAATATTAACAACAGGAAATAATTTAGAAGAACTCATCGAATCAAAACCTACTGCAAGAGGTTTGATATTGACTAAGTTTTTGGGTTTAGAAATTTTAAAAGAGAAAGAAGAAATCTGTAAAACCATTCAAAGTGAGTGGAGTAAAAAATTGATTTCAAATAATCATAATGTGAATGATTTAGAAACAGAAATCACCACTTTTCAAGAAGGTATTGACGAAAACAAATCAGAAACACATAGATTAGAAAATGAAACAACCAAAACCCAATCAAGTTTAAAAGACGCGGAAAATAAAAGAGATGAGTTGTTATCGAAAAGAAATACAGACATTGACCAAGATTTGATTCGTACAAATACAAGCCAAATAAAGGTTGATATTGGTAATTTAGAAAAACAAAAACAAGTTTCAATTACCAATGCAGATTCTGTTAATGTAAAAGAACCTTCACAATTTTATCTTGAAGAAAATCATTTATTACTAAAAGATGAAATGAACGGGATAGTTGTGGAAGGTAGGGTAAACGCGGACTCAATTAAACGAAACGAAGAACTAATAAAACAATTAGAAGAGGGACAGATATGTCCGACTTGTAAGCGCGCATTAGACGAAGTCGACCACTCCGATGAGATTAATAAGTTAAATGAATTGGTTGAATCAATTAAAAAAATTCAAACAGATAATCGTAAAAAGTACGATGAATTGGTGGAAAAAGAAAAAGTGTTTATTGATTTGAAAAGAGAATATGATGAGTACGAAAAAAACAAAATCAAAAAGACCAGATATGAATTGGAAGTTGAACAGAAAAAGATAGAGATTGAAAAGTTACAAACAAAACTCGACAACTATGACCGCAATAAACAAAAACTAGAGGAGAATCAAAAGATAGATGCCGAAATAGTCGGTTTAAAGTCTCAAATTGAAACTCTTAATGCAAATTTGAGAAGTTACGGTTCAACCATTGAAAGATTAAAAAACCAAAATCAAACTCTATCTGAAAAAATTGAAACAAATAAAGATTTGATTAGGAAGATAAAAGTCGAAAATGAAACGCAATCTATTTTCAAGATTTATCTAACTATTTTTGGTAAAAATGGAATATCTAAAGTCATATTAAAAAATATGGTACCTCTAATCAATCAAGAGCTATACAGACTTTTAGTTGATAGCTGCTATTTTATTTTGGAATTAAATATTAATGATAGAAACGAGGTAGAGTTTATAATGATTGACACTGAAACGAGAATAGTGAAACCCCTTGTTAGTGGTTCTGGTTACGAAAAAACCATATCATCTCTCGCTCTCAGAAGTGTATTAACAAAAATATCATCACTACCTAAACCCAATATTGTTGTGATGGATGAGATATTTGGTAAAATAGCGGATGAGAATTTGGAGATGGTTGGTGAGTTCTTCAAAAAAATTAAAGATTATTTTGAACACATAATTGTTATTTCTCATAATCCGTTAATTAGAAATTGGTCAGATAATTTGATTATGGTAAAAAAAGATAACAACATCAGTTCAATCGATTTTATTACCCCTAAAATTTCTTAATTTCACTTTTTTTTCTTACATTTTAAAAAAAAATTCACATGAACAGTAAACAATATAAAGACTTTGGGTTATTTGCTAAGGATAAAGGGATTAGTGGTTTAAATTTACATAATTACAACAAACAGGTCGAAGACAGTTTGACCCCTTACATTTTAGAGGAAAGACAAATGAACGTTACCGTGATGGATGTTTTCTCACGATTAATGATGGAAAGAATTATATGGGTCGCGGGTGTTGTAAATGATAATATGTCTACCATTGTCCAAGCTCAATTAATGTTTTTAGATAGTCTTGACAATACAGACATAACAATGCATATTGATAGTCCAGGTGGCTCAGTTAAAAGTGGATTATCTATGGTTGATGTCATGGATTATATTAATTCAGATATTCGTACAATTAACACAGGAATAGCTGCGTCTATGGGTTCGGTTTTGTTAGGTGCTGGTACAAAAAATAAAAGATGTTCTTTAAGGTTTAGTAGAACTATGTTACATCAATCTTCAGGGGGGTTTGAGGGTAATATTCAAGACGCTAAAATCAACATGAAAGAGTGGGAAAAATTGAATAAAATACTTTTTGATTTATTAGGTGAATACTGTAATAAACCATCAGAAGTTGTAATGGAAGACGCGTCAAGGGATTTATGGTTATCGTCGGAAGATGCTTTAAATTATGGCATCATTGATGAGATTATTAGAAAGAAAAAATAATTATTCTAAATATTTATATCATATGAACAAAAAACTTTTAAACGCAAAAGAAAATACAAATAAAATTGCAAGTTTTCTTGTTAAGAATTACAAAGTTGTTTTAGTGATTTTGTTCGGAGCATTCATTTTGTATTGGATGGTTTTCATTTTAACACCTCGAATGGGTATGTCACCTGAGGATAAATCGAAGATTGATTCTTTGAATATTATAATCAGTAATATGTACAAAGAACAAGAAATATTAGACGATAAAATCGACAACATTAATAAGGAAATTGGAGAGGTCGATTATAGTATCAATAAAATTAAAAATCAAAAAACAATTGTAAAAGAAGTATATCATGAAAAAATTAATCGTGTTTCTAATTTTACTGAGCCAGAACTTGATAGTTTTTTCTCAGACAGATACAAATAATAAAAATGGCAATAACGAACCATTAAAGTGTTTACCGATTTCAACATTTAAATCCATTGCGAAAGATTTATTACAAGGCGATTATGCTAAGGCCGAATTAAAATTGGCTAATGAGCAGATTAATAAATTAGAGGAAAAGGTTTCATTAAAAGATAGTGTGATTGTTACCATGCAAAAAAAGGAAGAAAATTATGAAACTATTATTAAATCACAAGACCAAAAGTATCAGGTTTTAGAAAATCACACCAAAAATGTTGAATTACTATTGAAAAAAGAAAAAGTAAAAAACAAGTTTAAAAATATCGTAGGAGGTGGAATTATTGCAATTTTATCCGTATTTTTAATCGTGCAGTAATTTATTTCAATGAAAACATATCTTTTATTTTTATTCGCCAATTTTGAAGACCAAGAAGACATTGAATTTTTTTGTTTGGAGGTTTTCGGGGTTAGTAAAAAAGTTTCTAAGGTTAGGTTTATAATTGAAGACACATCTAAAAGTATAATTATTATATTTGAATCCGAGGCGACGAGAAAAGAACTTTCAGAGGAACTTCACAACATTATATCTATGGAGGACGCGAAATTTTATTTTTTGTTTGAAAGAGACAGTATCTATAGTGCTAACCTACCGATTCAGATGAGAGACTTTATGTTTAAATCAAGTGAAGAATATCATTCACTTAGATTAGAATATAATAAGAATGATAAAAGTGGGGAAACCAATGAGTCCATGGACCTAGATAATATTTTAGAAAAAATTGAACAAAGGGGATTAGATAGTTTGACCCCTGACGAAAAAAAATTTTTGGACGACTTCCAAAATTAATTTTTTTATCATATTTTTACCCATGAATCATAAACCAAACACCAATGGCTAAATCATTACTAATCAATACTGAAGAAATTCAGAATTACATCAAAGACATCCGAAAAATCAAGGTAATCACCCATGAAAGACAAAATATAATCTTTGAACTCCTAAAAAATCAAGACCTTCCAAAAAAGGAAAGAGTCGATTTGTTAAACGAACTCGTATTGGGTAATCTACGATTCGTTATTAGCGTCGCCAAATCATACCAAAACAATGGGATGGATTTAATTGACTTAATATCTGAAGGCAACATTGGTCTTATACGGGCGGCCGAAAGATTTGACCCAAATAGTGGATACAAATTTATTTCATACGCTGTTTGGTGGGTAAAACAATCTATAATGGCATCCCTTAATGAAAATTCAAGAATGATAAGATTACCATCAAACATCATTCAGGAAAATCAAAAAAGGAAGAAGAATAAACAATTAAATATGAATGACCCCTTCTTCATAAATTATCAAGATATTGGGGTTGAAATTATTCTCCCTCATTGCGTAAATTTGAATGACGAAATAAATGAAGAGGGTGACCAATTAATTGATACCATAATTAATGTAAACGCCGATAATCCTGAGGACATTTTAAACACTTCTGAAGAAATAAAAAAAAGAGTTTCACAAATGCTTTCAATTTTAGATGATAGAGAAAAAATAATTATTGAAAAATCCTATGGACTAAATGGTATTGAAATGAATTTAGAAGATTTGGGTGATGAATTTGGGTGTACCAAAGAACGTATTAGACAACTACGTGATAAAGCATTAAAGAAACTCCGTAACGACAGTTATGGATTATTAAACTATTTATAAAAAAAATATGAAAAATTTTATTCAAAAAAATTTCACAATAATTGTTTTGATTGTTACGCTTTTAGGTTTTTTCAAAAGTTGTGGCGATGGGAGAGAACTTTCTAAAATGAGAAAGGAAGTTCAATCAATAAAAGATTCTACATACACTAAACAAGAATTAGATGTAAGATTAAGAATTGAAGGATTGAAATCAGAGAAAAGGATGATTCAAGCCACAGATAGAAAAATTTTAGATGTAAATAGACAAACCGAAATTGATAATGAAATAAGTGAGTTAGAAAATAATATTAGATGAGAAATTGGTTTAGTAAGAATTATAAAAATTTAATAATATCGGCATTTTTAATTCCAATCGTTACCGTTGCGTTAGTCTCAATATCTCACGTAACTAAATGGTATGGAATTTCAAATCCCATTAGTTGGGCAATTTATTTATCAATAGGTATTGAGATTGCGGCATTGTCCGCTTTGGCCGCAATATCTGCTGACATGGGAAGAAAGGTATATTTCCCATTTAGTATTGTAACTCTTATTCAGTTTATCGGTAATATTTATTTCTCTTATGCTTACATTGATATTACAAGTAAATCCTTTATCTCTTGGGTTGAGTTGGTTTCACCACTTGTAGAATTTATTGGTGTTGACCCCACAGATGTGATTGGTCACAAAAGATTTTTAGCGTTTTTTTCTGGTGGTATGTTACCAATCATCTCACTTTCTTTTCTACATATGTTAGTTAAGTTTACACAAAATGAAAAAAACGTTGTAGATGATACATCGGTGATAAAACCTTCCCCCCAACCCGACGGTGAAAAAATACCAGTGGTAGATGCTAAAGATGTTGTTGGTGAAGTTTCTAAAGTTAGATTTACGGATGAAGAATTAAATTTACTTGAAAAATTTTTAACTAAAACCCCAAAAACCGAAACACCTCACCAATCATTTGAAGAAGAATCTCACACATCAACAAAAGAAAAAAAAGATGATGTTTTCTTAATTGAGGACCATCTTATTGGTAAGGAAATTGCTGAACCAATTGTATCTGAACCACAAATCACAGAAGTTCCAGTAATAGTTGAACCTATTCAAGAAATAATTGAACAACCAATTATTAAAGAAACACCTATTCAAGAAGAATCTGTGGTAGTTGTTCAAAAACAACCTATCCGTATAGAAGAGCCGATTATTAGTACTGATGGATTTTTGGATGCACAACCACCTATAGTTGAAGAACCCGTGGTAATCGAACCCGAAGTTGTTACAATCGAGGAACCTGTTATAGTTGAAGAACCCGTGGTAATCGAACCCGAAGTTGTTACAATCGAGGAACCTGTTATAGTTGAAGAACCCGTGGTAATCGAACCCGAACCGCCTGTTGTCACAGAAGAACTCCAACAAGACATCATTGAACAAATTGAAGAACCTCCGATTGAGGAAGAAAAAAAAAATTAGAAGAGTTCCCACAACAGGAGGACTTATTGGAAAACTCTGGTTTGGACAATGGGAAAATAAATAACACAGAAGACATCGACATTTCTTCTGTTATCAGTAAAAAGTTAACTAGAAATGTTGGAAATACACAACGTAGAAGGTTTAGATAATAAAACCTTAAATGTTGTTCGCCGTAGAACGAAAAAGACTCAAATATTACTGTACGATACTAATAGACGTGCAGATGATTTTATAAATAAATTAAAGTACAGAAAGTGTGGTAAATACAATGAGGTGCCACACTTTATTGTTACTAAATTAGGTATAATCTATCAACTTTTTGACACCAATTATTATTCAAACACATTTGGTGAACCTTATATAGACAAGCAATTTATTAAAATTGCAATTGAAAATTTGGGTTGGTTGAGTAAAAACACCGTAACGGGATTCATGCATAATTGGATTGGTGACCCATATAGATGTACCCCTTTCGTTAGAAATTGGAGAAATCATTATTTTTGGGATAGATACAATGATGAACAAATATTATCAATATCCAAATTAAGCGAGCAAATATGTGAAACTCACCACATATCAAAAAATATAGTTCCATCTCAAGGATATTTTGAAAACGCAATTAAATTTAACGGTATAGTGTGTAAATCTAATTTTTCAAATATTTATACAGATATAAACCCATCATTTAATTTTAGATTAATTTTTAATAATGAACAATAAAAAAACATCGGGGTACGACGAGATTAAAGGTATGTTAAAGACACTAAGGTCTCTAAACGAAACCGTCTACACCAACAAGAATTTAATTAAAGAGGAGGATGAAATCCAACAACCTAATATTAACACACAAAATACCGATAACGATTTAAATAAAAAGCGGTACGATAACTTAGAAGTTGTTAATGATATGGATGTAAAATTATTGTCATCTGACCAACAGGATATAAAACTTAAACCTGAAGAAAAAACAGCCATATCACAAATAGTTGATTCGTTTAGACAACAAGTTTCTCAAATTGCCAGCTTAGAACCCGGAATTACCGTCACTGAAACCGAAATTAGACTTGATGGTGAAATCACTGACTTAGAAATAAATTTTGTAATGATTGCTGGTGAGGGTAGTGGGTTGTATATAAATTGTGATATGTTACCTCTTGATGACGAAACAATGGAAATATTGGAAAAATTAAGAAAGTTTGAACCAACTTTTACATCGGCTATGGAACCATTAATTAGAGATAGAATGAACGTATAATGGCACTAACAAATACAGATGTTAAAGAAATTGAGAAGATTGCAAGAAAAGAAATGAAAGATTTTCTTGAGACGACACAAGCGCATAACATTGTAATGAAAATAATACAAAAAGAGATAGGTGCTAAGTCAGTTGATGAAAGAATCGTTGACCTGTCATCTAAAGTTGTTGTCGAACTTTTCAAAACACTATGGCAACGTAAGTCTTTTTGGGAACAACCTTTAAAAAGTGTTAGATAATGTCATATAATTTTGAGAAAATATTGAGGGGGAAAAAATCTTCCCCAAAAGATACCAACGAAACTTCCGCGGATTCTTCGGGTTCATTTGAGGGTGCACTGAGCGGTCCATTGGTTAAAAGGAAAGTAAATAAGATTCATAATTTTGAAGAGGAATTAAGTGAAGTTACGGACTCATCTTCTTCAGGACAATATGACGTTTCTTTTAGCGCTGGTAGGTCAAACCCCTTAAAAATCAATGGTCCTAATAGTATCATAAACAGTCGAGCGGTTACAGATAAAAATTTCCCAAAATTTGGGGGACCCGGCGGTGTTTATGTCAAAGTAAAAGAGAGATGTAAAAAATTTCCATACTGTAATCAAGGTGATATCAAAAGTTTAGACTTTTTTGAATACAAAGAACTAAAAGAATCAGTTCAAAATGTATCAAGAAAATTAGGATTACCGTATTCTGAGGTCGAGAAAATTGTAATAAATGAAATAAATAAGATATTTATTAAGTAAATGAAAAAGAATATATCTAATATTATTTCGGAGTCATTATTTGACGAAGTAAAAAAAACCATATTAAAAGAAAATAAAAAATCTAAAGATATGTTTCAAATTACTTGCGAGGGAGAACCACTTGAAACGTTTCAATCCGAAGAAATTGCAATGAAACATATGGATATTTATAGAAAGGAACATCCTAAAAAGGAGTTCATAATCGAAAAAGTAAAATATAATTCACCAACTGAAATGATTGATAAATTAGACCAGATGGGAGAAGAATTAGAGAAAAATAAAGAAACCAAAAAAATGAAAAAAATCAAAGTATCAAGCGTGGGAGAAGCTATTTTATCCGCTAAAGAAAAGGGTCTAAAAGAAATTAAAATTAGCGGAAAAGTACACAATGTTGAAGAATCATGGAAACAACTTGAAGAAGGGGAAGGTATTTGTGATGAGTGTGGACAAGGATACATGGAAGAAGAAACAAATATGGAGGAATCAAACGCCTTTATTTTAGCCGCAGACGCCGCTAAAGATGCGGGTAAAAAACAATTTGAATTCCCCAAAGGTAGCGGCAAAATGCATCCTGTAACTTTAGAAAAAAACATTGAAACTAAAGAGGGTGTAAATGTCGTTTACGAATCTCGTAAACCTATTCTCATAGTTAAGGAAAATGAATTAGTATCATTGATTAAAAAAATGGTGGTGAACTCAAAAAAAAATTTAAGTGAATCTATTCCTGGTTTAGAGGTAACTGAAAAGGCTCGAAATGGCTCCAAGAAAGACGGAATTGCAGCAATAAAAGATGTACAAGAAAAACTAAAAAAAGCATCAAGATTTGGTGGTAATGATAATCCGGAGTTCCCAAAACAGGTTGGTAAAGGTAAAAAAATGGCCGTAAACCCAACTGAAAAACAGGAAGAGTATATCGATGACAATATGAGAGGTGGTACTTTATTAAATTTGGATTACGACTTTGAACCATCGGAATCTTTCAAAAAAAGATTAAAAATGGCGTTAGAAGGAGACCCTACGATGGGTAACTCACAAGAAGCTGCTAATGTTATAAAAACAACAACAGGAAAAGGATTAAGTAAATCGGCTACAAGAAAAAAAGAAAAACAGAAAGAAACACCTGAGGCATTCTATGGGGCAAGAGGGGTTCAACCTTTAAAAGTAAAAAGTGTGAATGAATCTCAAAACACAATGACTTCAATTTTAAATGAGGAAATCTCAAGAATGAAGAAAATCATCGGATACGACGAAAGCACTCAATAATTTTCTTTTTTTTGTTTTCTTTTATTCTTATATTTTAAGAGATAAGGATTATGGAAAATAGAGAGGAATATATTGAGTCAGACATTTCTGAAAAATACAAACATCAAATAGACATTTGGTACAGAACCTACAACATAAATAGTGATAAAATAACACTATTCTATGATTTCCTATCTTCTCTACATGATTTAGTGGATGAAACCTTTTTAGGTTCAGATGTTCTTTATGAAGAAATAGACCAACAAAATCACTTTAATTGGTGTTGGAATAAAATAATTACAAATTTTGATAAAGAAAAGATATTCTTTAAGGAAAAGGGTACTCACTATGAGTATATGTGGAATCTTTTCTATGAAGCGTATTATCTTGTTAAGTTAGAAGAAAAAGAAAATAGAATATATGAATATTTTTATAAATTATTTGACTTTAGACATCAAAAATCAAGGTCCGAGTTAGACATTCTCACAGAAATTTATAAATTATTAGAGCAAAACTTGAAAAAATAGTTTGTTTTCCATATATTATATATAAAAACGGAAAAATGGACACAATTAAAAAAATCAAAGATTTGGTGGAAAAAATGTCTGTAGATACCGCCAAGGTATTCGAAAAAGGTAATAAGAGCGCATCTATAAGGGCTAGAAAATATGCGCAAGAAATAAAAGAATTGATTCCTCTTTATAGAAAGGAGCTTTTACAAGAAATGAAAAAACATGATAGTTAATTACATTTTTATTTTTTTAATGGTATTAAGTACCATTTATGTAATGAGGTTCTGTATTGAGTTTTTAATAAAATTTTTTTCAGTAGAACCCTCTATATTGAAATTAACTAAGATAGAATCTACTTTGTTTTACCTCTCAATTTCCTATATCATAACATTTTTAATAGTATAAATTAGTGTTTGACAACATAAGACATTTAAGACCACATTTTTTTTCTTTTAGAGAAATAGATAATAATGTAAGTTTAGATATTAAACTTCCTGTCACTTGGAAAATTGAATCAATTATTTCTCAATATCAATCTATCAAATATAAAGTACAAGATAAAAATGAGAAGTTTACTTTGATTTCGTTAATAAGTAACGCGACAGCTGATGGATATGATTTGGTTTTTTCTTGCGCAAAAGAAATTATAAAAATAAACAAAGAAATGGAAGAGAAACAAAGACTCTTACAACAAAAAATTAAAGAGTTAGAAGTTTTGTTTCAACACCAATCATTAGATAAACTAAAAGAAATATCATTTATTGAGGATGCAAGACAAGAGAATACAACAGGGATTAAATTGGTTGAATCGAGAAGTGGAGAGGGACTCGAAGGAGATACAATCTCACAAGAACCAAATGATTGAGGAAATTAAAAAGTTGGATAAAACCAAAATGTTTGAATCACCTAAAAAAGAAAAATTTTCTTTATTTAAAAGACTATCTATAATATTTGGATATGGAAAAAAGGGGTGACTTAATAAACCAATTAGCGATAATTTCAGATTTAATTGAAAAAATTAACTTAGATACAAAATCTAGTACCTTAGTTATTGAGTTAGAAAATGAAAAATTTCTACAAACTTTTGATTATATTTCGAAAAAACAAAATGGAAAAATGGGTAAACCCGATAAAACGTTCACAATTAAAATTGGTGAAGTTGACATTATCTTTAATAAGAGTAGTGTCTAAATAGCTCAGATTTTTTAAATCCTTTAGATTCTAATAATTGATAAAGAGATTTTCTTTGCGCGGTTGATACGTCTTTTATGAATATGAAATTACCACTATTCTTTTTTAGAACATCTTCTCTTATCAATTCAAACAACCTTTTAGTGTCACCAATATTCTTATTTCCAAACAACAGTATATTATTATCGTTTTGAACAAATAGTTTATTATTCAATGTGAATATTTGACCTATTTCATTTATAGATGTTATTTGTTCCAATAATTCATGATATCTAATTCTCTCCTTCTTTTGAAAATCGTATATTAGTTCTTCTTTCCAATAAGGAATTATCTCTTTGATTCTGAATTTATCATCTTCGTACTTAGCCTCAATCAATCTCCCCAAACTATCCTTGACAAATGTTTTAGTCGCCCACCTATTGTTGGGAAAAATTAAGACCAGTTCATAAACCACTTCGTTGTTCCTTTTTCTGTTTTGTGTCTTTACAAATCTTGGTTTTTTCTCTGTCTTATATTCATGCCAATACTCGTACACAGTTGTCCTTTTTTGACATCTGTATAGAATTTTAACTCTTTTCTTGTTACAAAATAAAACTACAAAGTATTTTCCATTTTTCATAGAAAGTTTTTAATAAAAGAGTAGATTCCGTAAACCGCAAAAACGCTTAAAATAATAAAAGCGCCGTACATCACCTTTTCTGTCTTTTGTGCTAATCTTTCTAATGACTCCTTTGTTGGTGGAACCATTTCTTTTTTCTGTTTACAATTAGAACATCCCATAATACAAAAAATAAGTAATAAATAAGTATTTATCAATATGAAATTAATAGAATTATTAAAGGATGTTGTGATGGAGAAGTGGTCCATTAAGTATAAAAAGACCATTAATTGTGAAAACCCAAAAGGGTTCTCACAAAAAGCACATTGCGCCGCTAGAAAAAAAAGAAAATCAGGAGGAAATACCAAATCTAAACCCGTTAAATAAAATGAACAACTAGATTTCCATTTTTAAAAAAAATTTATTATATTTTTATAGTTACATGACTAATAGTGTAAATAAAAATCATACATGATATCTTATATTGGAGGAAAAGCTAGAATAGGTAAGTGGATAGTTCCATTCATACCTAATGACATTGAAACTTATGTAGAGGGATTTTCAGGTATGTTTTGGGTATTTTTTAATATGGACCTAAATAAGTACCCAAATCTTAAAACTGTCGTTTATAACGATTTTAATCGTTTGAACGCAAATCTATTTAAGTGTGCTAAAAATTACGACCGACTATGGGAAGAACTTTCAAAATACCCATGTCAACAGCTAGGTATCGAAGACACCCCTCCTGAGTACGAACAAATGTTTCGTAAATATCAAAAAGAGGTTTTTGAGGATGAGACAGTAATTGGTGATGAACCAAATTTTGATATTGCGGCTAAATATGTATATGTACTAACTCAAGTTTTTTCAGGTTCTAAACCCGAAACATCTAGTTACACCGATTATAAAGGTAAGTACAGGTGTAAAGTCTTAATTTTCATGGATAAATTAAAACATCCCGAGTACCGAGCACATTTAGATAGAATTACTTTTGTTGAAAATATGGATTTCGAAAACGTCCTTAAAAAATATGACTCACCAAAAACATATTTTTACATGGACCCACCGTATTGGAAAACAGAAAATTATTATTCAAATCACGATTTTGATAGTGGTGACCACGAGAGATTGGCTAATGCACTTAAAAATATACAGGGTAAATTTAGTTTATCGTATTATGAATTTAAGCAACTTCATGATTGGTTTCCCGAAAATGGAATTGGGTTGGGTAAAAACGGCCAATTATTGATGTTTGAACCAACTGGTTATAAGTGGGCTGAACAAACTTTTAAGAAGGCGGCGGCAGCTAAGAAAGACGGAACTCAAAACGAAGGTATCGAGTTGCTAATAATGAATTATTAAAAATGGATTTTTCACCCGAAAGTCTTATATATCTACAAACCATCCAAAATTATTTTAAAAATAACGAAGAGGTAGGTAAATATTTTTTGTCAAACGTAGATGAAAATGAATTTTATAATAGTATTTTGAAAGTGGCGGAAAATAACTTTAAAAAAACGGGGGAACCTCAATTGTCACAAGAACAACTTGAATTCTTAAGAATGTCTTTAATGATTTTCAAAAGTGTAGAAGAAAGCGAATTTCATGAAATATATTTTTACGAATCAAAAGATTTAAAATTTTATTTTAAGTAGAATGAGAAAAACACCAAAACATTATTTAATTTATGAAACATCATATGGTACAGATATACCAACCAAGCAATTGTATCTTCACATTTTTGATGAAGTACCTTCTTTTTATAAGTCAGATAAGGTATATGAGTCGAATATAGTCGATTATTTTATATTAAATGGGTACAGACCTATAAGCGAATTAAATTCGACCACTAAAAGAAGAGTACATAAACCAAGTACGGAGATTTTTCTTCTCAATAATGACAATAAAACCGCGATTTTGTTAAAATCAAGATATGAAAAGGACGAACTATTATTTGATTTGGAATTTTATTATACCTTATCACAAGGTATTTTTGATATAAATTTTGACCTTAAAAAAATATCTGAATTTGAAGTTAAATTAAAAAAGGGGGGCATAAGTTTAGTCAAATCCGAAATGGGTCACATGGACACTGAGGAGTATGAACTGAATGTACCAGATGTTAATATAAAATTGAATTACGGTTCTAAATTTGTAAAAATACACGAAACAATCATAAGTCGTTTAAACAAAAATAATGATAAGGGTATCGTATTATTTCATGGAGACCCTGGCACAGGTAAAACTTCCTATATCAAATACCTAACTAAATTAATAAACGATAAGGAAATACTTTTCATCCCGCCCACCATGGCGGAATCATTATCAGAACCATCAATAATCCCGTTTTTAATGGAGCATAAAAACTCTATTCTGATTATTGAAGATGCGGAAAAAGTAATTTCAGATAGAGAATTAAATGGCTCGTCTGCTGGTGTTTCTAACATTTTAAATCTAACAGATGGTATACTTGGAGATTGTTTAAATATTCAAATCCTTGCTACTTTCAATATGAAAAAAGAAAAAATTGACCAAGCTTTATTAAGAAAAGGCAGGTTGATTTGTGAACATAAATTTGAACCTTTAAGTATTGAAGAATCAAACAAATTGTTGAAACATTTAGGTAAGAAAAAAACGGTTGACAAACCCACCACACTTGCAGATATTTATAATATCGATGAAGACGTGGTTCGAGTTGAAAATAAAAAACAAATAGGTTTTAAAAATTAAAAAAATGGAGTTAGTAACAGTTGAAAAACTAAACAAAATGAAACAAAATGGTGAGAAAGTTCTCGCCGACTTTTACGCCGAATGGTGTGGACCATGTAAAATGTTATTACCAAAATTAGACTTACTACAACACGAATACCCCGATATTAAATTTGTGAAAGTTAATGTTGATTCTGAAATGTCGGGCTCCCAAGAATATGGAGTACGTTCAGTACCCACGGTTATGATATTCAACGGTAATAATGAGGTATCAAGAACATCCGGAGTTAGACCCGATTGGTTCTATAAAGAAATATTAAATTCGTTATAATATGGCAAATGAATTATTATTATTTACCCTTGATGGATGTGGAGGTTGTAATAGATTAAAAGAAAGACTCAAAAAAGAGTCGCTCCCCTACAGAGAAGTCGAAGTTGGTAGGAATAAAGAGATTTGGAATAAGGTGATTGAGCAAACAGGTAATGAGTACCTACCCGCTTTTTATATTAAAAAAGACGATACGGGTAAAGGACCTTTTTTTTGTCCTCAAAAAGATTTTGATGGGGATGATGAGGCGTTGGCTATCATATTAAAATACATTGAAAAAAAAGAAGGGGGTCAATAACCCCCTTTTTTATTTACTAATTCACTAATCCATTTATAGGTTTTTTCCATACCATAAAATAGAGGTTCATTAACTACCCAACCTATTTTCTCACGGTATAGATTATTGTCAGAATTTCTTCCTCTAACACCGACAGGACACTTGTAACCATACTTCTGTTTAAATTCCTCACCACCAATATTTTTGATGTAGATTTCTTTACCTGAGATATCAATAGCCATTTGTGCTAACTCATTAATTGTTACCTTCTCTTCGGAACCAATATTTACAGGACCCAAGAAAGAATCTTGTCTCATTAACCTTAAAACCGCCTCAACACACTCATCAACATATAAGAATGAACGAGTTTGTTGACCGTCACCCCATACCTCAATTTCTCCACCATCTAACATTTCGGCAACTTTTCTACACATCGCAGCTGGTGCCTTTTCTTTACCACCTTTCCATGTACCAAAAGGACCAAATATGTTATGAAATCTGGCAATTCGAACATTTAAACCATGGTTCCTGTAAAACGCCAAGTACAGTCTTTCCGAAAATAATTTCTCCCAACCATACTCTGAATCGGGGTTTGCTGGATATGCTGAAGATTCTTCACAATTTGGATTGTTAGGGTCTAATTGATTGTGTTCGGGGTACATACATGCTGACGATGAATAAAAAATCTTTTTAACTTTAGTTTTTACCGATTCATTCACAACATTTAAATTTATCATAGCCGAATTGTGCATAACATTCGCATCATTTTCACCTGTGAAAATGTAACCAGCACCACCCATGTCTGCGGCTAATTGGTATACCTCATCAAAAGGAATTTCAACTGAATATGGTTGTTTATAATAATTAAAAGGTAATATCACACCATTTGATTCTTCCAGTCTCATAACCGATGACACATTTTTTGGGTCCGTCAAGTCATAAACTAAGAACTCATCACAAAAATCTTTTTCATGAAAATACTCATGTCTTTTTATGTCAACTACTCTTACATAGTTCCCTTCATTTTTTAATCTTTTTGCGAGGTGACCACCAATAAATCCACCGCCACCTAATACAAGTACTCGTTTCATTTTACTTTTTTAAAAAATCCTTCACCAAAATTATTACCCCACCAAAACTGTTCAACACAGGTAAACCCATGATGAATCATCCAATTGTTTAACTCATTAAAGTGTGGACATCCTTTATATAATTCGGCTTTGTTTATTTCTACGATAATATAATCTATGTTGTTTAATGTATTTACAGAACCTTTAAGAACTTCTAATTCAAAACCCTGAACATCAATGTTCATCATGTTGTATTTTGAAAAATCATAATTTAAATCATCCAGTCTATCCATTTCAACTTCTTCTACGGAGTCGAATACGATGTGAGGAAATTGAACAGAATGTAATTTGGGCTCTAATATCGAAGAAGACATACCTTTATTAAAAGATTCAACAAACATAGGAATTCTTCTTTTTTCATTACCTAATGCTAGTTTAATTAAACTAGCATCATCATCTATTTTTTCTTTTAAGGTCTCAAAATTAGAAGATAATGGTTCAAAGTACATTCTATTTGAAATACCCAATTCTTTATAAACCTCATCTTCTTGACCAAAATGTGCACCAACGTGAATTACACCATGGATATTAACATTATGTTTTAACATGAATGTTTTTAATTCTAAATTATTCATTCTCTATCCTCTTTATATTTGTCTTTATTATACAATAAATCCCTGTGTTTTTCAAGGATTTTTGCTGCATTTATATAAACTAAATTATTATGTAGTGATTGATTTTTTTGTCTAGTAGTACCCCATCCAGGTTCAGAAATATAATCAACCTTGTATAAACCTGATACTTTTCCGAGTTCTTTGAATGCCCTCATAGATATATCCATATCATCATAATTTTGAGGTGAAAAATATTCATCTAAAAAATTTAATCTTACTACGTCGTTATAGTTGTACATTAACGGACCTCTATTACCATATTCTCTAGCATAGAAAATATCCCTTGACGAGTTATCTTTATGTGCAATATCAATATAGTTTATTTGTTTTGTCTGTTCATTATATATGTTATTGTGAGCAACAAAAGATGTTACAGCGAACACGTCACCATATTTTTTAAATGGTACCAACATCCTTTTATCAAAATCTTTTTCCGTTACAACCATGTCGTCTTGTATTAAAACAACATAATCATTTAGAACAGATTTTAGACCAATATTATTGGCTTTGGTTTCAAATACATTATCCACATACAGGTAATCAATTTTCTTATTATTAACACTCTTTAAAATGTCACGAACAATACCTTCACTATTATCTGTACAACCATCAAAAACTATTACAATTTGGTCATTCAGTTCTGATAAATTATTTACCAAGTTGTTTACCACTTGATTCATCAAAAACTCCTTATTGTGGATTGTTAATACTACTGATGTTTTCATTTTAATAGATATTTTGATAATTCGATACAATCACCTTTTCGGTCAAATAGGTGGTCAACATAATTGTACATTTCGACAACATTATATTTCTCTATGTGAAAAATCCAATTATTTGCGGTTTGCTCACAACAGTGATATATTTTTGAATCGACATCTGTAACATCCGATATGTCTACAGATATCATTTCCTCCATGATTTTTTTTGCGGACTCAATGTCGTATCCAACAGGTAAGCCAAATATTCCTAAATTGTAAATTTTAAAATCTAAATTTTTTGTGATGTGATTACAAATTTTTATTTCACCCCACCTAGGGTCTCCATTTTTAACAATCCTTTCATATTTCCAAACCATGATAGAATCTTCATCAATTTTGGGTAATTCCGAATGAAAAAACAAATCATTATCAATTTTTACGGTATACTCAGTTTCTGATTTTGCATAATTGATAAAATCATTCAAAACCGTAAAACTGTAATTTAATTCACTACCGTATTTACGTAATTCATTAGAATAATCAATATATATTATTCTATCTTGGTCAATATTATAAAATGACATCTTTTCCCTCATCAGGTTCACATTATCTGTGTATAAATGTAGAACACTATTTTTATTTTTATCTATAAATGAGGCATATGATGCTGCCGAATAATCAACAATAAATTTATTATTTTTATAAACTTCATATGCCCATTTTCTACCTATTTGGGACATTTTATTTAAATCGTAATTATAATTTAATGCGATAAATTTCATGGTAAATGTATGTTATATTGAATTCTATAATCAAGTGACGAGTCAAATCTTAAATTATGTTTGACGACTAAATTTGTTAATACACTTTGGTCATTTCTATGAAATTGCCAATTAGGAAAATTCTCACCTAATTTGTTTGGTTCGTTGTCAACTATTTGTTTAATACTACAATAATGTAAATAGTCTTGAACAAAATCCATCATTTGATTTGTTTTTTTTATGATAATAAAACCGGCTTCTATTTGTGGAGTTTCGTGATATTTTTCCTCATCACAATTCATTAATATGAAACAGTCTCTTTTCGTACAAATTTTTTGAGGCCACCGTTTACCACCCCAATTTGTAAAATAATAATCATTGTCCTTTAGATAATTCTCCAACGTGTTGTAATCAACATCAACCAAATCACCCGCGTCAGTGTAAATCAACACATCACCATCTTCTATTTGATTTAAAATATCCAATATGATTTTTGGTTTCCATAACCAAAGTCCATCTCCTATTTCACAATCTAATATCTCTTTGTTCTTATCATAAAAAGAACCTTTTTTTACATTTTCCGAATTAAATTCACGGATATCATTAAACCCTCTTGATTGGTAATATTGAATCAATTTTTGACTAACGCTACGAAATTTTTCATTGGTGTAAAATGATAATACAATTTTCATAATTAATATATTCCTCTTATGTTTACATCTATTCCGTGTTCATTTATCGGAATAGATAACTCATTACCATATTCAGACATGTTCCATTTACCTCTAAC